TAATAAGTCTGTTAAAATTAAACCATTGCCAGTAGTTCCGAAAGAAGTATCTAATGTTCCATTAGTATTATATCTTGCCAAAGCAAAACTAACACTACTAGAATTGTTTATATTATATGTTCCTCCCAAAATAATTTTTCCGTCTGTTTGTATAGCTAATGAATTGCCCGTTAAAGTAGATGGAGACGTTAAACTGGTTGAAACAGTGCCTCCTGTTCCAAAAGATGAATCTAAAACTCCGCTAGTATTTAACCTTCCTAATAACCAATAAGTAGGAACAATTCCACTAACAGGGTCACTTACTGTACCACCAAACACAATATAATCATTTGTTTGAACTTTTACAGATGAAACACCAGAAAAAAGTGTTGGAACATTTAATTTAAAAATGCCTGAATTAGCAAAAGTCGCATCTAGATTTCCTTGTGTATCATATCTTGCAACGCCCAAATCATAAACGCTTCCACTGTCTATTTCACCTCCTAATATAATATAGCCGTTTGATTGGAGCGTAATTGAAAACCCAACAGAATTAAGACCTGATGAAAATGGACCAGTAACAACTACTCCAGGATTAGCTGGAGGTCCAAAAGAAGTATCTAATACACCAGTTGTATCATATCTAGCCAATGCAAACCCATTAGCACCAAACGAAAAAACATAAGCACTACCACCTAAAACAATATAACCGTTTGGTTGTACAACTAGAGTGTTAGCTGTTGATTGTCTACATTGAGAATTAATTAAAGAAAAATTTGTAACAACAAACCCTGATCCTGAACCAAAAGACGTATCAAGACTTCCAGTTGTAGTATATCTTGCCAATACAAAATTATTTGGAGCAATAAGTGTAGAAAAAGCTGTTGTTTGTCCGCACATAAGAATTTTTCCATCACTTTGTATAGCTATTGAAAAACACTGGTCATCAGAACCAGTAGCAAAATTTGGCGTAACAACTAAACCTCCTGTTCCAAATGTTGTGTCTAGACTTCCATTAGTATTATATCTTGACAATGTAAAATGATTTGTAATAGAGTCATACGTATATCCGCCCATTACAATTTTTCCATCTGATTGTATAGCAATACTTTGTCCAGAATTTACATCAGGAGGACCTAAACCAAAATCTGTAACAACAAATCCTCCAGTTCCAAATGAAGTATCTAAATCACTTGACATATTAATATATATATATATATATATATATATAATTTGTTTTATTGAAAATGATAATTTAACTATTTGTAAAATTATATAAAAATTTTGCGATATAATTATATATTATGAATTCCACTAATTTACAAGAAAATAATACAAAAATAAATATTAAATTATTTTTATTGGACCCTTTATCTGTTATCATAAAGTTAGCAATATTAGGAAACAAACCTGTTGGAACAAAGATTTTGATACAAAATAACATCATATATTTTCAAGAACCTGGTATATTTCAGTCAATAACTCGTATGTTTTACCAGTCAAATAAAACTGATTTACAATACATGTATAATCCAATACAAATAGCATGTTATACATTTTTATCAAAAGAAAGCGTACAAAAAACACCAAGATTAAAAAATTTATTTATGTGCGCTCAAAACGGATTAAAAAAATTAATAGAAACATATAAAAATTGTTCTATTATTAGTTTATGTTTAAATTATTATTATGCTATTATAACAAATTATGTAGAACAAAAATTTTATGATTCTATATTTTATAAAGATGGAATGACAATTTATTATACAAAAGAAGTAATAGATAGTTTAAATGAACAATGGTCTACAGAAAAAATAAAAGTAATTTTAGATATAATTTCTTTTTTAACAAACGACAGTATGGCTTTAAATAATGTAAAATCATTGGAAACAATCATGGAAAATAATGACTTGAATACTCAAAAAGTATTTTCAAATGTTTAATTTATAAAGAAATTGGTAAATCATCTCTAATAAAATATGCTTTTCCTTCTTTTGTCCATTTTATAACTAAAGTAATTATTTCTACACCAGCTGTTAAAGCCTCAGCAAAAGCCTCTCTATATTCAGGGTCAATAACTGACGGTTGAAATCTATCTACATCTGTTCGTTGTATTACATAACACATAATACAACGAGTTTTTGATTCGCGTTTTATTAAAGTAAGTTCTTTTATATGTTTTAAAGCTCGCGGACTTACTGTGCTAGTTCTTTTTTTTCGGTAACCGTCCGGAAAATAAGCTATTTTTGAATTAACATCTCGGTCATCGTAACATTTTGTTTTTCGTTCTTTAGCTGTTATATCTTCATAATCAGCAAGAGGTACATTTTTAACTTCCATAATAAAAGGAATTCCATTTGTGTCAATTCCACTAAAATCAAATCTGGAGTCTACTTTACCGTCTACATATATAGATGTTTCTCTTCTATATTTTTTTACATTTTGAAGCCTTTTTATTAAATTATTTTTAATCGCAATTTCTGTCAAATCTTCAGCCAATTTTGGATGTATACCAACAATAATTTCAGTTTTTTTATCTGTAACTATTGATAAATAAACTTTATATTCACAAGAAAGTTTTTTTGTTGTTTTTTTTGTTTTAGGAGTTGGAGCCATCAATATTGTTGAATCTTTATCAGATAAACCACAACAACCCAAAGATGCGGTGTGACCTAAAATAGTGTCTTTAAAATGAACAGAACTTATATCGGCAACATATGGTGTTTTAATTAATTTTGAAGGTCTTTTGATGATAGTCCCTTCAATTAAATTATCTATATCAAGCATTAATGATGACATTTTTTCTTTTAGTATATTTAGTATTTAAATTTTAAAATTCAATTTTATTTAAAAGTAATGTATAATAATATATCATTATTATAAGTATGACTACTATTCCAAATGAATTAATTATTAATTTTAATACAAGTATTCCGGGATATCAAAAAATTAAATTTGAACCATCAATGATAATAAAAAATATAGATAAGGATAATAAGACATTATTTTTTAATCCTTTAATAAAACTTAATAAATTAATTGTAGATAAAGTTCCAGAAAATTTAAGAAAAATACAGTTTTTTAAAAGTAGTCTATTTGATTCATTAATAAATTATATGAACCAAACTCCGGCAAAAAGTTTATTACAAGCAACAAAAAATGGTTATATTAATAATAATATTAAAGTTACACTTGATACTTTATTACCTGAAAATTCAGTAATATATATTGGAGGAAATCCTTACGTTATTGTAGATTTACAATGGAGTAATAATGACTGGAAAATAGACGCCAAAAAAAAACCTGTAGAATATGACCCTGATAAACTTACAAATCCACATTTATATAGATTAGCAATAACAAATCAAATTATTAAAGGTCAACAACAATTAGCAGCATTAACACCTAATATAGTTTATGGTGTTAATTACAATGGACCACGTAACGCAACAGCTAGTGGTGTACCAGGAGCACCGGGAGCACCGGGAGCACCAGGAGCACCAGGAGCACCGGGAGCACCAGGAGCACCGGGAGCACCGGGAGCACCAGGAGTGCCAGTAGGACCAGGAGCACCAGTAGGGCCAGTAGCGCCGGCAGCACCAGGAGCGCCATTAACAGCTGCAGATATAGCTGCGGCGGTTGCTGCGGCGGTTGCCGCTTTACCACATCCACCAGCACCAGCTGCGCCAGCACCTCCACCAACACCAGCAGATATTGCAGCAGCAATTATTGCCGCAATGAGAGGATTGTTTATGAGACCATTTGCTGGATTAGCAGGAAGATTAGCAGGATTTGATGCACGACCAGCAATTAGAGAATTTGGTGAAGCATTAGGAGACGCAATAGTTGCCGCATTACCACCTCCACCTGTATATCCAGCATTACCTGCGCCACCAACTGCTGCTGAAATAGCTGCTGCTGTATTAGCAGGTGTACGAGCATTGCCACCACCAGTATATCATGCTCCGGTATACCATCCTCCAGTATATCCAGCATTACCACCTCCACCTGTGTATCCAGCATTACCTGCTCCAGTATATCATGCTCCTGTATATAATCCTCCAGTATATCCAGCATTGCCACCGGCACCTGCGTATCCAGCATTACCTCCAGCAATAACAGCAGCCCAAATACAAGCTGCTGTATTAGCTGCTACAAGAGCATTACCTCCTGCTCCAGCATCACCAAGTCCATCACCAGATGATATAGCAAGAGCTATAGTAGCTTCATTACAAGCATTGATTCCACCAGCATCTTCAGCAGGATTGTTACCACCATCTTCATCTTCAACCGCTTCATCTAGTTCTTCATCAGTACCAATACCACAACCTGGACTAAACCCATCTTCATCTTCAACCGCTTCATCTAGTTCTTCATCAGTACCAATACCACAACCTGGACTAAACCCATCGTCAGCTTCAACTGCCTCATCATCTTCTGCAAATCCACCTAATCTAGTAACATCACCTAGTGATATGAATAACTTAGTTGAAAGAACAATTGCCGGAGGTTATACAGGGAAACAAATATTTTTAATGTTAAAAGGGTTAAATATACCAGAGCCTGATATAATTTTATATTTTAAGGCTAAGAATTTAAAAGTCCCACCAGAATATCAAACGTCTGGAGCTAATGAAGACGCTACTAGATTAATAAGCGAAATAGACGCGGATTTAACTTCTATGCCACCTGAAGCAGTATTTAATAAATTAGCAAGTAGTGGAATAAGTAGAAAATTTATAGAACTAATATTTTTAGGAAAGGGACTTCCAATACCATCAGCACCAGCATCAACATCATCACCAGCAGCAGCAGCTACGTCGTCACCTTCTCAACAGGCTGCTATGTCAACACAAGAAGAAGAAGAAGACAATGACGATATATCTATTCAATCTATAAACCCAAGAAATATTAGACAAATATTTGGACCAGCAACAACAAAAACAACCAGCATAACGACTAATCCAAAAAATTATTTTTATAATTTACTAAATTTAATATATGAAAATACAGATATAAATAATAAAGAAATAATTCATGATACAATAAGACATTTTACAACTATAGATATTCAACGTGGAAATAAAAGCTTAAGTATGACTGGTTATAACGCATGTTTACAGGGATTTAAAATACAAGAAAATGCGGGAGGAGGAGAATGCTTTTTTATAGCAGTTGCTGAAGGAATAAATAATTATAACAACAATCAACCTGACCGTGGAAAGAAAATAACACATGGACCATACGGTGTAAATTTAGATTTTACTGTAGGTGTTTTAAGGCAACTAGTATATGATTTTTTATTAACGTGGTCAGAAATAGATAGAATGTTTGCAACTGTAGGATTTTCAAATACTAATATGTTGAACGATATTTTCGAAGCCCAAGTTAGAGCTCTAGAAACAGCATCAGGAACAAGATTACCACCAAACGCATATTTACAACTAGAAGCAGATTATTATAAATTGAATGAAAATTTTTTAGTAAATTATGATAGGACTAATACTCCAGTATATGGTTCTCCTAGATATTATCGTCCATTTAGTGTAATAAGACAACCAGATTTACAAGCATATATATTAAGTAATAATTATTGGGCAAGCGGTGAAGCTATTATTGCGCTATGTATAAAATTAAAATTAAACGTTATACCAATAGAAGTAGTAAAACATGGAATACAATATAGAATTTCTATTCCTTACGCAAATTTAATTTTAAATCATGAACATCCAGAATATTCTAGATGGGATAAGTATTTATTTTTATTATATAATAGAAGAGAAGGTCATTATAGTTTAATGACTTTTACAGAAGAAACAAAAATCCCAATATTTTCAAATGGAACATTAACAGGAGTAAGAAAAAATTCATTAACAAAAACAATATTTGAAAATTCAAATGACCCAAACGACTTGCCACCTATTTATATTATATTTAGTATTTTTGGTGGTTTTTATGCTAATTATGGTCCGGATGAAAGAAGAAATTTTACATTCCATCCAGAAATAATGGCTTTTATTGAACAAGCAATAAATAATATACAGCATGGAAGTTCACCGGTAATATATGCGGCTTTTTTTTTACCTGTATTTAAAAAGTTTTTTTTTAATGCTCAAATGCCACCAATTCATCGTGGAGGAAGTATAAATGAAAACTTAGAAAATCAACATGGAGGGAAAAGATATAAGCCTTATCTTGCGCGTAATTATTTTAAACCAGTAGACAATTCTCAACTAGCTTATTATATAACAGTTGATTTAGAGCTTTCACCAGGTACTAGTTTAACATCTGAAGAAGCTGAAAAATTAAAATGTACTCATAAATGGAATTTGATAAGAAAAGCATATTCAAATTTGGTAGGTAAACCATACAATATTACACCTGTTTATCAAACACAAACATTAAAAAATAAAGGAAAAAATAAACCAAATCAAGTAACTACAGGAGGAAAAGGAAACAGAAACAGAAATAAGACAATGAAACTATTATAAATATTATATTGAATAATTTGATATAATATTTATTTATCAAAGTTATATTTTTCAAAATCAAATTTAGCAAATGCCTCTTTTTGTAATTTTCTTTGTTTTTCTCTCTTAGCTTTTTCTAAAACAGCTATAGCAGCTGCTAGTTCAGGTTCCGTAACAGCACCATCTTCATTTATATCAACTAGTTTATGAAGAACTCTATATTTATGTGGAATAATACATAAAGAACATTCTTCATTAAATAAATATTCGGATAAAATAGTAAATACGGCTGTTAATCCAAGCGCAGTATAAATATCACGAGTACCCATCCAAGCCATAGCAAATACTAAAAGTTGTTTACTAACAGCCCATTTCATATATTCTTCTGTCGATCTACTAAATTGAATACTAATAAATTTAGAGCCAACGTTAAGAAGAATCATAATTACACCTGCGAAAAATTTACTATTATTTAAATACATTACATGATGATTGAAATATGAAAGTCCGTTATAAAATGGTGTAAATATCGAAGTTTCTCCACCAGTTTGATTATTTGGTAAATTATTATTAGAATTACTATTAGAAATACTATTAGAATTATTATTAGAATTACTAATTTGTTTAGTCATTATACTAAAATATTATATTATTATATTTTTACATTAATCCAATTTTTCTAAAAAAATTAGAAATATTAGAATTAGTTTTACTATAAAAATTTTCTGTAGTTATACGAACATTTCTAAAAATAGGTCTATAAAATTGTCTAATTTTAGGTGTAAAATTTTCTACATTGTTTAACGAATTAACGTAAGAAAAAATTACTATAATTAAAAATAGAAAACAAATATATATAAAATGCTTCATATATATTTATATTAAAAAAGTTTTTAAAAAGAAGAATAAGCATTTGAAAATATAGACATATCTGTTGGCTCAACATAATCATTTTGACTACGAGCATTAGAAAATACAGGGACCTCATTTGAGCGTTTACCTCTTAGCATAGTACTTTCTCTATCAACGGTATTAAATCCTTCACGACCTTTAAAAGTTTCACTACTACTTGTAGTAGGAGAAGCAGCAGAAGAAGAGGAAATAACTGTAGTGGAGTTATTTGTAGTTGTAGCAGGCATTGTAGTTGTAGCAGGCATTGTAGTTGTAGCAGGCATTGTAGATGATGTGGTTGTAGAACTATTTTGTGGAGTTTGCTTATCTTTATTTGATGAAGTAGGTAATCCTAAAGTATTAGGAGGAGTTCCTGAATTAGTAAATCCTTCCATATGAGATATGCTACTTTGATTAAACATAATTATAATAAATAAAACGGCAACAACGCCTAAAATTTTATTAACATAACTAAATGCTAAAATAAAAATTATTAAAACAAGTCTTCCTAAAGCCGTATCTATTAAGAAGTTAAAAAACCTGGACTGACTTAGCAAAATAACAAGAAATAACATTGCTACAACGCCTATATTATTTTTACTAACTAACTTAAAATCCATTATATAAATATTCTTATATAATTTATTTAAAAAAAAATTAATTTCAGTCTGTTTAACAAATTATTATCTAAATTTTTAATAAGAGAATGTCTTTAGCAATGTTTGCTGCTCCATTTGATGATAATATAGAAGGTTTTGATACTAACTCAGATATAATGAATAAAAAACGACGCGCGCACACTAGAACACAAAAATCGCATACTAAGGAAAATTTTGATACAAATAAAGTAAATTCGGTTTTAGAAAAAATACATAACAATTTAGATAATGATGACGATGATAAAGACACATTTAATCCTCCACCTAAAGCTGAATCGGCTGGTGTTCAAAAAACAAAAGAACTAAAACCCGAATCGATGATTTCTATGGGAATGTCTTCAAATAATGACTCAATGTTTAGAACATTAGGGCGTGCTCCTCAACCAAATTATGAAAATACCGATAATTTAGATTTAAATGACTACAGCAATTATGGTGACAAAAAATCAATTGAAGAATATTATAAAAATATATTACCTGGATACATGGCACAACAAAATCCAGCAAATAGACCTTATTATAATTCAGCATCATTTAGAGATAATTTACAGGGTTCCAATCAGGATGTATTATTACAAAAGTTAAATTACATGATTACTTTATTAGAAGATCAACAAGATGAGAGAACAAATAATGTAGCTGAAGAAGTTGTTTTGTATTCCTTTTTAGGAATTTTTATTATTTTTATTGCTGACACCTTTGTTAGAGCTGGTAAATATGTTAGATAAATTTAGAGCAATTTATTTATATAAAATAAATATAAATAAACTATTTAAACCAAAGATGATATATAAATGTAACATAAAATGGTGAAATGTATTATAATTCATAATAAACATGAAGGATGTTATGATTTTCAATATTATGAAGATACCGCAACAAAAATGCGATTAACTTCAATAACAATAAATCCACCAAAAATTTTTTTGTTTAATAGTAGAGAGCAAGCACAGGATTTTTTTGAAGAATATATAAATGATGTTGATGTTATTGATACTAGATGTAGAAAAGGAGAAGAAGTTGAGCATATAGACTATTGTACATGTGGAATTATTGAATTAGATGAGGATGAAAATCCTATTTTGTTTTATAATAAAAAAAATCAAATATTTTTAATGGAAGATGGTCCACAAATTTTTTTACCTCCTCAAGAACTTAAAAATGATGTTAAAAATTTAAATTTAACAAATAGATTAATTCGTAAATGTAAAACATTAGGTAAAGAACAAAGAAAAAGATATATAGAGTTGGGAAAATATTGCGAAGAATGTTCAGTAAATGATAAACCTGAAAACGATAATGTTTAAATTCATGTGATATATGTTAATTATTTTTATAAGGAACAGGAATAGGTATAGGAGGTGACGATACATAGTTTAATTTGTTCTGATTTATATTTGGTTGAATAGATAAACTACTTTGACTAAATTTATTATATTTGAAATTATTTTTTACTATAATTTGTAACATTTTTTCATATATATTTTCATCATTTTCATATTCATTTGTATCTTCAATATCTTCATCTTCATCTTCATGTTCATTTTCATTTTCATTAATATTAGTGCCAACAACTATACCCACAGTGACAAAGAGCGAAGTCAAAGTCAAAATCAAAGTCAAATGACACATTTTTACTGTCTGTTAAAGCTGTAGTTTTTTTGATTGAACTTGAGGGTTGGTTATGGTTCATATTATAATATATAATTATATAAAAATATATTATAACTCTTTTTTTATTTTTCTTGTTTTATTCTTTGGAACATATTTGTCTGGTATTTCATAAGCACCTTTAAATTTCTTAAATTGAATGATAAAATATGTAAAAATCGGCATTTGAAATGTTAAAAGGTGTAAAACAATATTACAATTCTTTTAAAACAATGTTTTAATATTTTCATTATGTGCGTCTAGTAATTTTTTTGAGTTATTTAACGCATCACACATTTCTTTAAATGGAAATCTATTTAAATTATTAAATTCATCAGGCATATTAAATACGTTTTTAACTATTTTTAAACAAAAATCATCATAAAATTTACTACTTAATTCAATAATAAAATCTTTTATCAATGCCACGTAAATTTCAACTTTTAGTTGTTTTAAAGTTATTAGTTCATTATCTTCACGATTGTTGTTTTCTATGTCATTTATTTGATTATTTATATATTTTAGTTTATCAATTATTTTGTTGTACTTTTCTAGATAGTTTTCATAAAAATAACCTATGATATAATAATTAGTCATAGAAGATGATTTAAAAATACTTATATATTCATTTAATATTGAGTTTGTGTGAAAATCAAACATGTTATTTACATGATTACTGGTTATTGGTTTTTGGGGAAAAATAATATCTTTAATTATATTACAAAAATCACTGACTTTTTTATTTTCACAGTAATTTATTTTACTAAGAACGTCATCAAAATTGTGTTCTGTTAAATGACTTACACCATCAATAAGAAAAATTTTTATTAAATCATTCGAAGTAAATGAATCAAGCTCACTAATTAAATTATACAAATACGGGTCACTAAATGTAAAATGATAAGCAGCTGAAATAGCACTATGTATTTTTCGAAAACTAAAGCTCATATTTTATAGTAAAACCAAAACATTTTTAAATTGTTTTAATAAATATTAAAAACTTAATTAATAATTAATACTTTATTTGATTTAAATGTTGGATAACCAAAATTATAAAAAAAATACGCGGTTGGACTTATTATTAATGGTTTTGTTTTCAATCTAATATTATTAATTATAATATAATTATCAGAAATATCTTCTATTGCCGCAAATCCAAAAAAATTTTCAGCAGAAATTTTCCAAAAACTTATTTTAAATCCTTGTATAAAAATATTATCATCTGTATTAGATATAGATGCGAAACAGCTTAACACTTCAATTCCACTCTCAATTTGAACACACGACTTTCTAAAAAAATACGCACATATTATATTATCGTCAACTATTATAGTATATATGAAAATATTTTTGGTCTTGATAAGCTCAATAATATTTGTAACTTCTGTATTTATTGTAATATCAAATTTATTATTATTAGTCTTGATAAAATCATATAAAAAATGGTAATTTTGAGCATTTATTTCAAGTACTTTATATTCACCAGAAAGTTCTGATGGTTTTGTCCATGTACTAACAGGAAACCCATAAGTAGAATAAACACATAAAGGAACAATACCAGTTAGTTCTTCTTCTCTCTTAAAGAGAGAAACAACAATGTTTTTATTGAGATGTCTTTGATTATAGTGATGAGTTTGAATGATTTGTGGAGCTATTCCTTTTTTTCTATGTAATTTATCAACACATAAATAATCAACATAATAAGCTTTAAATTTAGCATCTTTATTTCCATTATTAATAAACACATAAATAGGTCTAGTTGTCATGACCCCAATAATTTTTTTATCTGTGCTGGTAGTGCCTTTTTTTAAGTCCATCATATAATGGTCTTCATTATAAAAAGATACAAACGATTTATCATTATGTCCTGATAAATATGGAATTATGTTTTCTACTTGAGGAGAGAAAATATTATCTTTGTTTTGAAGAAAGTTAACTCTTATTAAATTAACCATTCTTTGAATTTGAATAGATGAAAGCTCTGAAAACAAATATGTTTCAATATTTTTAAAATTAGTATATTTATTTTTTTCAGGTAAATTTTCATTTATAATCCCTGGCGAATTAATCATATAACCAATATCATATATGTGAAAAACTGGTTGAATAACCCAAAATCCGAATTTTACTTTTATATAAATATAAATTATAAATATAATAAGTAATCCAAAAAATAATATATAAGATAAATATTCTAACATATTATTAAAGTTTTTTTAATTTTTAATAAATAACTTATATTTTCTTTATGTATTTATTGTATGCTAATTGGTGTTTGAAATGTAAAACGGTCTAAGAACTACTACAACTTGATTCACAACAGGATTTATTTTTAGTTTCTTTTATTAAAGGATTATGGACTTCATTTTTGTGTTCTGGTTCAGAAGAAATAACAGGTTGTGTAGTATCCAATTGATTAGTTGATAATTGCGATAAGGATTGAGATAATGAATATGTCAATGAATCATCCGAAGAATGTGATACCGGTTTTACTAATGTCAATACATTTATGGTGTTAAATCTTTTCACACTTTCTTCGTAAACTTCGACTGCTTTGTTTTTATCTAAAAACCTTCCTATTTCTACCTTTTTGTTTTCTAAGTCCTTATAATGAGAGAAAAAATATTTGATTTTATCTTTTATAGAATAATTAATGTCACTAATATTTCTATATGATAAATAAGTTGGGTCTACTTTTTTTGATGGACACATTATAAGTTTAGGGTCCACTCCTGAATCATCTTTTGTTTCCAAGAAACCTAAAAGCTTACAGTTAATATAACTTCCAGGAATAAGCTCATCTTCCATAATAACTACAACATCAATAGGGTCATTATCTTCACTTAATGTATTTGGAATAAAACCATAGTTGAATTGATATTTTAATGGCGTGTGTAAAACTCTATCACATATTAAAGCTTTTTTCTCTTTATCATATTCGTATTTAATATGACTATTTTTTGCGATTTCAATAAAAACATCAATAGTATACTCAGGGTCTTGTTCCTCCATAATTGAAGAACCTAATTTTAAAAATATACTTGAGTCTATATTTTCCATTTAAATAATATAAATTAGCTTGTATTTATATCATTTATAAATTTAAATTTATGATGGTTTAACAAATACATATAAATATTGGTTTTCATAAGCACATTTAACTAAGTCTATTTTTGCTTGAACAATAAAGCCACTATTTTGAGCAATATCTACAATTATAGAGGCATCTTCCATAAATAATTTCTGTTGTTGTTTTCTTACTTTACCATCATTAAATTTAAACTTCTCATCAAATGTAGCAATATCATTATTCGCATCTAAATTAAAATTAGAAGAATAAAGGAAATCATTAAATGTGATTTTAGTTTTGGTTATTCTCTCCTTAGCATATTTTTGTGGTGAAACTATATATAAAGGATTACCAGGGGGAAGTATAGGGTCAAAATGTTCTCTATCTACAATATGAACAATCAAGTAACCACCAGGCATTAACCAATCCATACAATTATTAAAAAATTGTCTTTTATCTTGAAAATAATAAATTGTAAAATATAAACATAAGATATGTGTTAAAGAGTTCATTTTAAATAAAGTTGGATTAAGAGCATTTCCAACAATAAATTTGCCATTAGGATTTTCTTCTTTAGCTTTTTTAATCATTGAAGGTGATAAATCAACACCAATTACTTGTAAATTTCTAGAAGCTAAGCTAGAAACATGATGACCAGTTCCACAACCAATGTCTGCGATTACACTAGTTTCAGTAGGTTCTGTTGAATTTATAATTTTACCAACTTCATAATCATTTTTAATTCCATTATAAACTAAATAATCATAAATATTTGCATAAAAATCATCATATGCATCATTTCCTTCTTTATATAAAACATTTTCATTAATAATCATACCCTCTTTATTAGGAGCAAATGACTTAAAAAAAACAATTATAATTAAAAGACATGCTATTAAAATTAAAATTTTACCAAAGTTTGATAATTTATTATAAAAATTAGTAATTGATTTAAATGATTTCATCTATATGTATTGTTGTTATTTTTTTTGTATAAATTTTAATTATATGAGTGAATCGGAAATTAATGATATAAGGGGTAGTGGTGAATTTAAGGGTATTTCATTTTCTAAGTTTAAAAAAACAGATGTTAAAAAGGAATTGCTAAATAGTTTAATTAATTCAAAAATAGAACCTGCGTGTTATTGGAGTGCCGAATTAATTTGTGCTGGACACTACAGTGATTTATGGGAAATAATTTTATATTTTTATACCAAACATATTCATTTAGGAAATCCAAAAATTGCTATTTATTTAGAATTAAGAATAACAAATTTTAGAGATATAGTAAATAATGGTTATTCAGATAATGAACTAAGAATGAGAAATAATAGCAAAATACGTCGCTTATTTTGTGAAATAATGTGTGTTTTATGTGATGCTAAACGAAAACATAGTTTTGATACTGTAAAAATCCAGAAAGAAGACTTTGATATGACACAGTTACGTGATAGATTTAAAGCTCCTAATAATAAATATATACAAGATATATTTTTGGGCGAAGACCCTAAAGAGTTATTTCCAGCAATAAATGAAATAGCATATAACGTTTCAGAAGAAGGTAAAAATATTATGAATGCTTGTTATTGGTTAGAATGGATAATGGAATTCGAAACTATATGTAAAAGTAAAAAAGAAAAAATTAATTGTGAGAGAAGAAACTTTTCACAAGTTGACACAAAATTTCAGAAAGATATAATATGGATTGTATGGGATTTGTTTCTATATGAAGCACAAAAACGCTCAAAATTTATTAAAAAAACAATGGATGCACTTTTAACTTTATTTACATTAAAATATATTCCAGGTTGTCAAAAAAAAAGAAGAAATATTCTTTATTTTGCTATAGCATTATTATCTGAAAATATTGTTAGTAATGAAGAAATAATACGTCCATCACAACAAGAAATAGTAGGTAATATATTAAAAAAAGTAGAATTAGTATATAAACAAATAAAAAAAAATGAGGTATCACCAGGCACTGAGTATTTATTCAAAGATGTAAAATCATTTAATTTAGAAAAAACAATTGAAAAACTGGAAACAATGAATACATTTGGAGAGAACTTTGTACCAAGAATATAATATATTTATATTGTATAAGATGTCAAAAACATTAAGAAATGTTAGAAATAAAAATAAAGGAACTCGTAGATTTACAGAAACAAAACATTATTCATTACAAAAGTTTCAAAAAGAAATTACAGTTGTATTTTTAGAAATACTTTTAATGATAAAATTGTATCATTGGAAAACAACTAGCTACGCAACACATAAGGCTACTGATGATTTATATGATAAATTAAATGAAAACATTGATAAATTTATAGAGGTTCTTTTAGGAAAATCAGGTCAAAGAACAGATTTAATGAGTCATAAAAATATAAAATTCATAGATTTAAATTCACCCGAGGCATTAAAGAGAAAAGTAGATGAATTTAAACACTATTTGATTAGTTTAAATAATAATAGAGCATTAAAATTAATGGCAAATCCTGATCTATTTAATATACGCGATGAAATTTTAGGAAATATGAATCAGTTTTTATATTTATTAACATTTAAATAAGTATGCGAATTTATAATAAAAATTAATATATTTATTTTTATTATAATGGATAATTCAAATAGTTTATCAAATTCATTATTGTCTAGTGAACAAGTTGTTCCAGGTAGTAATATAAATTCTTCTAGCTCAACAGGTGATAGTTCAGGATTTTTTGATAGTTTTAAAAATTTTAGTGTTGTAACATGGATAATTATAATTTTGATTTTAGCATTTTTAGGGTTTAATATTTTTGTTTATTTAGCCAAAGGAACGCAAGATATTACAAGTTTTTTTAATCCACTATTACAAAAAATTTTTGGTAATTTTGGACAATTATCAGGACAAGTAGTAGATGTTTCAGCAGAAGGTGCTAAAGCTGTTGTAAGTGGAACAGCTGGAGCTGTTAATACTGGTTTAAGTACTGTCCAAAATGTTACACCTGGAGGTTTAAATGCTACAAGTAGTTTACCAAATCCAACTATTAAGTCAACAATTCCGCAAGCAGATGTAGCACAAAATAATTCATTAAACAAAGCATTAAACTCTTCACAAGGAACTAACCAAGGTTCTAATCAAGACTATGAAGCACATGAAGCATCCAGTTCTGTCACTGGTAAAGCAGGATGGTGTTATATTGGTGAAGAAAGAGGATTTAGAACTTGTGCTCAAGTAGGTGTAAATGATGTATGTATGTCAGGTGATATATTCCCAAGTAATGAAATTTGTATTAACCCTAATTTGAGACCTTAAAAGTTAAAAGGTTAAATTTTGCCAGTAAATTATTACTACACCACTACCACCATTACCACCAACATAATTAGTAGTAGTTCCTCCTTCAATTGTTCCCACACCTCCACCGCCTCCTCCACCAAAACTACTATAGTTGTTTGGTAAAATAGCATTTTCACCATTTTGTCCAGAAAAATTATAATAATAATTACCATTTCCAAAACCACCATATGCTCCTCCAGCATTTCCTGAATATTGAGTAACTGGGCTTTGGTTTTGATTATTTATAACAGGTGTAGTACTTGAATTAACAGTAGCACCACCACCACCACCCGAAGGAGTAATTATATTTTGTTGTGCTGTAAATTGTAATGTAATTTCAATTGGATATCCAGAATTTTGATTCCAGTATGCACCTCCATTTGTATAATTAGAATAACCAGTTATAGACGAATTCGAACATCCACCCCACCCACCATAATAATTGTAGTAGGGTGTTCCATTAATTATTACATATCCAGAGCCATAAGGTTGATAAGGAGTGTTAAAACTATATGTTCCATTTGAACCAATAGAACCTAAACCACCAGTAGCAGTATATGTATTACCACTATACGAAACATTTGTAGGTCCACCAGGATTGCCATTATTACTACTAAGTGTTGCCGAAGCACCAGAACCTCCAGCCCCAATTGTAATAGTTCCTGTTATACTAGAAAAAATTGAAAATGTATTACTTGAATATACATTTGGACCAGCAAGGTATACACCACCTCCAGCACCTCCACCACCATTATATGGGTCAAGTGCTGTATAAGGTTGCGTTGTATTTCCATTTTGTAATCCGCCCCCTCCGCCTCCTCCAATAACAATAAAATTACACGAAGAAATATTAGCATTAAATGTAAAAGTACTACTAGAAGATGTATCTGTAAACACTATAGCCGAATAACCATTATTATTATATGCTGTATAATTAGTCGCACTATAAAGTGCTCCGAGTGTATAAGAATATGTATTCGATAATGTATTGCCGGAATTTTGAACAGCTTCAACATAATATGTATAAGTAATAGCTGTAGAACTATTATTATATGGAATAGAAATTGTAGTACTTGTTATGTTTGCTGAAAGTTGTTGATATAAAGTAGAATTTTGATAAATATTATAAGATATTAATCCACATTGTCCTTGTGTAAAATTCCAATTTAAAGTAATAACTCCATTATTATACGAGCCATTTAAAACTAAATTTGATGAGATAGCAGAAACAGTAAAAGTATTTGAAGGTACAGATTCTTCAGCATTGCTAACTGTAGTCACATAAAAATTATATGTATTACATTGAGATAAATTATTCAATGTTATTGAAGTTGTATTATATGGTAACGTTTGAATGACTATTCCATTTTGATAAATATTAAAACTAGTAACGCATTCTGAATCAAAAAGCCAATTTAAAGTTATATCTATTAAAGTTGGACTGATAATTTGAAAAGTACCAGTTAAATTTATTGGTGGATAAATAGGCAATGTAGTTGCGGATAGTGTATTAGAAGGTAGAGATTCAATTGTACTACTAACAGAAGTAATATAAAAAGAATATGTTGTGTTTGAAATTAAATTATATATAGTTGTAGTTGTAGTTGTATAAGGAACAGTTAAAATTTTTCTTCCATTTTGGTATATATAAAAGTTAGAAATAGGTATACAAGCATTAAAAGTATAAGTCCAAGATAACACTACTTCTTCACATCCTCCTTCTGCTGTTAATAAAACAGGTGAGGCTGGTGTAACAGCACTAACCAAACCCTTATAACCTTCAGGCCATTTGTTAAGACTATTACTCATAGTTAAATTATTTCTTGGAAAGAAAGTTTGCGCTTTAGGGTTCCAACATAAGCTAACAGGAATTCCAGGTACATCTGAACAATAACTGGGAAAACAAAGCGGAGCTGGTGGTGTAGTTTGAATTACTTCATTTGTACATGGATTAATATATGTTCCACAAACTAAATTTCCACCATCTTGAACCGTTGTAGTAGGACAACCGTAAGGACTAGGAACATTATATTGAAATGGTCCGGATATATTATTTGGTTTACCTACAATTTGATTAGGATATGGTAATGTACTATAATTGACACGCTGTAATGATGTTGTATTAGGATTAGTATATGTTTGACTTTGTGTAGCGAAAACCTTTGTTCTATTACACCATAATCCTTTTGATATTTGCGCATACCTTTGTTTTTTTGTTATTCTCGAGCTATTTGCTTTATATTGTAATATATTTCCCTTATACAAATTTTGTTCATAACTAATTGCCTGAAATAAAGGTAAGGTTTCATTAATAATTGGTACATAAGCAGTAGCATAGTTACTACTAGGGTCCGTATATGTACATTGTGATTGAACTCTAGACCATACTCTAGGAGGAATAGGGATGTAATTATATGATTGTGACATCTATATATAGATTATTTATTAATTTACTTAAATAATCTATTTATTTGAGTTAAATGCCACCTGGTCCAGAAGGATTAAATTCATTTCCTGAACCATAAAAGTACCATCTGAGAGATAAGTAATCGTATAATTTACTAGACATACCAGTATCTCCTATCATTTTTGTATTAGGTCCATTATTAACTATGTTTTGTATAGCAGCAGTTCCTAAAGCATAATTATAATACCATAAATTAGAAATATATCCACTAAAACCGCCATTCATAGCTACAAACACGTCACCATAATTTTGCTTAGGTACACCAACTAAATTAATACTTCTAGTAATTGTTCCATTAATATATATATCTAAAGTGGTGTTTTGACACCTAATAATAACATTAACCCACTTATTAATTGGTATATCAGGGATTGTGATTTCTTCATTAATAACATTGAATGTATTCATCATGACTACTAAAGCATTTGTATTAGGAGCAATATATAATCCAGGTGCGTTATTAGGATATATTAAACCATTTTGTTGTAAATTGCTATTACCTTTACTAAAAACGTGTTTATAAGTTCCTGCTGTTCCTGTATATAAGTTACTTATAAAAAGCCATACAGACCATGTAAATTCAATACCATCCGTAGCATTAACAGACCTGTAAATAGTTACCGCTCCATTGTTACTAGGGTCTTGTTGAAAAATTTTCATTTGTGAAGCATCGATCATTCCATCTAAAAGATGTGGAGATTCATTTGGACTAAAAAACCACGATACTACAGAAATTCCAACTCTTAGCAATATAATAAAACCAAATATAACTAGTATTAAAAATGCAAATTTTGCTACTAAACTATTAGATTCTAAAAAATCACGAGTTCCAAAAGAACCACTATTAGTTGAAAATGAATTAAATGTATTGTTTTCCATTATATATATTAAATAAATAAGAAAAATTAATTAGGTTTATCAATTTAAATTGTTATACTACTTTGAGTTGTTCCATTTTCTACTAAAGCTATTTGAAGTTGGTAAGAGTTAAACATACTTAACCAATTCGAGTAACCTTGACTGTAAATATTCCATGCTTGTTGAGGATTTAAAGAATCAGGATAATATTGGAATTTAGCAGTCCAACCTTCAAAACCGCCAGAAGGTGTAACATAAACATTTGCGCTACTGTTTACACTTGCTACACCAGGTAATAAACATGTTCTAACTAATTTACCATCAATATAAATATCCATTGATCTTCCATAAACACTAACTATTAAATTAACCCATTTTTGAATAGGAATATTAGCTACACTACAAGTCTGAACAACTGTAGTACCTCCGGGTGTTGTAGGTTGTTGGTCAATTCCAGGATAACAACCTAAAGATACAGAAATATTATTTTCAACTGCTCCTAAAACAACCGCGGGGCAAGGGTCAAGGCCATTTATACCGGATACAGAACCACTTCCTTGTGAACTAGTAGCACCCATTCTTCCAAAAATAACTTTAGGTTCACCGTAACGATAATTCCAGTTGTTTACATAAAACCATATAGAATATGCGAAATTACTAGAAGGAACTGAAGTTCCATTTGTTGCTAAAGATGAAGCATTGATAGTGGATGAAACTTGTCCGCTTTGTATATTTTGAAGTGTATATGGGTCTATAATAATATATCTAATTAACATTAATATAAGAAAAATAACCACTACTGTAATGACTATAGTTAAAGGACTCATTGTATAATATAGATTTAGAAATTTTCTACTTAATTTAGTAAATTAATTATTAAATTAAGTAATCATGAATTAATAATATATTTATATATTTGGAACATTATTTTCAACAGTTTTAGACGATGTAATAGTAGTATTAACATTTTCCTTCAATACGGTTACATTTGATTCATTAAGAACTGGAGGTGTTTTATTTTTAACTGTATTGTATAAATAATAAATTTTTGAAGAATTTAATGGTTTACTAAAATAAATAACATTACATATTCCTCCATTGATGCCATTTTCTTGACCAATAGTTAAATTATCAATTGTATAATAGGGAACAACACCAATGTCAGATTTAACTAATTCACCATTTAAAAATATATCTAAAATTCCACCACTATAGTTTATTATAATGTTATTCCATTTTTGTAAAAGCACCTTATCATTTTTATAAAGTATTCTGTTTCCATTATCATCAAAATCGATTAACTTATTATTTGTTACATTTTTCAAATCTTTTTGCTGCATTGTTACTATTAGTGTATTTGTTTTAGCATTATAAAGAACATTAGGTTTGTTACCAAAATTTAATAAAGATGTAAACGTATTATAGGCTGGACTAGTATTGGGTGGCATAGCATCTAAAAATACCCAAAATGAAATAGCATATTCATAATTAAAATTTGTACTTCCATTTAATTCTTCGTAGTTGCCAAGTGAGTATATTGTATTAGTATATACTGGTTTATTAACTAATTGTTTACCACCTTGAAGATTGAATAGATTTAATGCTAATGGCATTTCAAAATAGAAAACTACTAATATAATAGCACCTATAAGCATAATTAATGAACTTATTAAAGGATAGCTTTCATTACTTCTTCCTGATGCGATGTTTCTAATGTAATCAATAAAATCACTAAATATACAAGGAATGTAAAATATGATGTTAACTATTAATGAAAAAAATGCGTTTTTATTTGAATTTCCAACTGGTAATTGAACAAAAAGTGTTTTATATACTAAACCTAAAATAATTATAACAAGTAATATATTTAATACTAAACTAGTAATACTTTGACTTGAACTTCCAGAAAAATTTTGAATAGTGTAAACTAACCAATAAATAATTAAACTAGAAATAACAATACCAAATAAGGCTAATAAAGAACGTTTAAACAAATTAAGTTTATTAGTAATTGGTCCCTTACTATATAATTCAGGAAATTGTGAAACACCAAGAAGAATAGACCATAATATACAAATTATTAATAAAATTATTATAGATGTTCCAGATATAGTTTGATCATTAAAAAATCCACCAGGATGAGTTGAAATAATAATAGTAATAACTACAATAAATATTAAAAATAATATACTTCCATAAGATGAAATACTTGAAAAATTTTCTAAAAAGTTACTACTTTTTGCTCCTGGGGTTGGTTGCTTTATAGTATCTGGTAATGTTAAGACAATTAGTAAATATACAAAAGCAAATACTGCAATAATTGATGTCATTAAAAAAGTTAAACCAAAATATTTATTAATATAACCTCCAGGGTCTACAATATAATATATAAACAAAAGGGCAATGAAACAGAAAAATAAAATCATTGTTTTAATTCTTTCATAAGTATAATTAAATTCATCAATTAAATTTTTTGAATAGCTTTTATAAAAAATAAAAACTGATAAAATTATTGAAATAGGAGTTATAATATACGCATAATTATTAATAATATCGCTAGGCATTAATGTGAAAAAAAATATTAAAAAAATAGTATATAATACAGTGTATGTTACATTTTTTATTTGAGAAAATAAATTTTTAAGTTCTTTAAAATTTGGTAATAAAATTACACAAATAGTAAATATAAATAAAACAAAACATGTAGTAAATATAGTATTATATTCTATTTGCTGCACTGATTTATTTTCATTACTAGAAAATGGATTTGGTATTTTAAATATAACAGCAAATAAAATAATTATTAGTATTACAATTGTAATTATTAATGGTATTGCAATAGAATTATTCATATATTACTATAACACAATATTATTTCGTATATATTTTAATGCTCAATTTATTAAATTAAGTTAAAGTTATTGTAATATATTATTTTACATATTTTCACTTGCGGTTTTTCTACCATGACAGTTACGACATAATGCGATTAAATTTTGAACATCATTACCGCCACCATATTCTAATCTTATTTTATGGTCTATTTCAAATGTATGGTCTAATTGTGATTTACAGTTGCCACATTTCCAGTCCTGATTTGATGCGACATATTTTTTCTTAGTTTCACTTACAGAACGTTTTGTCCCATTTTTTCCTGAGCTTGTTATTCTTTTGTCACTATTAAAAAAACCTGAACCCATATTTGGCGAAGATATATCATTGAATGATTCCATAAAACATTCATCATCTGTATCATTTTTTGATGTAAAATCAATAATAGGACTTAACATATCCATTGATGTTTTATCAATTGGCATAAATTTTACAAAGTTATTTGCGTATAATAATAGATTTCTTCCTTGATTAGGGTTTCTTTTTAATAATATATAAATACCCAGTCCAATAACAACATAAAAAATCATTTTATAGTATTTTTTAAATGATAATAACATTTTTGTATATTTACCATCTGTATAAGCATTATATACAAAGAATGCTGTTAATCCTAATACAAATATTTCTAATCTCATATATATTATTTAATATATATAAATTAATAATTAATAGTAATGTTTACATACTGGGTTTGTTATACATTTTTTTGCCATTCATGGCAGTCATGTGCTCACGCATCATCATATTAGAACCTGTGTTATAGTTTCCCATACCATAGCTTCCCATACCATAATTCATGTAACTCATAGGATTTGCCATTCCACCATACATATAATTTTTCATCATGCCACTGCTCATCATTCCTAATAATACTAAAAGAATGATTATGTATGGAATTAAAACTAAGAACCATGAAAGTGCCTTAAATCCTTTATCACATAACCATCCTAAAATAAAAGTCCATATAAACGCAAAAATAAGCTTTATAACTACAGCAACAACACCAAAACCATTAAACAAAGCAATAATACAAGCTATAACCGCAAGTACAAAATAAATTTTGGCGGGGGTACAAAGTTTACTAAACTCCTTGTTCATCATTATATACTATTATAAGATTTTTATTTTTTTTTATTGAATGACAAAAAAAATGGATTTTTAAATCTTTTTTGTTTAGGTCTACGTTTAAATGAAACAGAAGTTTTATTTGATTTTATAATGTGACTTTTATTTTTTTTTGTTTTTTTATTAATTCCTGCCGCATTTACTAAACTTGTTTTTATTGTACTAGATTTTTTTGAACTTATTTTTGTTGTTTCCGTTTGTCTATTTTTTTTATCATTTGTATTAATATAAATTAAATTACCTAAATAGTCAAAATCTAAATAAAGTTTTTTCATATCAATTGGTTCGTGTCTTGGTTTATATAAGTATTCGACAAATATAAATTTAAGTTGGTTAAATATTTTTAACTCGTTTTCAGATAGGTTTTTATAATTATTGTGTAATAATTCAAGCAAAGGAAAATAAACATTTATAAATCCCCATATATCAGCTATTTTAATAAACACAGTATCAAGATAATCTTTCAAATTAAGCATTCCATTTTCTCTAAATTTATCAAAATGTACTAATATGTTAACTATATAATTTACTATAAATTCCATTGTTATTTGGGTTTCAATTATTGCTGGTTTATTTTCAGTTGTGATTGTTGTTAAACTATTACTGAATAGAGAATACATTATTTCATTTATAAATTTATAATGTCCAGCACCTCTTTCTTTCATCCAAAAATTAATATAATCAATAACAAATGGTTTTAATTCTTCAGTATTTAGATTTCCACCATTTTCTAAAAAATTTGTGTATCTTTTTATAAAAGCTTCTGAAAATATAACTACCGAAAAAGGAACATTAAATTGTAATGGTCTATTAGTCCAAGATTTTGGAACCGACGAACTTTCAAGAGGCTTGTATTCAACAGATAATCCCCAATCAATTAATCTAGTTTTTAAATCTGAAGATGTATCATCTACCAAAACGTTAGAATCTTTTATATCACCGTGATATACATGTTTTTCATTCATAGGAATAATTCCATTTTTAAGTAAATTAATTAAACTTAAATGTAACTTATAAATTTTTTCAAATGAACCATCACTATATATATAATCATCTACTGGCAAACCACCGTTTGGAATGTTTAGTGACATTATTTCATCTAACTTTGAGTTAATATTTTTTCTTGTTATATTATCTTTAGGTAACGCCTTACATTTTTTAAATGCTTTTAGGTCATCCTTTGTTAATTTATTTGGTTTACATAAATTAATATCATAAATTAAATAAAAATTCTTGTAGTTCTTAATTTTATCAAGTTTTTCTTTTATGGAAACAATATCTTCATATTCTTCTGTAGCGTGTTTTTCTGTCATTAATTTTGTTATTTTACCTTTTGCTCTTTTTGTATCGCCTTGACATTTTAGCGCAGGATTAAATACACAACCATAACCTCCTGACGCTATTACATTTCCACCTTTTTTATTTTTCATTATAATTATATATATACTAGACATAATAATTTTATTTATCATATAAATAATAAATTGTTCCTGTTATTCCAAATATAATTCCAAAATATATTACTTTCTCTCTAATTTTATAATATTGAGATAATTTTTCATCTTGTGATTTATATTCATCGTAATATTTAACAAAGAACTCATTTAATGTTATTTTGGGTTTTTCAGTCTTTTCATTTATTTTATTATGAATAAAATGCATCCAACGAACAAAAGAATCTCTATTATCCAAATAAGGTGTTATAGGATATTTGTCTATTAATTTACTAAATTCACCAGAAATTTCTTCTACTGGAAGAAACAATGGTAAATTTTGAATAAATTCATAGTATTTCTTTTTTGTTACGGCATTTGGATGATGAGGATAAGTCATTGCTAATGTATGTAAAAAAAACCAGTAATGTGGTCCCCATACTTTCGGATCTAGATATACTGTTGGCATTAATATTTTATTTTATAAAAATAATTAGTATTAAACATACACTTTATGTGAAAATTGTATATAATTTTATAGGAGTAGGATTAGGGTTTTTTGTATTAATAAACTGATTTATACAATCTGATTGGTTAGCTGATTTATTTCTACAATAATTATACATTCTTGTTGAAGAACCTTTACCTCTTGTGCAACCTAAATTAATAGTCCCTGCTTCTATTGGTTCATTTGCGCCAATATTTGAATAAAAACTTCTGTTAAACATTCTTAAACCGGGCATTTTATATACTATTATTTTAAATTAATTTAATATTATTTAAATATAATTCTATAAATAATAATAAACATGAATAAAAATACAAATGTATGCAATAATTGTGGTAAACAAGGACATTCATTTCATCAGTGTAAATTGCCTATAACTAGTTATGGTATTGTAGTTTTTAAATCTAGTGACAAAGGTATTCAATTTCTTATGATAAGACGCAAAGATAGTTTTGGATATATAGATTTTATTAGAGGTAAGTATTCGCCGTATAATATTTATCAGTTACAAAATATTGTAAATGAAATGTCTTTATCGGAAAAAGAGAGAATTTTAACACAACAATTCGGTAGTTTATGGAATGAAATGTGGGGTGAAACCAATAATTCTCAATACAAAAATGAAGAGCAATCATCATCAAAAAAAATGGATATTATTAGAGCTGGTATTACTATAAATGGAGAAGTTATTACCTTAAAAGATATAGTAGATAAAAGTACAACTAATTGGATAGAAACAGAGTGGGAATTTCCAAAGGGAAGACGAAATTTTAAAGAAAAGGATTTAGATTGTGCATTAAGAGAATTTGAAGAAGAAACTGGTATATCATCTTCAAAAATTTCAATTATAGAAAATGTGTTACCGTTTGAGGAAATATTTATAGGAACAAATCATAAATCTTATAAACATAAATATTTTTTGGCATATATGAATGAAACAGAAGAATATCTTAATAATTTTCAAATAACAGAGGTAAGTAAGATAGAATGGAAAACATTAGATGGTTGTTTAGAAGCGATAAGACCATATAATTTAGAGAAAAAAGAATTAATAAAAAATATTAATAAAGTATTACAAGAATATAGATTATATTCATAATATATAATATATTATGTCTAATAACAAAAAATCACAAGAAAAAAAAACAAAAAGTTCTTTAATAATAGAAAATGATATATCTCCAATTCCATCATCTTTATCATCAATAACAGAAAGAGAATCAAAACCGGAAATAAAAGAAAAAAAACCTTTAATAATAGAAAATGATACATCGTCTAGTGAATTACCTTCATCATTATCATCATTATCAGAGTTGGAAACAAAAGAAAAAAAACCATTTATAATAGAAAATGATACATCGTCTAGTGAATTACCTTCATCATTATCATCATTATCAACTTTAGAAAAAAAAGAAGTTAAGCCTTTAATAATAGAAAATGATATACCATCAAGTGAAATTTCATCTTCGGCATCATTTCAATCCATCGATTTAGATACATCTATGGAAGAACTTAAAACAGATTATATGAAATTGAACTGTAAAGGTGCGAATTATTATTCTACTGAATGTAACAAATTTTTGTTAAAAAAAGAATTTATTGAAAGAGAATATCTCTCTAAACATGAAAACGAAGACGCGTTTTTATATCCTAACTTAAATGATAAAGAATTTAATATTAAAATTGCCAGTAAAAAAGAATTTAATGATACAAAATATGATGGTACAATTTATGAAAATATTAAAGAGCAGGCAGATATTCTAGCAAAGGCTGATTATGAATTACAACCACATCAGGCATTTGTAAAAAACTTTATGTCATTTCAAACTCCGTATAATAGTTTATTACTTTATCACGGATTAGGGTCAGGTAAAACTTGTAGTGCCATTGGTGTTTGTGAGGAAATGAGAGACTATATGAAGCAAATGGGTATAACAAAAAGAATTATTATTGTTGCGTCAGAAAATGTTCAAGATAATTTTAAATTACAATTGTTTGATGAGAGAAAATTAAATCAAGTAGATGGGTTATGGAATATTAAAGGTTGTGTTGGTAATAAATTATTAAAAGAAATTAATCCAATGAACATGAAAGGACTTCCTAGAGAGAAAGTTATTAGTCAAATTAAAAATTTGATAAATACATATTATATTTTTCTTGGATATGTTCAATTCGCAAATTATATAATTAAAACTATAAATTCAAACGAAGAATTGGAAAAACAAACAGTAAAAAAAAGAAATAAAGAACAAGAAAAGAAAAAACAAGGCGACAAAACTAGAATTCAAATACTAAAGGGTGTAAAATTAGAACTTAATAATAGAATTATTAAAAAACTTCAAAATGAATTTGATAGTAGATTAATTGTAATTGATGAAGTTCATAATATTCGTAAAACAGATGAAAATGAAAATAGTAAAAAAGTTGCTGTAAATCTTGAATTACTTGTGAAGTCAGCTCTAAATATGAGATTTTTACTTCTCTCTGCTACACCTATGTATAACAACTATAAAGAGATTATTTGGCTTCTTAACTTAATGAACATTAATGATAGAAGAGGTAGAGTTCAAGTTAAAGATATTTTTGATAAAAATGGTAACTTTAAAAAAAATGGTGAAGAAATTCTTGTAAGAAAAGCCACTGGTTATATTTCATTTGTTCGTGGCGAAAACCCTTACACTTTTCCTTATAGAATTTATCCAGATGAATTTGCCAAAGAACATACATTTCCAGCTATTAGTTATCCTACGTATCAAATGAATTTAAAAAAAATTAAACATGAAGATAAAAAACGTTTATTAAGTTTATATTTAACAAAAATTGATGAATGCGAAAATTGTGGAAAATGCCAATATTGCGTGTACAAGTATATTATTTATAATTTACGAAATAAAAAAAATACATTAACCACAAAAACAGGAGTTTATAGGGTAATGCCTAGTTTTGAAAATATGGAGTCATTTGGTTATGACAAACTTCAAATACCATTACAGTCTCTTATTATTTCATATCCAGATAGTAGGTTAAAAACTATATTAAATGATATACCTGATGAAAAGGTTTCTGAAGATTTTTCACAAAGTTTTTCAGAAATCGATACACCAGAAGAAGATGAAGCAGATGATGAATTGCCAGGAATAGTTAATGAAGCAAATGAAGAATCAGAAGAACAAAGTAATAATAATTCTGAAGAGAATAGTTTGAGTAAAGGTGGTGCTTTAATTGAACCACGTGAATTAACTGGTAAAGATGGATTAGAAAGAATGATGAATTTTGTAGACCAATATTCGCCACCAATTAAAGGAAATTTTGAATATAAGAAAACAACTTTGGCTAGTTATGGCAAAATATTCTCTCGTGAACTAATAGGAAAATACAGCGCAAAGATTAAATGTATTCTTGATAATATTGTAAATCCAGAAACCGGAAAGGTTTCAGAAGGTATTATATTAATTTATTCACAATATATTGATGGTGGTTTAATTCCTATGGCTCTCGCATTAGAAGAAATGGGTTTTACAAGATATGGAGAACAGGGAATAAAACCTTTATTTAAAAACAAACCAACTGAAGTAGTTGATGTTATAACAATGAAGGAACCAACAGACAAAAAAAAATTTATGCCAGCTCGTTATGCTATGATTACAGGAGACCCAAAATTATCACCAAATAATGATTATGAAGTAAAAGGGCTAACATCAGATGACAATAAAGATGGTTATAAAGCAAAAGTAGTTTTAATATCTAAAGCAGGTTCAGAAGGAATAGATTTTAAATTTATACGCCAAGTCCATATTCTAGATCCTTGGTATAATATGAACCGTATTGAACAAATTATAGGTCGTGCTGTTCGTAATTTTTCTCATAAAGATTTACCATTTGAAAAAAGAAATGTTGAAATTTTTATGTATGGAACTATTTTAGGTGAAAATAGAGAAGAATCCGCAGATTTATATGTTTATCGCGTAGCTGAATACAAAGCAATACAAATTGGAAAGGTAACTAGAGTTTTAAAAGAAAGTGCTGTTGACTGTATTATTAATCATGACCAAACTAATTTTACACAAGAAAAAATGGGAGTGAGTTTAAAAGAACCAATTAAACAAGAATTATCAAATGGGTTGGTTTTAAATGATTTTAAAGTTGGTGATGCTCCATTTTCTCCTGCGTGTGATTATATGGCAGAGTGTGATTTTAATTGTAGACCTGATAAAGAAATAAATGAAGATGAATTAAATGAAGATACATACAATGAACAATATATTATTATGAATTCTGAAAAAATATTACAACGCATAAGAATGCTTATGAAGGAAAGTTTTTTCTACAAAAAAGATGTATTAATAAAATCAATAAGAACACCCAAAGAATATCCATATGTTCAAATATATTCAGCTTTAACACAATTAATAGAAGATGAAAATGAATTTATTTCAGATAAATATGGTAGAAATGGTAGACTAATAAATATTGGCGAATATTATTTATTTCAGCCAATAGAATTAAGGGATAAAAATGCGTCTATATTTGACAGAACAGTTCCAATCGATTATAAACATAGTATGATAAATTTTGAAATAAAACAGGGTATAGCTAAACCGGTAATTGATAAAAGAAATATAAATAAAATTGTTATCGAGGAAGGTCATACTAATTTCCCAGAAGGCCAAAAAGTTATTGATGAAATGAAAATTAATTTAGATATAAGTCGTGAATATTCAAAAAAACCAAAAGTTCCAAGAGGTGATGATGATTGGTATAAACATTCAGGTATTGTATTAAAAAAAATGGCAAAAGATTATCCAGAATCAAAAGACTATTTACTTGGATACATTGTAGCACATATGATAGAAACTCTTTTGTTTGATGATAAATTACACTTGATGAACTATTTGTATTCATTAGATAATATAAAAGAGGGAACTATTGAATGGATAGCAAAAGAATATTTTGAAACAAACAGTATTACAACTAAAAATTTCACAGCTTTTATTATGTATAAATTGAATAAATTAATGATTATGATACTAAATGAAGATAATAAATGGGTTGAAGCTGAACCAGAAGATAAGAGAGAAATAGTGGCAACAAAAGAAGGTAAAGAAGTTTTTACATTTAAAATCGATGAATACAATAAAATTATAGGATTTATTGGATATGAAAAGAGTAACCGTTATTTAGTATTTAAAACAAAAGATATTACTTCAAAGAGAGATACAGGAGCTAGATGTGACGAATCTGGAAAAGTAAAAACACTTCAAAAATTAAATGAAATAGTAGGTGAAAATAAATACACAAATGAAAGTACAAAAGTTCAAAAAGACCCAGATGGTAATATTGTTAGCGAAGCTGTAGGACATGTAGAATTATGTGTTCTTCAAGAATTTATTTTAAGATTTTTTAATACTATTAAGAAAAATGGTAAAAAATGGTTTTTAAATCCCGAAATGGCAATAGGATATAAACTTTATACTATTTTTGTTTAAAAAAAATATATTTAAAAATAAAATTGATAAAAAATATAATTAAAAGATATTATGTATAATATATAATGGAAGCTGTATCTAAACCAACACAACAAAAAAAGAGAAGAGAAACTAGACTTTTGTCTGTTTACTCTAGATGTTTAATTTCTAGAAAAATTATGTTACCTATTACAGCAATTGGTAATAATTTAAAAGAAACAATTGAAGAAAACATTAAATCTAAATTTGAAGGCAAATGTGTTGTAGAAGGATATATCAAACAGAATTCATCAAAAATTATTTCATATTCTAGTGGAACTATTGAACGTGGAAATCACATTTTATTTGATGTAGTGTTTGATTGCGATATTTGCTTTCCCGTTGAAGGACAACTTATTAGTTGCACTGTTAAAAATATTACTAAAGCTGGTATTCGTGCTGAAAGTGCTGATGAAGTACCATCTCCTGTTGTAGTATTTATCGCTAAGGACCATCATTATTCAATACCATATTTTTCAGAAATTAAAGAGGGAGATAAAATTACTGTAAGTGTTATTGGTCAACGATTTGAATTAAATGATAAATATGTTTCAGTTATTGCTACTGTTAAGGAAAATAAAGAGAAAGACTTTAGTCAACAAAAGGCTAAACCAGGTTCAAAACCTAAATTAGTTTTTGAAAATTAACCCGTATAAAATTATATTCTTTATAAAATTATATTCTTTATAAAATTATATTCTTTATAAAATTATATTCTTTATAAAATGATAATTAATATAATTTAAAAACATCTTTTTTTATTTATAAAATGAAAGCTATTTTTTCTACAAATGATATTAACGATTTTTCTTTTAGTGAACTTAACTATATAAGAGAAACTATTGAAAACATGAATAAATTTAATCAAATTGAAGTTTTAAGAATATTAAGTAGACATGATGAAGTAATATTGAATGAGAATAAATATGGAATTCATATAAATCTTTCAGAACTTAGTACAAATATTGTTAATGAACTAAATGTTTACATAAAATATGTTAATACTCAAGAACAAACATTAAACAGCATCGAACAACAAAAAGAAGATTATAGAAATACATATTTTTCAAAAGATATTAAAGATAATAACAAATTATTAAGTAGCAAACAATGAACTCATATAATGATGTACTTGATGAATTACAAAATTATATATTAAATGATGAAAATATTCAGAAGTCTATAAGAATGAAAATTTATCAATCTAATTCGAAAAATGAAAAACCCGAAAAAACTAATACTAAAAGGGGTGTTTCAAAAAGTACTGATTTTTTTGTTCCGAATGAACAAGATACGCTTTTTTGGTGTTTTTTTATCATTAAAAACGGTATTTTAAATTACGAAACATTAACTAATAAAAATTCATTAATAGCTAAACAGTTAAAAATTGATTTAGTTTCAATCATTAGAAAAAATAAAACTACATTAAAAACATATAAATTCGACACTATAACAAATATTGAAAGTAATTTAGCTAATGATAATAATATAAATATAAAAACATTTTTATCATTGTGTGCTATTGAAAATATAAATATTATTTATGTCTGCAAAAAAACATATTATGAATTATTAATGAACGATTCTAATACAATTTATATTGTTAATGAAATAGAAACTCAATCGAAATACTATAATAAATATGGTTTTGAGTTAGCTAATGAAGAAACACTTAATAGTATTAGAAGTTCGTTATATAAACTTGAAACTGTAAATAAATACATAAAAGCTATTTCATCATATAATACCCAAGAAATTATTGACATATGTAATAAATTAGCAATTGAAGTAACTAATAATGAAACTGGTAAAAAAAAATCAAAAAAAGAATTATATGAATCAATTATTCAATATTTTTAAATTAAAAAAAAAATGAACAATAATTTAAAAATATGTCTTATTATATATATAACAATGAGCAGTATTGAAAAATCAATTTCTAATTTAGAAGGTGAACTTGAAAGTATTGATTATGGAGACGCCGAATTAAATACATTATTTAAAAGTCTCGATCAAGAAACAAAAAAGAAAATTTTAAAGTATCCTAAAAAAGAAATACAAATATCAATTTTAAAGAATTTATCAGACCCAGAATTAACTCAATTATGGAGTGAATTATCTGAAAAAGAACGCAGACAATTAGAAGCATTCGGTATTCGTGATAAATTTGTCTTTTTAAGGGATTTATTAAAAAAGAGAAAAGCAGGAGAAATAGAAAAAAAATCTGATAAAGATAGTACTAGTAGTAAAATTACACGCCTTCATAAAGGAGAAGATGAAGAAGCAATTGAATACAGAAAAACATTACAAAGATGGGATGAAGCTGATAGAAAAAAAATAAGAGAAGGAAAATATGAAGGTGATGCTTCAACTTGGAAACCACGTGTAAAATCCAAGTATCTTGTTCCATTAACACCAGAAGAAGAAGAAGAAATGAAAAAGCTTACACCTCATAGTCCAGATGAAACACCACCAAAACCACCAACACCATCTACACCAACACCACCCTCACTTGAAAAATTCAAAATAAGCTCTAATAAGAAAGAACCAACACCGGTTGAATTAGAAGCTTTGGAGCCTGAAGAACTTGAAGATTTAGAATTACCCAAAAAACCGTCTAGAGAAACACCTCAAGAAAAATTAGATAATTTAGTTAAATTATTTTATAGCAAAGAACCATATAATTATAATTCAGGTGTTAATCATGAATTAGAAGTTAAATTTGGAACAAAAGGAATAAAAGCCTTAACAAGAAATGACTATGATAATGTTATAAAAAAATTAAAGTCATTTGGTTTTAAGATTATAGGGGATAGTAGTGGTCAGTATTATTTACGCATAAATTGTGAATTTCGCGACACCGATGGAAAATTAAAATTATCAAATGTAAGAACTGAAGTTAAAGGATTACATACTATTCAGGAGTATTGTAAAAGTAATGATATAAAAACATTATTTGCTGCTAATCCATCTTCAATTGAATTTGTTCAAAAAAAATCAACATTTGTAACAAAAGATGGAGTATCAAGCAGAGTTTTCCCTGTAGATTTTGATGATTTTAATTTTAGAGTTTCATATCAAACAGAAGAAAAAGTAAAAATGGGTGTTCAAAATAATATAATTCAGAATTGGAAAACAGAAAAAAAAGAATTCCGCTTTTTAAATCGTGTCTCTTTTGAGCATCCAAGTTATCCGTTTATTGTAGACATTAGTATAACCAAATTTGGTAACAGAGGTCCCGATAAATTTGGACGAGCCAATCGCGGCCAAATGATGCGATATTACACTATTGATGAATCAAATGTATTTGAAAATCAAGAATTATATGAAATTGAAATTGAAATTGATAATAAAAAAATTAGACCTGAAATGAAATTTAATAATTCGGAATTAATCTTAACTGCTTTAAGAAAAGTTATAAAGTTTGTATTAAGTGGTCTTCAAGGTACAAATTATCCTATTTCATATCCAGAACAAAATAGCATATTAAACGCTTATATGAGCATTGTTTGGAAAGAAGAACACGACCCGAAAAAATATGTCACAAGTAGAAACTTTATAGGTCCTAATTCAATTACATTACAATTAAAAAATATTGCTCCTATTGATGAAAATTCTAATGAACCAAATATTAGAAAAGATTTTATTGTTACAGATAAAGCTGATGGTGATAGACATTTAATGTTTATATCTGCCGATGGTAAAGTATATTTAATAAATACAAATATGGATGTAATATTTACAGGAGCAAAAACTAATTCTGCTGAGTGTTTTAATACATTACTTGATGGTGAATTGATTTTACATGATAAAAATGGTAAATTTATAAATTTATATGCTGCCTTTGATATTTATTATTATAAAAAGAAAGATATAAGACATAATAAATTTATATTATTAGATGAAACAGATGAACAAGAAGATACAAGATATAAATTCTTAAAATTTGTTGAACGTAACTTAAAACTTGTTTCAATACTCGATACAGGTAAAAAAGAAGCTATGACAGCAAAAGAAAGACTTAAAAATTTTGGAAAAACTAATGATTTTATTTCACCATTAAGATTTGTTTCAAAAGAATTCTTTCCTGCTAATGTAAAACAAACTATATTTGAAGGTTGTAATAAAATTTTACAAAAAGAGAGAGAAGGTAGATTTGAATATAATACTGATGGATTAATATTTACACATGCTTTATATGGTGTAGGTTCAAATGAAATTGGAAAATCTGGACCAAAAACTAAAATAACATGGGAAAACTCTTTTAAGTGGAAACCTCCAAAATATAATACTATTGATTTCTTAATTAGTACAGTTAAAGCTGCTAATGGAGATGATGTTATAAAATCTTATTATGAAGAAGGTATTAATAATGATGCGGCAGTTCAATATAATGACTATAAAATGATTGAATTAAGATGTGGTTTTAGAGAATCTAAAGATGGTTTCATAAATCCTTGCCAAGATATTATTGATGATAACATACCAGGATTTACTCATCGTTTTGAGGATAAACAAGAAGATGATTATCTTCCTATGCGATTTTACCCAACTGAACCTTATGACCCAAATGCTGGTTTATGTAATATAATGTTAAGAGCAGACGGTTCTGGTGGCAAAAAAATGTTTTCAGAAGAAAATGAAGTATTTGAAGACAATACAATTGTTGAATTTAGGTATGACTTAGATAAAAAAGATGGATGGAAATGGATACCATTAAGGGTAAGATATGATAAAACAGCAAAATTAAGACGTGGTGAAAAAGAATTTGGTAACGCATACAAAGTATGTAATGAAAATTGGAAATCAATACATCCAACAGGAAGAATTGATGAAGATATGTTATGTACTGGATTAGGTATACCAAGTGTAAATGTAAGTGAAGATGTATATTATAATACCCCTTCAGGAAATTTAAAAACAGACGCAATGAAAAATTTTCATAATTTGTATGTTAAAAAGAAGCTTATTATTTCTACGAGTAAACAAGGTGATACGTTAATAGATTTTGCTTGCGGTAAAGCAGGTGACTTACCTAAGTGGATTGCTGCTAAATTGGCATTTGTATTTGGTATTGATATATCAAAAGATAATTTAGAAAATCGTCTTGATGGTGCTTGTGCCAGATTTTTGAAAATGAAAAAATCTAATAAAAACGTTCCATATGCTTTATTTGTAAATGGTAATAGTGCGTTTAATATAAAAGATGGTAGTGCTATGTTGAATGATAAAGCTAAACAAATTACGGCAGCCTTGTTTGGTTCAGGAGAAAAAGATCCAGAAAAAATTGGAAGAGGTGTATCTAGACAATATGGTAGAGGAACTGAAGGATTTAGTGTTTCGTCTTGTCAATTTGCTATTCATTACTTCTTTGAAAATCCTGATACCTTAAAAGGGTTTATAAAAAATGTAGCAGAATGTACAAAACAAAATGGTTACTTTATTGGCACATGTTACGATGGTAAGTTAGTGTTTAATGACCTTAAAAAAATCCCTACAGGAGATTCGGTAAAAATTATGGAGGATGGTAGAAAAATATGGGAGATAACAAAGGGTTATAATGCTGATACATTTAATGACGATTCTAGTTCAATTGGTTATAGAATTGATGTATATCAAGAATCTATTAATCAAACTATATCAGAATATTTAGTAAACTTTGATTATTTAAATCGAATTATGAGTGCTTATGGGTTTGAAATTATAAGTAGAGAAGAAGCAAAAGATATGGGGCTTCCAGAGGGTTCTGGATTATTTAGCGAGTTATTCTTGAATATGTTAGATGAAATAGCTAGAAATAAATTTAAAGAAAAAGACTATGAACAAGCACCATTTATGACTGCTCCCGAAAAGAAAATTTCATTCTTAAATAGGTATTTTATTTATAAAAAAGTAAGAACAGTAAATACAGAAAGTGTAGAACTTGAATTAGGTGAGTATGAAGAAACTGCAGCAGCAAGAGATGCTAAAGAAAGTTCGCATGCTAAAAGTGTAGCTGAAGAAGAAGTAAAAAAATTAAAACCAAAAATAAGAAAATTATCAAAAAAATTATTACTTGTACCGGCTACAGAAGCAGTTGATGAGGTTAAAGAAAATCCAGTTGTTATTGAAACAAAAGTAAAAAAACCTAGAAAAATAAAAGAAAAGGTAGAAAAGGAAGAAAAAGAAGAAAAGGAAAAGAAACCTAAAAAATCAAAAAAATTAGTTATTCTTGAAGATGATGAAGATAATTAATAAACACGTTAACATACTTAAATAAATTATATAATATATAATAGTATACAATGAGTTATTATATATTACCAAAAACAAATAATATAATGAATGTAAATCCTATAGTCTGTATTGATGAAAATTTAACACCATATGTGTCATATAGTGTTTTTTATTACTGTAATGAAATACTAGAACAAATTAAAAATATATGTTCGAATGAAAATGATTTATCATATAATAATTATTATGAAATTTTGAAAATTGTAAATCCATGTGAATATATTTTTTCTCAAGTCCCAGGATCAAAATATTCGGTCAGCAAACTTAAATTAAAAAGTAATATATTTTATGATTTTTTAGAAGTATGTACAACACTTAATGTATTAGAACCATATAAATTTGTTTCTATTAAAACGTTACACATAACAAATAATAGTACTGAAACTATAGAATGTTTTGAAATGCTACGTGAAAATTTTAATGATGAAATAATATGCTATAATGAGATAAATGATGAAACAATGAAACAAATTAGTGATTCAAAATTTAATTTTTTATTTTTTGAAAAAAAAATTAGCAATACAAAAAATTATATAACTTATTTAATTGAAATATTGATGCTTATTTATAGAAATCAAGCATTAAATGGATGTTGTATCATTAAAATAAGTGATATTTTTTATAAACCTGTAATTGACATTTTATACATATTATCATCATTGTATGAAAAAACATATATTTTAAAACCTAATACAAGTAGTGTAACATCATATGATAAATATATTGTTTGTAAAAATTTCCAAACAAATAGTGATAAAACCTCAAATTTTAGATTAAACTATTATAAATTATTGGTTTTTCTTAAAAAATTAGAAAATAAAAATATAGCATCAATTTTAGATTTTGAAATAACATATTATTTTACAATGAAATTAGATGATATTAATATTATAGTTGGTCAACAACAAATAGAATATTTAGACATGGTAATGAACATATTAAAAACTAAAAATAAGGATAAAATAGAAACAATTAAAAAAAATAACATTCAAAAATCGGTTGCTTGGTGTGAAAAATATAAAATACCTTGTAATAAATTTACAGAAAAAACAAATATTTTTTTACCAATAAATAAAGAAATAAAAACAACGGAACCAGTTGAATCAGTTGAAACTGATTAACGAGTATTAATAGAACCTATGGCACTAATACTAAGACTTCCATTTGTTGAATAAGGAGCACTTCCAGTTGTTGTATTATATGTATTAGGAGATTGAGAGAAATGATTAGTTCTATGATACAATCCAGATACATAATCTCTATATGTGAATGGTTTTGAAATAGGTACACGATATTCAGGTAGTGTCTTGTAAGAACAATATTTTTTATTCTGAAATTGTCCAGATTGATAGAAATTTAGAGGATATTTGATACAACCAGAACTAGATGGTTTATTTTTATATAAATTAGCAATATTATTATACACTCCAGCATACAACTCATTAGCATTAACTAATAATGGTCCAGTATTATTGTAATTTTGAATAGAAGCAGCATTGGTAGAAATAGTATCAACATTAAGTTTTAGAATTCTAGTAGAACTACTAACAGCACCTTGTTTAGCATATTGATAATTATTTGGATTATACACAACAAGTTGACATCCTGAAGGATTTGATGGTCCTGTAGGAGGCACACCCCAGTATGGATTATTAATAAAATCAGTAAAAACTTTTATTGCTCGTGTTTGTTGACTTTCAGGCAATTTTTGTAACCAATAAAAAAAACCTTGAATTGAATTTATACCAAGTGTATTGAAATTTGTCACTTCAGCTTGTGTTAAAATATTAGCATTGAACATAATAGAAACCATTTGACCAATAAGAGCATTTTCGGTCGCATTAAAAATTTGCGCGTTAGGTTGACAGTTTGCTAGATATACATTAGGTAATGATTGTGGACTTCCAGGAGTTGCACCATTGCTACCATTTACAGAAATATAATAAGCATTATTTTTATAAACACCATTAGTGAGATTAGTTTTATATGATAAAAAGTTAAATGCTTTTTGGTCATAAGTCTTACATCTATTTTTTAAATATTGAAGGTGTGTTGTATAATAATTTGTAGGTAAAAAAGTATTAGCATAAATAACTCTACGTCTTGCTTTTATATCATCATTACAACAAAAAAGAGGTGTTTGAGATTTTGGTTCAGGATTTTCTTCTAAATAAGTTAAATTTGGTTTATAACTAGCAACGATACCTATGCCTTCACATGTTTGGCAGTCTTTATTCAACTGTGAAACACCGTCGACTTCAGTTAGTGGATTAATTTTAACTGTATAACCACCGGGCATTCCCATCATATCATTTAATAAACCAGAACTACTTCTTGCGCTACCTAGAGGCGTTGGTTTACTAGATTTAACAAATCTATTAATATTATATTAATTAAAGCATTTTCATTAATAGTTAATGTAACATTACTATTATAAGGGTCTTTTCCTACAAGGTCTGGAACACCAGTAGTAGGTTCTGGAGGCACTACTCTTCCTTTTCTAAATTGTTTTAGTGGTCTTGGATTAAATACTCTTGTATTTGGATAAGCTCTAGAAGGAAAGGAACCAGATTGAAAAATATTACCAGGATCCTTATTAGTTAAAGGTCTTATATGTCCTGGAGCAGTTCCGACAGGAAAACTATTTACACCTACACCTTTTGGAGGAACATATTGTTTATTATAATATGTACTTCTATGATTATATCCTGAAGCAGGCATATGATTCATTCCTAATGGATAAAAAGCTGATGACATTTATATTATTATGAAAGAAAATAAAAAGTAATATTATATTATATTAATGTTAACATTAAACACTTTACTTATAATATTTTTTATTATATTAATAATTTATCAAATTATTTTAGCACATAATAATTCAATGTTTGAGGGGTTTGATACAAATAATAGTGCTAATTCTACTTATCAGCCGTATGATACAAATAATCCACAAAATGCTTTAATTTTAGCTCAACAAAATGCCGGAAACATACAAGTCTTAAAACAACAAGTTGATGGATTAATAGGACTAAATGCTGAAGTTCAAGATATTAGTGGTAATGTTGTTACTTTACAAGATCAAGTTAATCAATTAGTAGCATCACAAAAACAATATGCTGATAATTTAACGGGAGGTTCCGCACCTAATGTTACAGGAACCAGTACAACACCACAGACACCACCGACATCACAGACACCATCAGGTTCATAAAATCCTAACACATAAGTATTTAATATAATGTAAAAACATTATACAAAAATTTAGTAACATCATTAAATATATTTATATAAATAAATATATATATATATTTTAAGTATATGTCAGGTATAATTCAAGATGCAGAAAATATTGGTTCAGGTATAATTCAAGATGCAGAAAATATTGGTTCGGGTTTATTGAATTCAGGTAGTAATTTATTTGAAGAAGTATTAAAAGATGCTGGAGCTGTTGAACAAGAATTATTAGGACCAACTTATCCATATTATAAAAATATTAAAACCCCAAAACAATTGGGAATGAGTGATACAGGCACTCTTTCACAAATGGCTACTGATATTAATGGATTAATACAATATGTAGAGGTATTAGTTACAGGAAATAGTGAGGCTTCAACAACAGGTGGACCTTTAGGAAACAAATTTTTTTTAAAAACCGGAGCTAAGTGTGCGGCAGTAGATAAATGTACTACAGACAGTAAAGGAAACAGTTCTTGTCAAAGTGTAGATAGATATATTTATATTGATAATGTTCCTGTAGGTAATATTCCATTTATATCAAGTGGTTTAGGAGTAGATTTTTCAGAATTTAAAGGATTAATACCAGGTGCTATGGGTAATTTAAATGTATTAAATCCATTTGCTATTATGCGAGCATTTGCTTCTGGTTCTACTCCACCATGCCAACAATTAACTATGCAGACTATAGATGTTAATAATAATCAATCTACAGAAACACAATATGTGACATTAGCGGATATTGGTAATATGGACCCGTGTACATTTTCAAATGGATTTAATCCAGTTACTAAAGCTAGTTGTCAAGAAACTTTTCAAACTGGTGTTGGAAAAGATGCTAGCCCTGTTATGTCAGATGACCCAATAGACCAATTATATTTTGCCAGTTTAGCAATAGTTGGTATTTTTATTTTATATCGCTTTATGGAAAAGTCACGTTAACTTATAACTAGTCAAAATTGATTAAGTCTACAACAATATTATTAGTTTCTTTAAATTCGATTTTTTTTGTTAAATGTGCTATTAATTTTACATATTCATCATTCTCTCTTTGAAGTCTAGCAATTATTATTTTTTGATTACTAATTGTTTCGTTTAACTTAATATTTTCAGTAAAAAAATTCATTTTATTTATATTTAAATCTAATAACCATTTTTGGTGTGTTTTTGTTTTAATATGAATTACAAAACTCTGTCTAGTATCAAAAATATGGTCTTTTCTAGTCCCACAAGAACATCTTAAACCATTTTTAAATTTATTTGATGCTGGTATATAGTCTATATAATTTCCATTTTCATCAATATTTGGTTCATAAATATCTGATTCAACGGTTAAATCCATTACTACAATATTGTAGTAATAGATATTTAAATATATTTTTTAAATATTTAATGCTTTCTATGTCGGCAATGTTTAGTATGTCTATGTTTATGAGATTTTCGATGTTTGTGTTTACATGTTTTGCGGCATTTATGTTTTCTAGTTCGGCCTCCTTTATATTGATTTCCACCTAACCAATTATGAGGTTGAGCATTTTTGATACCATAAATAGGAGAGGCGTGATAAGCCAAGTTACTTCTACATGTATTAGCAGTAAATCCTCCACGCATATGTCTTCTTCTTCCTCCATAAGCTTCTTGACCTGGTGCTCCCATAGCACCTTCACTTGGTGCTCCATATGATTCTTGAGCAGGTGCTCCATATGATTCTTGAGCTGGGGCTCCCATAGTTCCTTCACTTGGTGCTCCATATGATTCTTGAGCAGGTGCTCCATATGATTCTTGAGCAGGTGCTCCCATAGTTCCTTCACTTGTAGCTCCATACGATTGCTGTGCTGGTGCTCCATATGAGCTTTCACCTGTAGAACCGTAAGAAGTTGCTGAAGGTGTCGGTGTTCCATGCCACCAACTAGATAACTTATCTTTAACTCCCCAGTTTGAAAACCCTAAAAATCCTCCTTTAATTCCGTGTTTTCTACTATGTTTTCTACTATGTTTTTTATGCATCTATATAATAATGTAAGAAATAATATTATTATATTATGTTTTTAATTAGCTTTATTTACGTAATTTTTATAAAGAAAGAAAGCAGTTAAACCACCTAAAATTTCAACAATTATATATGGTATTAAATCTGCTTTTGATAATTTTCCAGCAGCATAGAGAGAAATCGCAACAGCTGGATTAAACGCTCCACCTGATATAGGTCCGCCTAATAAAACAGGAATAGCTAAACCAAACCCAATAGCAATCCAATTTCCAGTAGCAAAAATAACGAATACAAGGAATAAAGTCCCTAAAAATTCAACTAAATATTTATTCATTATAATAAATGTTGATATAATCTTTATAATATTATTTTTAATTATTATAAAGATTAGTAGTCTAAACTAGTAGTCTAAATCAGTAATTTAGAAACCGATAATATTTAAAGCACTTTGTGGTTTGTTTGCATAAGGATTAGGAGGAATAATTTTCAATAAAAAGTTAATATATTGTTGTCCTTGACCACGTTGCTTGTACCAAGAATAAATTCTGCCTTGAGATCCTATTCTATTACGAGGTGAACTGATAAGAACGGCGGCTCCCGTTCTTCCGTAGCTTCCTAGACCGTAATAAGGCGTTAAAGAAGGATATGTGTATGGCATATTATAATAATACTAAATATTATATTTTTATTATTTATTATTTATAAAAATTAATAATTTTGACGCACAATTGAACCCCATCCACACGTTTTACCATTTGATAAACTATAATTATAAATAGAACCCTTTTTGGCTGGAGCAGTGCATCCACCAGAGCGAACTCTCTTAATAGTTGTTCTTACTCCACTTGGATAATAATTTTTAGTTGAAATAGGTGCTGAAATTGGTAAATTTACTTTATATGCGCTTTGTCCTACAGCATTTGCTTTAGCTATAGCAGTTCGCATAGATGATGGAATAGGAACTATATAATTAAAATGAGATGAAACTGGAGCATATCTATTTGTAGATTGGGTAAAATGTGCCAATGGAGTTGTAGCTTTTCCTAAAGCTATTTGTCTTTGTTTATCTTGATTACTTATTGTTGCTCTTAAATAACGCAATCTTGAATTTGTATTCATATCAGCATAAACTGGTTCTTGTGACGGATAAAATTGAGGGGGAGTAGGTCTTAGTCCTATTAATGTACCATAACTATGGTAGGGGATTTGACAAGGTGTTTGGCTTGTACTTAATGGTCCTGTTATAGGAGCATTAACATAATTATTATAAGATACAGAACCAATATTTGTAGAAACGGCATATGGAGTTGTCATTTAATATATACTTTTATAAAAAGAATAACAAAATACTTAATATTATTTATTCTTTTCTCTCTTAATGTAGTTTGGATTACCACAAAATAAACAATTTTGACTTAAAATTTCTTTTGAAACAAAACTTGTATTGTTACGTTTACATTTACAGCATTTAAATATACATGGAAATTGGCAAATTAAATGATTATTAAATTCAGTTTTGTTATATAACATTTCGCTTCTTTTAGTATTCTGCATATATATGTTTACTTTTTTAAAAAAGTTACTAAATAAAATAAAATTTTTTTATTAAATATGTCATAATTTTTTTTAAATGGTGTTTATCCAAAACCTCTTCTACTACGTCTAATAGCAGATTGACTTGCGTTGGATTGATCACCACCAAATGAAAAGTCATTGTAATTCTTATTAACTGCTTTCTGTTTTAAATAAGTAGTATAATCAGAACTATCATACACATATTTTACATTACAAGTAGCAGATGGAATATTTTTAATTTCTTGGAGACTGTTATATATTGCTGATGGTTGACAAGATTTAGATGTTGCACCAAAACGTTGTTTTAAACCATACACATTTGGTCTAAATTGAGGCGTTTGGCATGGACCACCACAAGAAAAGTTTTCACGACATAAAAGATCTCCTGAATTTGTAACAGCACGGAATGGAGTAACCATACTTCTCTTTAAACTATCACGTTTAAGTTGACTTGGATATGTAGTATTCCAGGCACTCTTTAATGTAAAGCGAATTTGCTCAAACTCAGGGTATCTTCTGTCATTTGTTTGTAGAGGTTGTGGCATCCATCCTCGAATAGCACCACCAGGGCTATTTTTATCAGCGGCTAAAAAACTATAATAGGTATTAAATCCATTTATTGCGTTAGTATATCCGACAGTTGTCATTTATATAATAATATAGTAAAAAAAAGTTTTAATAATAAAACTTTATCTAAACATTAAAAATATTTTAATAATATATAATTAATGTTTGATTTTTTAATGTTAATAAGCGCTATTATTTTTGTTGTAATTGATTTTATTTATTTAAATCTAATTAAAAATTATTTTAATAAACAGATTAAAAGCATTCAGGGTTCAGAAGTTAAAATAAACTTTTTAGGAGTTGCTTTTTGCTATATATTTCTAATAATAGGAATAAATTATTTTATTATTAAACCACGTAAAAGTGTAAGCGAAGCATTTTTATTAGGTTTAATTATTTATGGTGTATATGAATGCACTAATTATGCTCTGTTTAAAAATTGGTCCATTTTAACTGTAATAATTGATACATTATGGGGAGGATTATTATTCGCAATCACAACATACATTATTAATTTATTAAGACGTGTTGTATAATTATTCGTAGTTAATCATAAATGGTAAAAAATATACTGAAAATATTAGTGAAATTATATTAGTATTTAAACTAAAATTGGCAAAATATGAACTAGTTAAACAAGTTAAAATGATAATAAAACTATCACCTAGTAGAGCACTAATTCCAACTTCTTTAGCATATTTTTTAAAAAAATCTAACATAAAATTAATTCCTTTAGGTAATGTTGTGAAAAACATTGAAAATGATAAATCATGAATTATTTGTATTAAAACTGCTAAACCTGTAAAAGTCAAAATGTTAAATGTAGAAAATATATAACCATAAATAAAACGCGTTAAAATTATTATAAGGAAAAGTATTGATATGTCAGCTAAAATGGCCCAAAGTTGAAATCTTTTATACCATTTTTTTAAATATACTGAATTTAAAAAACCATGAAAAACTAAAAATAAAACTAATAAATCAATATTTACGCAACTAACTAAAATTGGCAAATAATCATTTACGTTATTAAAATTTGAAATATCTTTAAATATCATATATAATTATTATATAATTTATATATGATGTTCAAAAAAAAATTTTTAATTTTTTATTTATTTATACATTAATTATTATTAATTTTTTATATATTTAAGAATTTAATGGTCTGTAATAACACGCGGTGCTATATTCATTGTATTTAACTCTTGAAATAATAATTTACAAGCATAAGGTATTTCTACATAAGCAAAGTCAACACGATTATCGCAAGTACGACAGTGATGAATATGCATTTTATCATTATATGAAGCAATAAGTCCACATTTTCTACAAACAAATACGGAATATTTATCTGAGGCATCATACATTCTTCCTCTAGTAAATCTAGAAGCACCGTGTGAAACCATACAATCACGTTCCATTTCTCCAAAACGAAGCCCGCCATCTCTACTTCGTCCTTCTGCTGGCTGTCTTGTAAGATTTACCATTGGTCCAATAGAACGACTATGTGCCTTATCATTAACCATGTGTTTTAAACGCTGATAAAATACTGGACCCATAAATACACTACATTCATGCTGCTCACCAGTTAATCCGTTATATAATAATTCATTTCCATGAGCTTCATATCCTAATTTAATAAGCTCATCACAAATATCTTTAACATCAAATTCTCCAAATGACGTTCCATCACCAAATAATCCGAGTTCAACTAATACTTTACCAAGAACAGTTTCTTTTAACTGACCAATAGTCATACGAGATGGAATAGCGTGTGGATTTATAATAATATCGGGTTTAATACCGGTACTAGTAAATGGCATATCACATTCAGGAATAATATTACCAACAGTTCCTTTTTGCCCATGTCTCGAGCTGAATTTATCACCAATTACAGGTTTTCTGACAGTTCTAAGTCTAACTTTAGCAAAATTATATCCTTCTCCATTTCTATCAATATAATTTTTATCAATATATGTTTCTTCGGCTGTTTTATAAATCTTACTTTGGTCTTCGTATTTAATAACTTTAGTGTGGTCATTTTTATTTTCTTTTATTGGTGTAATTTTAGCAATAATAACATCACGATTTTCAACTAAAGAATTTTCAGGCATTACACCTTTAGAATTTACTTTATTATAGTTACCCATTTTAATTCCTTTAGTTTTTGTAGGGTCTGGTTTACACCTAATTTCTTCGTCTCCATTAATTTTTTGTTTATCTTCATCTTTTTCTGTATGATAAACAGTTACTAATGCCATACCTCTATCAATAGAACCTTTATTAATAAGTAACGAATCTTCTTGATTGTAACCAGTATGTGTCATAATGGCTACTATTACTTGAGTTCCCGAAGGAATTTTATTAAGTTGAATCATATTCATAATTCGCGTATCAACAAGAGGTCTCATCGGATAATTAAGAACATACGCTGTTTTATCCATTCTATTTTCATAATTTGTTACATAAACACCCATTGCTTGCTTACCTTGCGCACACTGATATGTATTTCTAGGTGATTGATTATGTTCTGGAAATGGAATACAAGAAGCTAATACTCCGAAAATAGTAGAGGGGTGAATTTCGCAATGTGTATATTTATAAATATTATCAGATTTGGCTATAATATCCTTAGGTTTTGTAGCAATTAAAGACCAACTTTGTTCTTCAGGGTCAATATATTCTAAAATCGTATCATCTATTTTTGAATTTGTCAATAAGTCGTCCCAAATTAATTCTGAATTATTTAATTTTTCAATTATAGAACTATTTATTAATAAATTTTTATTTTCAACACGCAATAATGGTCTAGTAAGTCTACCGCTATCATTACAAACTCTTATCTCGCGCATCTTGTAATCAAATACAATAGAAGTATAAATATTTATAATACCTTTGTGCTTTTTATCTTTTAACATTAAATATAATTCTTGAGGTTCATCAGTAATACCAACCCAAGCACCATTAATAAATACTTTTACTTTTTCATACATTTCTATAGGAGTTACCTCACTATTATCAATATGAGTAACACTAGGCATAATGTATTCATACAATGGCAATGAATTCGAATAAATTGTAATATGTGTCATATAACTCAAGTTCTTGACGACACCAACTGATTGACCCTCAGGAGTTTCTGCTGGACATAAGAACCCCCAACACGTATTATGTAACTTACGTGGAGGAATTAACTTACCGCTCTTATCGGTTGGTGTAGAAATTCTTCTAGCATGACTTAAGCTCGAAACATAATTTAATCTATTAAGAACTTGAGCCACACCAACTTTATTTGAATTAGTATGTTTAATACCAAAATCACCGGTTGAAAGTGCGCGTTTCAATCCATTTTCTATTGTCGTTGATTTAATAATTTTATAAATATTCGTTAAGTTAATAATATTTTCATAATCGTCTTTTGATTTCCAAGAACCAGTATTTATTTCTCTAATAACTTGTTTTTCCATATCTTTCACCAACTTATTGAAATAGTTTCTATAAAGATTATTGAGTAACGTACCTGTTAAATCAACTCTTTTATTTAAATAAGAGTCTCTATCATCTTGCTTGATAATTTCAAATGAAGCAAGTAATAACCGATTTGTCATATAACCAAGGAAATAAATTTTTTGTTCCATATTATGACAATGAGGAAACAAATCATTATGTAAAATTTCTAATGTAAATTCATGCTTCTTTTTAGCACCAGTTTCTTTATCCATATTAATTGGTGTGTACATTACAAAACTAGTAATAAATTTAACACATTCTTCTTGTGTAATATATTTATTAGCTTCAATAATAGAAGCTTGTAATGCTTCAAGCATTTGTTTGTTTTTTTTATTCTTTATATCTAATACAATTTTTTCACAAATATCTTTATCAGAAATAATACCGAGAGCTCTAAATACGACAAATAATGGTATAGGTTGTTTAACACGTGGTAATTCAACACATATAGCATTTCCAAATCCATTGTTTTTAGAACTAATCATCATATTAATTTGTTTGGGAGATATGCACTTAAAATCAGGAACCGATTTTATTTCAGCTTTCCATGTATATTTAGTATCGTTTTTAGAAATATTAAAGCAATAAACACGGTTTTCTGCTGCTCGTTCTTGACCTAATACGGTTTTTTCAGAACCGTTGATAATAAAATAACCACCCGCATCATACTTACATTCGCCGGTTTGAGTATTTTCAAAATGTTTATATTGATTTAATACACAAATATTAGACTTCAACATAATAGGTAATTTACCAATATGAATTTTGGGTATAGTTTTATAAAAAGTTTGAATATTATCTAAATTAGGTCCACTTCGAACAATATATTTAATATTAATATCAATGGTGGTAGCAGAAGCATATGTAAAATTTCTTAATCTAGCTTCTTGAGGAAACATAAGTTTAATTGCTCCATTATTTTCATGAATTTGCGGTCTATATATATGGAAATTTTCAAATGTAATAAAAATTTCTAATGAGAATTTTTTAGAAACCGGATCAAAATCTTGTTCTGATGCGATATGAACAGGGTTAAACATTTCAATTGTTTTAGTAATTTGATATCCAACAAAATTATTATATGATTCTAATTGATGTCTGACAAATCTTTCCAAATGCTGTCCTTTAAAATAAGAATCAATAATATTCCATGGAATTTCAATGTATTGATCATTTTCGATATCAAACGCTGTTGTTGTATTTGAACTCATTGTTCTTTTGTTAGTATTATTTGACATCATTATTTCGGTTATTTTACATTTCAATTTATTTTTAAATTGTTTTATTAGTAAATATAACGTGAAATATTTACCATACAACAACTTAAAAATAAATTTATATTCAAATTTCAAAACTTATTTTTTACTAGAAACGCTTCTCCATGCTGCGTGTGCTGAACTTGTAGTAGAACTACTACTTCGTCTATGACTACGCGTACGATTTCTAGGACTTCGACTACTTCTTGTTTTTCTAGGAGAATCCCAAGGGTTTCCATAAAGTCTTCTTAATGTAGCACGTGTTCTCGTTCTTTTTGACTGATAACCTAAAGGCATTATAATATACAATAATAAAATATAATAATATAAATAATATAAATGAAAACTATTAATATAATACAATGCTAAATAAACGCAGAAGAAAAAATGCTATGGACCCTAGTCGAATAATTAAATATAATCAATTTTTATCAACATTAGACCAAAATTCTAGGCAAAAATTCGAACAAACTCAAAAATTAGATTTAAATGAAAAATATAAAAATTTAAAAACCGAAGATGATATAAAAAATCAAATTGATAAAATTATTGAAACTATAAATAGTAATTTTAAAATAAACGATTATTCTTCAACTAACTTTACTGGTCAAAATTCAAATGATTTAAATAGTTGTAGTAATATAGACCCTAACTATTATAGAGAAGTTATGAATATAAATCAAAAGTATTATAATAATCTTTATAATAGCTATAAACCACATATTCCTGTTAATAATAAAAAAAGCGACGAAACTTTTACAGATTTAAAAACACAAGAAAACATAAATATTGAGACTGAAATAAATAATATTTCTGATATATTAAAATTAATTGAAACATACAACTTGGACCCAGCTATAAAATATAATATAAATATGAAAGCTTTACATGATATTAAAGAACCTCTAGAAGAATTAAACAATATGATTGGAATGAAAGACTTAAAAAATAATATTGTAGACCAAATACTCTATTTTATTCAGGATTTACATAAAAGTACAAAATCTGAAGGTGATTTTATGCATACAGTTATTTACGGACCACCTGGAACAGGTAAAACAGAAATAGCAAAAATTATGGGTAAAATATATAGTAAAGTTGGTATATTATCAAAAGGAACATTTAAAAAAGTAACAAGAAGTGATTTAGTCGCAGGTTATTTAGGACAAACTGCTTTAAAAACACGTGAAGTTATTAAAGAAGCAATTGGAGGAGTACTTTTTATAGATGAAGCATACTCATTAGGTAATTCAGAACAAAGAGACAGTTTTTCTAAAGAATGTATTGATACATTATGCGAAGCTTTAAGTGATAATAAAGAGAACTTAATGGTAATTATAGCTGGTTATGAAAAAGAATTAAAAAATTGCTTTTTTAACTATAATCAAGGATTAGATTCAAGATTTGTATGGAGGTTTAAAACGGATGACTACTGTGCTGAGGATTTGTATAATATATTTTTGAAAAAAGTTAAAGAAATTGGATGGGATGTAGATGAAAATTCAAAAATAAATGTAGATTGGTTTAAAAAAAATAAAGATTATTTAAAATTTTATGGTAGAGATATTGAAACAATTTTAACAAAAACAAAAATTGCTCATAGTAGACGAGTTTTTTGTAAATCTGAAAATGAGAAAAAAAAAATTATTTTAAAAGATTTAGATAAAGGGTTTGAACTTTATTTAAAAAATGAAGATGTAAAAAACAGAAGAGATGAATTAGAAATGAAAAAGTATATTCAGAGTACTTTATATTCTTAAACAGTAGTTATATTTCATTTATATTTATTTGATATTATAATAAATGTCAAATAAAACAATATCAATAAACCCGAAATTATTTACTTTGGGTGGAAATAAAAGTAAAAAAAATAAAGAAAAAAAACAAAAACCAAATATACCACATCTTATATCACCTAATGTTTTAAAAAAAAAACTATTAAAGAGAATAAAAGAACATAAAAAACGTGAAACTGAAAATTTAGAAAATAATAAAAAAAAATTATCTGACCCAGAAACCCAAAAACCAGAATTAAATAAAACTAATAATTTAGATACTTTTTCAGATGAATTTAGTGATTCTATAAATTATTTACAAACTTTATCTAAACAAAAAAGAATAAACGATGAAAAAAATAATTATGAAAAACATAAACAAAAACGTAAAGAAGAGTTAGAAAAACAAACAGTGAAAAATTATTACTCATTAAATTCACAATCTGCATATCCATTAGTTAACTTAGACCTACCTGAAGAATTACAATTAAATATAAATACTGACACTTTATATGAAGAAATAAAAATTAAACAAGATAATAATATTCCTTATGGTGTATTAAAAGGTGGAACAAAACCTACATATAGAGATTGGACAAGACGACAACGTGATAATATTGTTACAAATCCAAAATCAGCGTTAACAATTGAAGGTTTAAAAATGAATTCTGAGAAAAATAAAAGAGAATTACGTTTAGAAAATATTAAAGAAAGATTAAAACAAAAACAATTAACCAATCCTGCTCCAAAAATTGAAGATATAATCATGACTGAAAATTTAATTCAAAAACCTAAATTAGAACCAATAATTAATTCACAAAAAATTACTACTTTTGAAAATGACAATATCGATACAAATACAAATACAAATACAAATACAAATACTAATACAAATACTAATGCTAATATAACTATAAATTTACCTCTACAAACTATAGCAAATAATGAAACTAAATTAACCGAAAATAGTACAGAAAAAGTAATAGCAGTTAAACAGATTACAAAAAAAATAACAACAAAAAAATACACCTTAGGAAAATCTAAAATCAAAAAAGTTATTGGTGTATTAATTAAAGATAGAGGAACGCGGAAAAGAATTTTAAGCGCACAAAAAGATTTGAAAAAAAAGTCTATTAATGATATAAAATTGTATTTAAAAGACCATAATCTCATTAAAATAGGAAGTAGTGCTCCTAATGATGTTCTAAGAAAATTGTATGAATCTGCTATGTTAGCAGGTGAAATCACTAATAGTAATTCCGAAACATTATTACATAATTTTACAAAAGAAGAGAAAGAATTGTAAATATAATATTATGTTATTTTAATATGGAAATTACTAAAAATAAATTAACACATGAACAAGAAGATTTTTTTCATAGATTAAAAAATTATATAGAAGAGCCTATTTATTTTTATGGAAGTGTTCAAAGAAGCGATTATTTACCAGGTAAAAGTGATCTTGATATAGATATTTTTAGTGACAACGAAGAAACTACTATTTATAAATTATGTAATTTTTTAAATTTAAAAAAAACAGATTTTAAAAAATCAGTCTATAAAATAGATAACAAAATTATTAAAGGTTATAAAGTTAAATATAAAGATCAAAATATAAAACTAAAAGCAGAAATATCTATTTATAATGAAAAATATAAAGAAATTATATTAAAAGAGCATTCACAAAATTTAGAAGTACCTTTTTATATATCCATCCTTTTAATTATTTTAAAACTTTTATATTACAAATTAAATTTAATTTCAAAGGAAACTTTAAAAAGAGTAAAACGTTTTCTCATGAATGAAAATGATGAGTTAAAATTTATAGTACTAGATATTAAATAATATATTTAAAGATAACCTAATTATAATAATATATTATTTAATTATGTCACTTATTAAGGAATATTTTGAATTAACAAAAAGATATCAAGATGAATATGGAGAAAACACTATATTATTAATGCAAGTAGGTTCCTTTTTTGAAGTTTATGGAGTTTACAATAGTGCAACAGAATGTATTTATGACAGTAAGATTGTAGACTTCTCTCAAATTTGTGAATTAAATATTGTTGAAAAAAATATATGCGTAGGAAATGATAATATAATGATGGCTGGTTTTAAAGATATTCAAGTTGAAAAATATATAAAAAAAATACAGGATGCCGGCTTTACCGCAGTTGTATATACACAAGATGAAGCAATAAAAAATACAACCAGAAGTTTGGCGGGAATTTTCTCTCCAGGAACATATTTTCATAATGAAACACAAAGTTTATCTAATTCTATTACGTGTATTTGGATTGATTTAATTGAAAATAAATTATTAATGAAGGGTAAGTTTGTTGTTGTTGGAGTAGCTAATATTGATATTTTTACAGGAAAAACAAATATATTTCAATTTAAAGAAACTTATATAAATAATCCGACTACATATGATGAATTAGAACGTTTCATATCTATTTTCAATCCTAGTGAAACTATATTAATCTCTAATTTACCATCTGAAAATGAGATGGATTTTATTATTAGTTATGCTGGTATTAGCTCTGCTTTGATACATAAGATACATATTACTGATGATAAAACACCAAAAATGGTAAGAGTAAAAAACTGTGAAAAACAACCTTATCAAAAAGAAATACTTTCAAAATTTTATAGTTTTGATAATTATGATGCGTTTTTACAAAATTTTTATGAAAATAATATCGCAACTCAAGCGTTTTGTTTTTTACTTGACTTTGTTTATCAACACAATCCACACTTAGTTAAAAAAATATCCGAACCTTCGTTTGAAAATTGCTCTAATAGATTGTTATTAGCAAATCATTCATTGAAACAATTAAATATAATCAATGATGGAAATGTAAAATCTAGTAAATATTCTTGTGTTTCTCAAATGTTAAATGATTGTTTAACTCCTATGGGGAAAAGACAGTTTTTATATAATATTTTAAATCCTATTTATGATGAAAATTACCTACAAAGAGAATACGATATTACTGATTATTTTTTATCACAGTATGATACATATAATAGTTTTTTAAAAACACAGTTGTCAACTATTAAAGATATTTCTAAGTGGGAGAGAAAGATTTACTTAAAAAAAATTTCACCTAAAGATTTTTATAATTTATATAATAATATTTTAACAGTTAAAAAGATTTATGAATTTTTAGAAAATGACATCAAAATAAAAGACTATATGTGTATTTTTGAACCTTTTTTCTTAGATATAAAAAAAATATGTGACGAAATTTCACAATTTATTCATAATAATATTGATTTATCATTAGTTAGAAATATAGAACAACTACAAAATTTTGAGGTTAACTTTATCAATACAGGTATCGATATTGAATTGGATAAAAAGACTACAACTTTAAAAGACTCCGAATTAAAATTAAATGCTATATCTGATTATTTAAGTAATTTAATTGAAAATAAAGAGAAAAAAAATATAAAAACCAAAGATTACGTTAAGATACACGAAACAGAAAAAAATAATTATAGTCTTGTTTCAACTAGTAGAAGATGTAAATTATTACAAGACGCACTTCCAACTGAATTAACAACAGTTAAATTAAATTATGACTTAATATTAAATAAACATTTTGAATTTAAAATTTCAAAAACACAATTTGAATATGAAAAACAAAGCGCTTCAAATAATTTTATAATAGATGAACAAATAAATAGTCTTTGTAAAAGTATTTCAAGTATTAAATCGTCATTAAAAGATTTAATTACATTAGTTTATAATAAATTTATTGTAAATTTTGAAGCATATCAAAAGGGCTTAGAAAGTATAATTAACTTTATAACTCTTGTTGATATTTTATATACTAAAAGTTCGCTTGCTAAAAAATATCACTACTGTAAACCAACAATTGTTAAATCAGATAAGTCGTTTGTTGAAACAAAAGGATTAAGACATTGTTTAATTGAACAATTTCAAACTAATGAATTATATGTAACAAATGATGTTACACTTGGCATTGATGAAACCGACGGTATTTTACTTTATGGAACAAATGCTGTAGGTAAAACTACCATAATAAGAGCATTAGGTATTTCAATTATAATGGCTCAAGCAGGATTGTATGTTCCGTGTTCAGAATTCAATTATATGCCATACAAATATATATTTACACGTATTATTGGTAATGATAATATATTTAAAGGTCTTTCAACATTTGCGGTTGAAATGTCTGAACTCCGGACTATATTACGGCTTGGTGATGAAAACAGTTTAATTTTAGGAGACGAATTATGCTCTGGAACTGAAACGCAAAGCGCAATTAGTATATTTGTAGCTGGAATTCAAAAATTACATAAATGTAGAAGTAGTTTTATTTTCGCAACACATTTACATGAAATAGTTGCCTATGATGAAATTACTGGATTGAATACAGTTAAATTAAAACATATGTCAGTTATTTATGATAAAGAACAAGATATGTTAGTTTATGATCGTAAACTTAAAGATGGACCAGGAAATAGTATGTATGGACTTGAAGTTTGTAAGTCTTTAAGCTTACCACAAGATTTTTTAGATGCTGCCTATGAAATAAGAATGAAATATCATCCTGAAACACAAAGTATTCTTTCTCTCAAAACTTCACATTATAATTCAAAAAAGATTGTTGGAATGTGTGAACAATGCGGTAAAAATCCTGGTCAAGAAGTTCATCATTTACAATATCAAAAAGAAGCTGACAAGGACGGTATTATTTATAATTCAGATGGTGTCTTTCATAAAAATAATTTAGCCAATTTAATGACATTGTGCGAAGCATGTCATAACCAAATACATAAAACCGATGTTAAACTTAAAAAGGTTAAATCTACAAAAGGAAATAAAATAAAAGAAATATAATATTATTATAATATAAATAATGTTGATGACAAATTTTAATAAATTAATTTTGCCAAATGGCATTAGTCCTATTTCTACAGGAGGTAAAAGAAGACGTAGTCGCAGACATAGAAGTAGAAGACATAAAAGGTCTAATAAATCAAGAACTAGACGTCATCGTTAAATTATAACTTTATTAAATGTTATAATTTAATGTCTACGAGTTTTCACATGACGTTTAATTTTTCTATTTCTACTTTTATTTCTGCGTTTATTTCTACGTGTTGTTCTTCTGCGTTTGCCACCAAATTTTGAACCTGGACAACTCAAATCAGGCATTATTTCATTAGTAAATGTAGTTGGATTTGCCATTTGTCCTGCTTGAGGACATAAATCCGTATTATTCATTGGAACCATTTGACCAATTAAGTTATTAAATGATTGTAATGTCATTCTGCGATCTTCAGACACTTTACCGCCTATTTTAGGTGTTAAGCTTGATGTCATATTTGGTGCGGGCATGGTTGTCGCTATAGGTATTGCTGTTGCTGTAGGTGTTGCTATAGGAGTTGCTACTGGAATTGCCGTAGGGGTTGCTACAGCGGGCTTAGGTTTTAATGCTGTTGATAAAGAAGAAAATAACCCACCACCATTTGTAGGAACAGAATTATCTGGTGTTTGTAATTGAGCAGCCGCATTTGGGTCTACTTTACTTAATTCTTTTTCTTCAATAGCATCTGTATTAGTGGGTATTTCTCTTGCTTTATTTACATCAAAAAATATTACCTTATAGGTATTTTGTGAAATGCCTTTAGTACGTGAATATTCTCCCATAACTAATCTACAAACAGTACTGCCAGTTGGTGTACGTAAAACTTCCTTTGATATACCAATACCCTTAAAAAAATTTACTATATCTACTGCTTTTGTATATAAAATATCTAAATAAATTGTATGTGACAAAGGATTAGGAGCATATATTCTTGTTTTATAATTTTGACAATCAAGATTTCCATTATAATTTACATTTGGAGTTGGCCTCATTGTAAGCAAAGCATTACAATCCTCAGAAACAACTTTACGCATATTAGCATCATCTGAACAAGGATGTACAAAACCAGCTTTCGGGTATAATGGATTTGCTGGAGGTAATGCTGGAACAGGGTCACCTCTTGTAGTTATTCTTAAAAATAATATTTTTTTTTGTGATACAAATTGACAAAATTTTTTGGCTACTGAACTACCCATACATCGGGGTCCTCCTAATCCTACACAAATTATATTATCAGCTAAAACATTATATGGTGCATTATTATAAGGAGGAGTTTTTTTAATGCCCATCCATAAGTAAGCAAAATCAACACACATAGCATTACCTAAAGAATGACCTGTAGTAAATATTTTTACAGAATTAGGTTGAGTAGCTCCTAAAAAATCTGTAGCTAAATATCTTATTCCTTCAAGAATAGTATGTATCATTTCTGTAGTTGCTTTAAATATTCCATAAAGAAATTGTTCTGGTTGGCCAGCTGAATCATTACAAACTGTTAAAGGAATTACTGATGACGGTTTACTATATAAGGCAGCTGTTTTCGCACTATATGTTCCTCTAAATATTAAAAATATAATATTAGGCATTCTTTTGTCTGCTACAATATAAACTTCACCGTAATTCGACCAACCAACTGATATATATTTTACATTAACAGGTGGGGTATTTATAGGTGCTATATTAGCAAGAATAGGATTATGAAACGTTCCTGGCAAATCACCATTAATTATATTTACATTTTGAGGCATATTTAATTCAACAAAATCTATATATGAATCGTTCATATAGTGATATGTATAATCTTTAAATTGACTGTTTGGGTCATTTAATTTAAATATGTTGTCGTCCTCTAACAATTGAAATATATTATCTGCTGGTACATTATTAATTGCTGTTAAAATTTCTAGTGGAATAACACTATCCATAATTTTACAATAATTTTTTAAAAATAAATTATCGTTTAAATACGCTAATCTTGATAACACGGCAGACAAAAAAGATATAAAATGTAGGTTTCCAATTTTATCCGCTGGTCTACTTAAGTTCTTAAATGAATTCAACATAATATATTCAGAGAAAATTTTTTTATCGTTTATGTGTTTTATGTCTATGTCTTCTAGAATGTCTTTTTTTATACATTTTTTTGGTACCTTTAGCTAATGTGCTTACCCGTTTTACTCCTTTGGCACCCAAATTAAATCCTGTTGCCATTGTTCCATAAACTGCGGAAACTCCTTTTGCTAAAACTGGCGCAGATTTTACAGCAGCATATTTAGCTGTTGTTCCGACATTTTTTAAACCTTTATCAACTACAGGCAATACAGTTTCACCTGTTGTTTTTATTGATTTGATTATAGATTTACGATTTTTACGCGATTTTGCCATTATAATATATAAATATAAAATAATTACTTTTATATTTATATATTAAAGTAAATGGATTTAAAATATATTCTAAAGATTTTTATCATTGTTTTTATAATTCTCTCGTTAATTATATTTATAAACTCAGTTGGATTAAATTTAAATGAACAAACAAACAAAAAACTTTTACAAGTTGTCACTATAGAAGGTTTAACAAACACTCCTGATACTTCTATTATAATAAATAAAAATGATGCGTTTTGTGAAAGTTATCGTGGTTCAGGAGGAGCTTTAGATGATGCTTGCGGTAAACTTACAAGAAATAATTGTAATTCTACTTCATGTTGTGTTTGGACTAGTGAAAATAAATGTACAGCTGGACGGCAGGGCGGTCCTATATTCAATTCTGATTCTAAAGGTAAAACAAAAAATTTAGATTACTATTTTTTTGAAAATAAATGTTATGGACCTAAATGCCCTAATTGATTACTCTAATTTTTTTATGATAATATTTGAATCGTTTGCTAATTCTGCTACAATTTCATTATTGTTATAATCATCTAAATAAATGACTTCTTTTATTCCACATGATGCGATTGATTTAAAACAATTTATACATGGATAATGCGTGATATAGATTTTGGCTCCTTCTAATGAAACCCCTCTTTTGGCACAATCTGAAAGAGCATTGACTTCACTATGAATAATAGATTGTTCATGATTATCTTGTACACGAGAAATATGTGGTGCTCCTGGAATATAACCATTATAACCCATAGAAATTAGTCGATTATTCTTTACAATAACACTGCCTACATTGAGCCGACTACAAGGTGACCTACAAGATGCTAGAAATGCGATTGACATAAAATATTCATCCCAGTCAAGACGGGTTTTTAGATTATTTTTCTTATAATTAGCTATTGATTGTAGCATATTTAAGTTTTACTTATAAATTAAATCTAAATAGTAAACCAAAATATAATTCTCTTCTTCTAAAATATCATTTTTTGTGTTATGGTGGTTATGGTGTTAATAACAGTCCAAATCAAGGACAATTTTGGGTTCCAGGTTTTCCTGGTTGTCCTGGAAATCAAGGGTTTGCCAGAGTTTATTTTTTTCCAAGTTAAATACTTATATTTAAATTTTATTTTATTACCAATATAAAACAATATAAAATAATATAAAAAAATATAAAACAATATAAAATAATATAACATAATAAAATATATGAGTTATTTTACAGTAAATGGCGTGGAAGCCTTTCCACCAACTGGGACCGTTACCGGATATTTAGGCACAAGCGATCCAGCAGGATGGGTGATAGCAGATGGAGTAGGTAGACCTAATACTAATAATATGTATAATAATATAGCAAATAAGAATATCGGAAGCATAACAAACAACAACACTACATACACTCCACCTAATTTTCAGGGAGCATTTTTAAGGGGAATAGGAACGGCAACAAATACACTATACGCTGGTCCAACGAATGTTAATGTTTCCCAGGATATGGGAGTTATGGATCATAGTCACGGTGTAACTGTTAATGACCCTGGACATACACACGGTATTGACCAATGGCAGGCTGACGGTGGAAACGTTTTGAACGTATTTTCTAACTCTCAGGGAAATACTGGTCCAACTACTAACGGGGTTGGCTCATCACCAACCGGAATATCAGTTACAGTTGGTACTGTTAGCACACCATCACCATATAGTGCCACAGAAACTCGACCATATAACTATGGTGTTAATTGGATTATTAAATTATAGATTATTTTTTATTAAATAATGGTTTCATTATATTTAAATAAAAAATTGATTTAAATTTAAAAATATATAAGAATAATATACTATACAATATATAAGAGATGATAATACCAATTAAATGTTTTACTTGTGGCATGGTTATTGCCAATAAATACAGATATTACCAGGAACAGGTGCGTAAGAAAAAATTAGCCAAAAGAGGAAATGGAGAATCTATTGATGTTGATAAAGTTATTTATTTAACAAAAGAATTTTCAGATAAGACGCCAGAAGGTGAAGTTCTCGATGAATTAAATATGAAAAAAATGTGTTGTCGTAGACATTTCTTAACACACGTTGATATTGAATAATTTCTTAATATATATTATAAATGGGTAAAAGTAAATCTAGAAGGCATCAAAAAGTTTATAAAATGAAAGGATGTTCTAAAAAAACTCGTAAACATTATTTAGGTGGAAGTAGTCTTGTAGCAGCTGATTTAAATTTAGCATATCCTGCTAAAAATGTTTATCCGGTGGCTAATCCTGCTTTAGCTTATACAGGTAAAAATCCCTATTCTTTTTTATACAAAGGTGGTAATACGAATATAAATGGAATAAATAAAACTTTACCAAATACAGGACCTACACCTATTGTACCTGCTACACCTTTTTTAAATCCTCAAATACAAAGAGGAGGTAGCTGTGGTTGTGGTGTTCCTTTAATGAAAGGAGGTAGCTGTTCCACGTGTTCATTAGGACAAAGTGGTGGAGCGTGCCCTCTTTGTTTAATGGGTTTTATGGTTGGCGGCAAAAGACATCGCGTAGGTTGTAAGTGTAAGCATTGTAGAAAATTAAGAATGTCACAACGAGGTGGAAATCCTGGAGTACCATATCCAGGTGGCATTACTGGACATTCTTGGACACCATCAACTTATGGATGGCCTGGTGTAAATGGCGTTCAAGGGGACCGTAATCATTTTGCTCATAATCTTTATAATAAAGGTGACCCTCAAACAGCGATGATAGTTAATGGAGCTAATCCACCATTTTCTATTGGCGGAAGAGGCACCAGAAGAAGAAAACAAAGAGGAGGAACTCTATCTAATTTTATTGCGCAAGATTTTATTAATTTAGGAAGACAAGTACAGTACGGATTAGGAAGTACATACAATGCGTTAGCTGGATATAAAGCACCCGTAAACCCTTTGCCTTGGAAAGGGCAAATTGCTAATCAAGCAATGTAATAATATAAATCATAATTTATTTTTTTTCTATTAATACATTATAATGGCTCAATTACCAAAATCTTTAAAAGATTTATGCACACCTGCATTGATATATTTTGTAATTTCTATTATTGCTTTAGTTCTTGTACTATTACAAAATTTAGGTAATGTAAATAGTTATCATGTTGGTTCTTTTTCTTGTCGTGTTCCAAACACTACATTAATTTTTATAGTTAAATTAATATATATACTATTTTGGACTTATGTTCTTAACTTAATATGCAAAGATGGACATGTAGGGCTTTCTTGGTTTTTAGTTTTAATTCCTTGGTTACTTTTGTTTGTCATAATGGGAATACTTATGTTAAATATGTAAATTTAAATAATATTTAAAAATATATTTTTTAATATATTTTTAATATATATGACCACAAAAATAAAAAATGGTTTATCTTATGAAAAAAACGGTTGGAAATATATATCAGTTAAAGGGTCGCCAAAAGAAAGGGGTTATGCTTATGGTCACTTTTGTGCTAATGATTTTAAAGATATAAAAAAAACATTACATTTTTTAATGCCTGAATCTTATGGAGCAACTTGGGACTATTTTATAAAAGAAGTTTCTTTAGATTTTAAAGATATGACAAAAACTGATTTTAAAGAGTTTTATGAAGAAATGGAAGGCATTGCTGAAGGGTGTAACGCAAATGGTTGTAAAACAAGTATTGATGAAATAATAGCTTGGAATTTTTATTGTTCTATTCCTTATTGGTATTCTACAAAATCTCAAACACGTGTTGGAAAAGAAGGAGGTGCTAAAGATAAATGTAGCGCATTTATGGCTGTTGGTGATTGGACTGAAGATGGAAATATAGTTTGCGCTCATAATTCTTTCTGTGATTTTATTGATGGTCAATATTCTAATGTTATTTTAGATTTACAACCTGAACACGGTCATCGTATTATAATGCAAACGTCACCTTGTTGGATTTGGAGTGGTACAGATTTTTTTGTTACTTCAAAGGGTATTATTGGAACTGAAACAACAATTGGAGGTTTTACTCCTTATGAAAAACGTTTCCCAATTGGATACAGAATAAGAAAAGCAATGCAGTATGGCAATTCATTGGATGAATATTGTAAAATACTTTTACACGAAAACTCAGGTGATTATGCCAACTCATGGATATTTGGAGATACAAATACAAATGAAATTTTAAGAATTGAACTTGGTCTTAAATATCATAATATAGAGAGAACAAAAAATGGTTTCTTTATTGGTTTTAATTCTGTTTACGATGAGCGTATTAGAAATTTAGAAGTTCAAAATTCAGGATTTTATGACATTAGAAGACATCAAGGAGCTAGAAAAGTTCGTTTGGCAGAACTTATGGACGAGCATAAAGGTAAAATTAATATTGAAATAGCAAAGCAAATTATAGCAGATCATCACGATGTTTATTTGAAAAAAGATAACAATCCATGTTCCAGAACTGTTTGTTCTCACTATGACCTTGATGCGAGAGAATACATGTCTCAATCTGATAGACCTAAACCTTTCGAACCTCACGGTGCTGTTGACGGGTTTGTATGTGATACTAAATTAGCTAAAAAAATGTCTTTTGTAGGACGTTATGGTAATGCTTGTGGTATACCATTTATTAAAGATGAATTTTGTAAACAACATAGACAATATGAAAATTTTTGTCCATATTTAAAAGATAGAATTACAAGACCATGGACTGAATTTAGTGTTACTAATGTAAAAAATAAATTTAAATTAACTAAAAAAGGTAATAGAAATTTAGCTTCTAAAACTAAAAAAAATAAAGACGAAAATTAATAAAATATTGTTTCTAAGAATATAAAAATTCTATATTTTCTATTAAATTTACAGTTTTTATATTTTTTTTATTATATGTGTTGTTATAATATTTTAATGGATTTCTTATTATATTTATTATTAATAATATATCCTTATCTACATCACCAGATAAATTAATTATATTATCAAAATACTTATCAATGTTTTTACATCCCAAATATATTGGCAAACAATTATATAAAAGCGGAGTTATAATTTTTTCAGAAAAATAATGATTACATTGAAAATTTTCAATACATATTGAATATAAATAACTCTCATACGGTTCAGTATCATTAAATTTACCTTTTATTCTATTAAAGTTATAATTTAACCCATTTATATCACAATTTGAATATCCATCACTTCCGTGTCCAAAAATATCTACAGGCATGTTTAATTCTATAATTTTTTCAATAATTTTATGACGATAAATATGACCTGGAGCATAACGTTTATTACTTACAACAATAGACATTAGATTAGGTTTTAAGGTTATTTCTTTTGACGGTCTTGAATGCCACATAAACCCAAAATGCTCTATAAAAGGTTCTGGTAAATTTAACTTATCTCCTATGTAGTATTTACCAATATGTTTTTTAGCATATTCAATAAATTCAATTGTTAAATTTAAAAAATGTAGAGGTTCAAAAGCCAAGCCTATTACATTATTTTTTGGTATTTTTAAAACAGGCATTATTGTGTTTATTATAATAGCATGAGTATAATCATCTTCATCTGTTATATAAACCTTTTTATTTTTACCATAAAATTCAATTTCACTTATATAATTTATTTTTTCATAGAGTTCTTTACAATCTTTACTTGAAGCAAAAGGACAAAATATTTTAATTCTATACATTAATAATAAATAAGTAGTAAATTTATATTTAAATATATATAATTATTTAAATATATGAAAATAATTATATTTGTTCATACTTGTAAATTATATGAAGAAACGAGAGCAAAAATAATAGAAAATACATGGGGAAATAATGATAATGTAGTTTTTATTACTGATAATAGTGAATCTACATTAAAAAATCATATTTATATAGGAAGCGGACTTCATATTTATCATCCCATAAATTTAATAAAAGTATTTAATATATTTTTAACTAAGTATAACGATTTTGATTTTTTTATGATTATAGATGATGATAGTTATTTATATATTGAAAAACTTAAATTGTATTTGTCTTTTTTTAATAAAGATGATACGTATATGATTGGAGATTATTTAAACTGGATTGCTTCTAGAAAAGAAAAAACATTTACATGCGATTATAAGAAATGGGTTAGCGGTGGTCCTGGTATTGTTTTTACTAAAAAATGTATTGAAAAATTTTTACATTTGGCACAAACCAAAAAAATACCTTATGGCAATCATGATGTATGGTTACATAATTTATTTGTGTGTTCAGATAAAAGAATAAAACGGGTTGATTGTCCAGGGTTTTATCAATATAATTCAAAAGAATTGATAAAAAAATATTCAAAAGAAGATAATCAAATTATTTCAGTCCATTTAGAAGGCAACATGGATTTAATTCATGAATATCATCATTTTAATAATTAATATAATAATATTATTGTAGTAATTATATTTTAAAAAAATATGGTTATTATAATATAAAATGGACAAAGAAATTATATCTTGGAAATTAATAGATAAATACTTTAAAGACAATCCTAATAGTTTAGTTTTACATCATTTAGAATCTTATAATGATTTTTTTAAAAATGGTCTTTATCGTATATTTCGTGAAAATAACCCTATAAAATTTATTGAAAGAGAAGAAGAGGAAAATGAAAGTGGAAAAAGAAATGAGTGTTTATTATATTTAGGTGGAAAAGATGGTTCTAAGATTTATTATGGTAAACCCGTTATTTATGATGATCATAATTCACACTACATGTTTCCTAATGATGCTCGTTTAAGAAATATGACATACGGCATAACAATACATTATGATGTAGATGTTGATTTTACATATTATGTTGGTGATGAAAAAAAACAGCATACTATTGTTTTACCAAAAATATATCTAGGAAGATTTCCAATTATGCTTCAGTCTGATTTATGTATTTTGAATAAACTAAATAAAGATGTAAGATTTAACATGGGTGAGTGTCGTAATGATTATGGAGGTTATTTTATTATTGATGGTAAAGAAAAAGTACTAATTTCTCAGGAGAAATTTGCGGATAATTTATTATATATTAGAACTAATAAAGATGATGATATTTATAGTCATTCGGCAGAAATAAGGTCGGTTTCTGAAGATACATCAAAACCTATAAGAACAACAGCAGTAAAAATTGTATCACCATCTGCTACTTATAGTAATAATCAAATTGTTGTTTCTGTTCCAAATGTAAAAAAACCAGTACCTCTATTTATTTTAATGCGAGCATTAGGGGTTGTATCTGATAAAGATATTATTCAAACTTGTTTATTAACTAATTTAGATGATGAAGTAGAAAATAATAAAAATCCTTATATTGATTTATTTATACCTTCTGTTCATGATTCAAGTAAAATTTTTAATCAACAAAATGCTCTTGAATTTATAGCCGAGTTAACTAAAAGAGGAACCATATCAGGTGTTTTAGAAATCTTATCTGATTATTTTTTGCCACATATTGGTGAACTAAATTTTTTAGAAAAAGCGTACTTTGTTGGCTATATGGTAAATCGTTTACTTAAAGTTTATACTAAAGAAGAAAAACCCACAGACCGTGATAATTTTAGATTTAAAAGGGTTGAACTTTCTGGTTCTCTCATTTATGATTTGTTTAGAGAATATTATTTAATACAAAAAAAAGACATTACCCGTAAAATTGATGAAGAATATTATTATCATAAAAGTGAATACACTGAAGATACGACGCTTTCTAGAAAAGAAAAAAAACAAATGAGAATGAAAGAAAAGCCAAAAGAGCAAAAAGAAACAAATAAGTATAAAGATAATTTTATTGGTCTTATTGAGGCAAATTTTAAAACTTTTTTTAAAGATAGAATTGTCGAGCAAGGATTTAAAAAGGGTTTTAAAGGTAATTGGGGTTCAGAAGCACACACTAAACGTCTTGGTGCTGTTCAAGATTTAAATCGTTTAAGTTGGAATACATTTATTTCTCATTTACGTAAAATTAATTTACCTTTAGATTCTAGCGCAAAAGTTGTTGGACCACGTCTTTTAAATTCTTCACAATGGGGATATATTGATCCTGTAGATACACCGGATGGTGGTAATATTGGTTTACATAAACATATGTCAATTAGTACATATATTACTAGTGGTTCATCAAGTATTCCAATTATTAAATGGCTAAGAATAAATACACCTATCCGTATTTTATTGGAATGTTCCCCTGAACAATTAGGCAGTAGTTCTAAAATAATAATAAATGGTAACTGGATTGGTGTTATAGATACACCAATTGAACTAGTAAATTTACTAAAATTATATAGACGTAATGGTGTTATTCCTATTTATACAAGTATTTCATTTGATTATCAAAAAAATGAGGTTTATATTTATACAGATGCTGGAAGATTGACTAGACCAATATACTATATTGATGACAATAAAATAAGTTACGATAGAAGGGAAATAAAAGAATTAATAGATAGTGGAAAAATTAGTTGGGAAGGAATAATTTCTGGAATTATGGAAAAGTCTGATGAAAATTTTAAAACAAAAAATAATAAAATTTATGAACTGACTGAATTGTATAATGATATAGGTAGTTCTAGAGTTACTATACTAGACAAATTAGAAAAATTTAAATCTGTAGTAGATTATTTAGATACATCAGAAGAAGAAACTGCTTTAATTGCTACAAATGTTGATGATATTAAAAAGAGTAAATGGTATACTCATTTAGAAATTGATCCATCCTTAATTTTAGGTGTATTGGGTAATATGGTTATTTATCCTGAAAATAATCCTGTAACTCGTAGTGCGTTTTCTTGTGGTCAAAGCAAACAAGCAGTATCTGTCTACCATTCTAATTTTCAAATGCGTATAGATAAAACAGGTGTTATATTAAATTATGGACAAACACCTTTAATAAAATCTAGGTATCTTGAGTATATAAATAATGAAGAACAACCATATGGTGTCAATGCTATTGTAGCAATTATGTGTTATACTGGTTATAATGTTGAAGATGCTATTTTAATAAATGAAGCTTCAATTCAACGTGGTATTTTTAGAACAACATATTATTCATCTTATGAAACAAGAGAAGAAAGTTCTAAAATAACAGGTTCGACCAATTCTAAATTCGCAAATATTGAAAAAAATAATGTAATTGGTAAAAAACAAGGTTATGATTATAGTTTTTTAGATGATTATGGTTTAGTTAAAGAAAATACTGAAATAAATGAAAAAATTATTTTAATTGGTAAAATCAATTCATCTTTAACTAATAAAGATGTTTGGACAGATGATTCGGTTAAGACGAAAAAAGGACAACTAGGTTATGTAGATAAATCTTTTATCACATTAGGAGAAGAAGGTTTTAATGTGGCAAAAGTTCGCGTACGTGAAGAACGTTTACCCGCAATTGGTGATAAAATGGCTAGTCGCGCTGGACAAAAAGGAACCTTAGGTCTCATTATTCCAGAAGAAGATATGCCTTTTACAGATGATGGTATTAGACCAGATTTAATTATAAATCCACACGCTATTCCATCTCGTATGACTATTGGACAAATTGTAGAAAGTCTTTTTGGAAAGATTTGTACTAGTTATGGTGCTTATGGTGATTGTACAGCTTTTCAAGTAAAAGGTTCTAATTATTCTACTTATGCTCCACTTCTTGTAAATGCTGGATTTAATTCATCTGGTAACCAAGTTTTATATAATGGTATGAATGGTGAACAATTGGCAGCAGATATTTATATTGGACCTACATACTATATGCGTTTAAAACATATGGTAAAAGATAAAATTAATTTTCGTGCACGTGGTCCTAATACTGCTTTGACAAGACAACCTGTTCAAGGACGAGCTAATGATGGTGGTTTACGTATTGGAGAAATGGAACGTGATGGTGTATTAGCACATGGTATGTCTTATTTTTTAAATGAATCGTTTATGGTTAGAGGTGAAAAACAAAATTTTTACATTGCGGTTTGTAATAAAACCGGAGCCATTGCTATTTATAATGAATCTAGAAATCTTTTTTTAAGTCCATATGCTGATGGACCTATTAAATTTAATGCTAATCCTGATGGTTCTCAAAGTATTTTAAATTTAAGCAAATTTGGACGTTCTTTTAGTATTTTAAAAGTACCATATGCTTTCAAGTTATTAATTCATGAGTTACAAGTTATGAATGTTCAAATGCGTATTATAACTGAAGATAATGTTGACCAACTATTAAGTATGTCTTATTCTAATAATATTGATAAATTATTACATACTGATAATAAAAATATCAAGGATACTATTAAACAAATTGGTGACGAAATAAATAGAAAAAGTAGAGAAACATCAAATAAATATGTAAGAGAGGAAAGTAATGTAATACCTGAACCTGTAAATATCGATACTACACCTGAAGATATAAATCTTGATGCTACACTTAACTATCCTAATATTTCACCAACTTCACCTGCTTATGTTCCAGATTTTGATAATTCATCAGGCAAAAATGATAGTACACCAGATTATTATGAAAGAAAAAGATTAGAAGATGGAAGTATATTAGTAAAACCAAAATATGATTTTCCTGGTGACTTAGGTTATTATTATTTGAATTTATCACCTCAAGAAAAACAATTATTATTAAATAAACCTTTTGAAGAAAAAGTAGCATTTTTAAATGAAGTTAAAGCTAGAAAGTCACAAGAGCTTGAAAATAAAACAACTCCAATAGAAGACAGTCAAAAATCGACAGAAACACCTACTATTTTAGAGGTTCAACCCAATATTTCTGAAAATAAATCTAATAATGATGAAAAAACATCAGAAAGTGGAACCTCTAAAAATGAACAATCTGAAAGTAAATCTTCAGATAGTAGTTCTTCAAGTCAAACTAGAAAAATTACATTATAAATAAAATTGAAATAAAAATAATTCATTATGTTTATAATATAATATAGAATGGCCAGTCAAAACGCAAGTGTTTTAATTTCACAAATATTCAATTCCAGAAGAATAATTTTAGAACTTATGGAAAAACAAGGTTATAATGTTAATGACTACGCAAACTTTAGTATAAATGAAGTAAATTCTATGAAACAAAACAATCAACTTGACATGCTTTTAGAAACTAGTGAGGATAAGGTTAATTCTGAACAGCCTAAAAAGAAAATTTATATTAGATATTATTTAACAGCTAGACCAGCAGCAAAAAATATTCAAGAAATGATAGACGATTTGTTTATATTAACAGAAACTTTACAAAAAACTGATACATTATTTATTATTATTAAAGATGAGCCGAATGAAACACTCATTAATGAATTAAAGCATATTTGGGAAAGCGAAGGAATTTTTATAGTTATTGAAAGTATTAAACGACTTCAATTTAATATATTAAAACATGCTTTAGTTCCTGAACATCGTGTTATGTTAGAATCAGAAGTTGTAAGTATTATGAAAAGATATAATGTTACTGATAAAAATCAATTACCAGATATTTCAAGATTTGACCCGGTCGCACGAGTAATCGGGTTGAGGCCAGGACAAGTATGTCATATTATACGACCAAGTAAAACAGCCATTGAAACAAATTATTATAGAATTTGTATTTAAAAATATATAAAAATATAAAATAATACAATGGAATTTGAAAAACCATCCGAAAATGATTTTACCATATATAGTAAAAGTGGTTGTCCAAATTGTTTAAAAGTAAAAGCATTATTAAAGGATAAACAATTAAAATTTAATATAATTAATTCAGATGAATATATTATTGAAAATAAAGAAAATTTTTTGTTGTTTATTAAAGAATTATGTAATAAAGAAGTAAAAACATTTCCAGTTATTTTTTTTAATAAAGAATTTATAGGAGGATATAATGAAACAGTAGAATTTGTTAATGATCTTCTTTTATCTTTTGATACTAATTTTTAGTTTTAATTAATATTTATTTTAAATAAGTATATATATTAATGAATTTACTTGATAATTCTGACTTTACTAAGGAATTTCCTAATGCTAGTCAATTTACAGAACAATTGCAAGCACTACAATCTCAATTACCAGCCGTTTTAAACGATTTCCAAAAATATTATGTATTTTATAATAAAAATCCGGATTATCCTGAATATCAACAAATGTTTCAAAATATTAAAAGTAATTTAAATAATATTAATTCTAAAATGTTTACTTTATCAAATGATGTACAATCTAATATAGATAAAATTAATGAAAAATTATTTTCTTTAGATGAATTAATTAAAGATGAAAGAGAGAAAAATAAAAAATTAAAATTTAGTCTTGGTGTAGTTGAGCATAAAAATAACGCTTCGACTGAATTAATTTTAAATTATAAAGAAATTTATCAATCTGAATATTTACGAAATTGGGCATTATTTTTAAGTATTTTGGTTGTAGGCATGATGATATCAAAAATTTACAAAAAACACCCTGTTACAAATCTCGCTTAAAATTTAATTTTAAAATATTATTAAATTTTAAAATGCTTTCTTTGCCACTTAGAAGACCTCTATATTTTAATCAAGATATACGTAATTATTGTTTACAAAGTACAAATAATTATGTAAAAAAATTAATTGATAAAAGAGATGAAGAGAGAAAATATGGGAATATTAATTTAAATTTAGTGACTAATGAGGTTAGTAATAATCCGAATACGAATAATCCTATTTTTCCTTTATTTTTTTTTCTCTCTTTATCATCTTTTGTATATTATTTTTTGAAATGTAGAAAGTAAAATATGTTTTCTTTTGATAAATATATATATGAATAAAAATAGTAAACAAACAGAAAATAATAAATACGCAGAAAGTGAAACGATAGTTCTTGATTTAGAAATGTTAACTTTGAGGTATAATAATCTTTTAATTGAATATGAAAATGCTGTATCTAATTATATTAATTATTTAAGTCAAGAAGAAAGCACACCATGTGGTTCTTATATTGGCAGTAGTACAAACATTGACCAAACTTGTATAAATCAAGTTTGGAAAAATGCCGGGTGTGGTTCTGGAACGTTCCAGCCTGGTCCAAATCCTTCAGCTACATTAAATGATATTATAAATTCGGCATTTGGTTTTTCTAAACAAACTGATTATAATCATCGTATGCAATGTTATGGAAACCCTGGAAATCCTTATATCATAATTTGTGTTGGCACAGCGGGTAATTTATGGTCTAGACAAGGATTAGACGCACCTTGGCAAGAAGTAAATGATAATTCTGGTGGTAATTTAAAATCTGTATGTACTGGAAGTGATGGTAAAACTATTTATGCTTCAACTACTGTAAATAGTATATGGACAAAAACGAGTTGGGATGCTACTTCTTGGAATACTTTACCAAATACAAATAATTGTTGTGTTTATTCGTTGGCACAAGGTCAAAACGGAACTATTGTTGGTGTTGGTACAAATAATGTATTATGGTCTAATACAAGTAATATGTTTAGTCAAGGTTGGTCACAAACAGCAACTCCTGGTGAATATGTAAAAGATGTAGCAATTGCTCCAGATGGTTCCATTTTTGTCGTAGGTTATAATAATCAGATATGGAAAAAAAATAGTTATCAAAATTTAACTAGTCAACAATGGGTTTGGCAAGGGGATAACACTTGCTGTGTTAAAGCTATTACAATTGCTCCAGACGGAACTTTTATTGGCGTTGGAATGGATGACCAACTTTATACTAAAGCTAGTTATAAAGATTTATCCACTGCCTGGCAAGGACCATATAGTACTGAAAACGGAAGTTGTTGTGCTGTTAGTATTACAACTATAGTAAATCCTAATTATAATGCGTCGAATTACAACCAATCTTCGCAACCAAATTATAACATAAATGCTCAACCATTTGTTACAGTTAATAATTCTGCTTATTGGGGAACTTCAGGAATAGGGCAAACTAGTTCTAAAACATTACAAGAATGTCAAGCTACATGTTCTTCAACTAATGGTTGCACAGGTGCTACATATGATTCAGGAAATTCAACATGTTTTTTAAGAGGAGGTAACTCTAGTTTAACAGCTTCTTCTGACACTCAAGTGGCAATAGTTCCAAAAGGACAACAATTACTCTCCATTATTCAAAATATAAACCTACAACTTACTCAAATTAATACTCAAATACAAAATAAAACTAATAGTGGTCAACCACTTTATACTTCACAGACAAATGAAGGTCATAGTGAAACTGCAAATTTAATTAGTCAATTTTTACAATTAACAAAAGAGAGAAATAAAATTGATGAAGTGTTAGCAAGTTACGAATTGTTAGATGAAAAGCAAACACAAGGAAGTATAATGATTAATCAAAATTATTATTCGTTTATCTTATTATTAGGTTTAGTAATTATTATAATATATGTATTATATAATTTTACAGGATTAAAAGCACAATTTACTACTCCACCAGTTCATACTGAAGGACAGTTAAATAGAAAGGCATATGTTTTTGTTTTTGGAATAATTGTAATAATAGTAGCAATTAATTTTTTGTATAATCGTAATTTCTTTAATGTATTTACATAAATTTGTTTTCTCGTTATTTATATATAAATGTCTAGTCAATTACAAAATTTAAGTAATCAATTTAATACATTATTAACACAATACACTGATACATATCAAGACTATATTAATTTAATTAATTCAGATAACAATAATTTAACAACAGTTCCTAATTTTTCTTTTGTTGGACAAAATAATATTAGTACATTAAATAATTCTAATATAAATGATTGTACAACCGCTTGTTCGTCTAATTCTTCCTGTTCTGGTGCAACATTTAATAATAATTTAAATAACTGTGTATTAAGTAGTGGTTCTGGAAATATTGTTCCTACAAGTAACTCTACAGCAATTATTCAGCAAGCTATTTATTATAGTTATCAATTACAAAAATTAAATTCACAATTAATGGATGTTAATTCAAAAATGATAGATATTTCTAAAAGTAGTTATAGTGAGTTTCAACAAACGCAACAACAAACTCAACAACAAGAACAACTATTACAAAGTAATTATAATACATTAACACAAGAGAGAAATCAAATTAATCAAATGGTAAACCAATATGAAACAATTAACTCTGCTTATGAAAATGGGAGTATTAATGTAACATCAAATTATTTTAGTTATATTGGTTTATTGTTTATTGTTTTACTTTTATTATTTATATTAATTAAACTATCAGGTAATAGCCAACAGAGAGGTGGTGGTAATTGGTATAGTAAAGATTTATTAAATGACTTGTTTTTTATATTGCGTCATTGGTTTCGGCGGTTTTTCCGCATATCAACACTCAAGGCGACCACATTCGACCCGCGCTATTAATTTTTATAGTTGTGATTATTTATGTAATATATTCTGGTTATTCTTTTATTAAAAATTAAATTATTAATATAATATATTTTTGTATATCATTATATTAATATGACAAGTATAGTAAATTTTTTTTTAAATTTAAATAGTCCAGAAAAATCAATAAATGAACATGCTAGAGAATATAAGTTAAAAAAAAGGATGAAAGATGATACACCTTCTCTCAATCAAGGAGAGAAATTCGAACGATATCAAAAAAAAATAATAAAAGATTTAGAAAAACAAATAAAATATGTAGACCCTAAAGAAGGATTTGATATTATGGATAGTGGTTTACAATTAAATAAAAATGGATTAGCAGTTCAAACTAATAATATTATTCAACAAAATAATTACTCTTCACAACAACAAACTATAAGTAATTTACAACAACAATATGATAATACTGTGACGCAATATGAAAATTTAGTAGCACAAATTAGCGGTTCAACACTAGGCTATATTAATCGAGTTAACCCCAATAATCCATATTTAGGTAAAAATATAAGTATTGGAGGTCAAATGATGTATGTAACTCAACAAGGTGTCGCTAAATGGTACCCAACTTCTACTATTTTAAACGCAACAGCAGGTAAAAATGGTTGTCCTTCACAAAAGGATGCTGTAAATGTAAATATAGCTTGGAGTGCTTCTTATCAAGTATCAGGTGCTACTATACCTACTAATCCTCCACTAGTAACAGGAACACCGATGACATCTGGACAAAGTTGTGGTAATGAAGGTGTAAATGTTTTTGTAAATAAGTTAATTAGTAATCCAAATGTTACTTATACTGGATGTTATGCTGATAATCCTACATCACCTTTAATGACATTTGTTGGTGGGTCACCTCCTCCACCAGCGGTTAATTTAATAAATGGTAATTTTTCCCAACCTCAAATTCCTAATAATAGTTATATATTTGTTAATGATTCTACAACTGTTCCAGGGTGGAAAGTTTCTGCATTAATATTTAATAATTGGAATGGTTGGGGTTATCCAACACCTTTTCCACAAGGTTCACAATGTGTTGCTTTGTATACAGATACTAATATTGGACAATTTATTAATTTATTTACTGGAACATATAATTTATCATTTTATGCTTGTTCGGGTACAAATTATGGAGCTAATACTATTAATATTCTTTGTAATGATATAGATGTTTTATCATTTACACCTGATGTAAACGTTGGTTGGAAACAGTATACCACATCTTTTAATATACAACAATCAGGAAATTATCAATTAATATTTAAGACGGGTGCACAATCTGAATTTTGGGCTAATACAGGCATTCAAAATATTCAATTAACACAAGGTTCAAATTCATCATCTACCCCAAGTTATACTTATAATCAATGTAAAGAAGCAGCAATTGATTCAGGTGTTCAATATTTCGCATTACAAGGTGTAAATCCAAGTACATCTAAAGGTTATTGTGGTATAAGTGATAATCAACTTGCAATAACAAGTTTAGGTCCAGGAATGACTGTAGGCGGTCAACAAGCATTATGGGCCTCAAATACTGCATCTAGTGAAACACAAAATCCTGGTTCTACTGCTTCTTTAACAAATGTTGGTTCATTAGTTGTTTATAATTCAAGTGGACAACCAGTATTTAGTAGTCCAAATTCAAATGCACAACCTAGTAATTATTTAGGTTGTTATGGCGATAATCCTAATAGAGCAATGCCTTTGTTTACTGGTGGTTCGCAACAATATGATTTACAACAATGTCAAGCATTAGCTCAACAAAACGGTTCTACTTATTTTGGTTTACAAAATTCTACTTCAGGAACAACGGCACAATGTGCCTATAGTAATGATTTTGCTCAATCCACAGAATATGGAACTGCTGGCAATTGTACACAGATTAGCGATGGTTCATGGTCAGGTGGTGGTTGGTCGAATGCTATTTATAATACTAGTTTGCCTCAAAGTAATTATTTTTTGGTTCTTCAAGATGATGGAAATATGGTTGTATATAGAGGAACAGGACCACAAGATAATCAAGGTGTTATTTGGGCAACCGGAACAAATGGACAACAGCAACAAGCAAATCCTGTTTATGCTGCTGCAAATGGTAAATATGGTCAAAATTGGATATCTCAAGGTTCTACACTTGCGGCAGGTGACTTTGTAGGTTCTACAAGTGGTAACATGGCTTTAATTATGCAGAGTGATGGAAATTTAGTTTTATATACATTTACTTTGGTTTCTAATTGTCAAAAAATGTCAGATGGAAATACAGGCGGTGGTGTAGGCGCAAACGCTATTTATAACATTGGAGAAACTGGATTTCAGGCAAATATGGGACAAGTCGCATATATAGACCAAAATTCTGAATTACATCCATATCCATCTACAAATGTACAATATGGAGATTTGTATTCAGAAATGCCTGGTAATAATAGCTGGTATAACGATATACCTAATGCAGCTTATGGTAATGCAACTGCTGAATCTTGTCAAAATACATGTAATGATAATCCAGAATGTGCAGGATTTGTTTTTGAAACAGATAACAATGTTTGTTGGCCAAAAAATTCAGGAATGTATCCTAATGGAGCTAAACAATTGGCCCCAGGTTTTAATCTATATATTCGTAATAAAACACCCACTAGTACACCAATTGGTGTACCAATGACTACAAATAATACTAATAGTATAACTTATCAAAATTATGTAAATGGTGGTCAAATTGGAAATGAATATGGATTAGCAAATGCTACTAGTGCACAAAAAGCACAACTATCACAACTACAATCACAATTAAATTTATTGTCAAGTCAACTTTCAAGTTATACAGGTGATTTTGGTACAGGTTCTCAACAAGCAGAAACACAGTCGAAAACCAATGTTGCAGGAATACAAAAGTATTTAAAAGGATTGGAAAGTACAAATAATAAAATACAAAGTATAGGGGAAAATGGAAATATAGATAATATATTAAATGACAGTGATATTGTTGTCTTACAAAAGAATTATGATTACTTATTTTGGAGCATATTAGCAGCGGGAACTGTATTAGTTTCAATAAATATTGTAAAAAAATAAAATGTAAAATATTATATAATTATCTTCTTATATTTTATATAATATGTCTGGACAGCCAAATATTTCACAAAATAATGAGCAAATTCTTAACGACATTCAAACATTACAACAAATAGAACAACAATTGTTTAATAATTTAGAAACAAATACTAGTTTAACGCCTCAACAACAACAAGAGATAGTAGAAAAAATGAACCAAATTTCTAATATGCGTATAAACTTATACCAAACTTTAAGCGGTGTCAATAATTTTTTTCAAAATGCTTTATCCTCATCTGTAGGAACATTAAAAGAACAAACTGTTGCGATTGCTATTGTTGAAAATGAATTAAATCAAGCTAAAAAACGTTTAGAAGTTTTAGAAGATGAAAAAAATAATAAAATTCGTCTTGTTGAAATAAATAGTTATTATGGCGATAAATATGCTGAACATTCTCAACTAATGAAAATTGTTATATATACGCTTGTTCCTGTTATAATAATTTCTATATTTAACAGTGCTGGCGTCATACCTCAAACAGTTTATATTGTTTTAGTTTCAATAATTGCTTTAATAGGTGCTTACTTTTTTTGGAGACGTTATTTTTCAATTATAACTCGTGATAATATGAATTATCAAGAATATGATTGGTATTTTAATCCTCCAGCATCAGGAGGCTCTACTTCATCATCGGACCCTTGGTTAGGACTTGGTTTACCTGGAACTTGTGTTGGTCAATACTGTTGTTCTTCTGGACAAGTATGGGATGCATCTATGAACCAATGTATTGGTAATTCAACTGTAAGCCCTGTAGTAGCACCAACTACAACATCACCTTCTACAGCAAATTCATCTTCTTCATCCGCATCCGCATCCGGTTATTCAAGTTATAGTATGTCTAGTTTTGAACCTTTTATGACAGAATCCATGGTTAACAATGTATTAACCAAAAAACAACCAAATAAATATAAAACTGATTATGATATGTCTACATATATACAAGCACCGATGTCTAAAAGTTTTATAAATAATTAACGTAAAATTAGTTTTTTCTTTAAATTCTTATAGTTGTATATTATAATAATAATGTCTAATACATTTAATATTGATACTTTTAATGCATTAGTAAGTCAAGCTAAAGATACATTAATATGTAACACTGATTGTCAAAATCAGAAACAAGCCGAAACACTTAAGCAATCTTATGAAAATTCTAAAGCAAATTTAGCTTCTGCTCCAGCGCAATTACAAATCGCAGAAAAAAATTATGTTCTATTTACAGAAGGTGAAACAGCATATAACACATTAGAAACAGACCAGTTACAAAAAAAAGCACAAGAAATATCTAATATGTTTACACAAAATTTTAATAATGAAGTGACTAAAATTAATTCTCTAATTGAAACGTATAGTGGTTTACTTATTAACTTTAGGAATATTGTTGATTTATATATACAATACAAAACAGAAAATATTGAATTGGCAAAACAACTAAAATATGAAACAAATGATGTTCTTACAAATGAACGCAAAACTTTTTATGAAGACCAAAATATAGATAGTTTAAAATATTATTATTATTATTTTCTTTTTGTTATTTACGTTATTTTTGTTTTGTGTTTTGTTGCTTTTTCTTTTTTTTATCCATCACAAAGTAGTTGGGTAATGAAGATATTTTTATTTATATGTTTTATTATACTACCTTTTGTTTCATCTTGGATTTTGGCAACCATTATTTATTTATTATACAGATTATATAATCTATTACCAAAAAATGTATACAATCAGTCTAATTATTAAAATATTAATACTAAAATATTTATAATTTAATATAAATATTTTATTATAAACAAGAACTTATTCTTCTTCTTCTGCTTCTGCTTCTGGTTGAATAAATTTAATACCATGCCATCCAGTTGATTTACATTCACCAAATTTCTTATCCATAACAGCAAATAATTCTTCACCTTTGGGTATTTTTCTAGTTCCTTTTGTTGTTTCAAACCAAATTTTAAATTCTTCTTGTAAACCTCTTTTACCAATTTTATCTTTTTTCACACCAGTTACCATAATTCTTTCAATTATAAATGCGGCAATATGATTTTGACCCTTTTTATACTTATTTGATGCATTTAATACGGTTTCACAATTTTCAACTAATCCATTTGTTTCAAACGCACGTTTTACTAACATACTAGCGAAAATGGGTGCCATATTAGGTAATTTATCTTTAAGACTTTTATCTTTTGGATATACATATTTTGTATCATCGTCATATGTTTCTCCTTCATCAATAAACTTAGAAACAAAGTCACATTTTCTAATTCTTCGCCAAGTTCCATCATCATTACTATCAATATCAAATAAGTTATTTGTACAAACAACTAAAGTAAATTGCGGTTCAAATATTTCTGATTCTGAATACAAACCTCTTGCTTGAATAGGATCACCGCCGGTTAACTCCTTCATAATACCTTCATTTAATTTAGCACCTTTTGTAGGCTCTTGCATTACAGCATACCTAATACCTTTTAATTTTAAAACTTCATCAGAAGTACCACCAATTTTATTTCTATTTTCAGTAACAAGTGTAATTGGAACAGTACCTTTATATTCACCCAATGTTACAGACATCAAATCCGCAAGAATAGATTTACCATTGCTACCACTTCCGTGATATACATTGAAAGTTTGATTTTTATTTGCTCCAATTAAACACGATGCCAAATGGTCATACATGTATTTATTTAAATCTTCAATTGGAAATAATTTTACCATAAAATCTTCTATTTCATCAGCAGTCTTTTTAAACTCTTCATTATTTTCATCATATGGAATGTAATTTATCCTTGTAGATTTTGTAATGTAATCTTCTGGATAACCATCTCTAAAAACTTTTTCAGAAAAGTCAACAACACCATTATTGAAACACATTAAATATTTATTTGTATCCATATTTCTAACAAACTCGCCATCATAAAATATCTCTGCTGCTTCACGCATTATATTATTTTTGTCATTAGTTCTTTTTAATTTAATTTTCAATTCACCAATCAATTTAGTTTTTTTTGAAAGAAAGGTTTTTCTCTCATCATCATCTTGATATTCAATCATTTCTTTTTGTAATTGGTCAGTTTTTGTTTCTAATATTGAATATAATTCTTCAGAAATTTTTGAACGAAGACTTAATCCTTTGTCAGAAATCCATCTATGATTTTTAAACTGATACCATATACCTTTTTTATCATAACTAACACAGACAAATTTATCTTTATACATTTGTTTTAATACCATAGCTATGTCATATTCTGTTCCTGTTTCAAAAGCTTTTTCTATATAAAAATCAATAGTGTTTTGCTTAATTTTTTCATATTCATCATAATTATCTTTTCTAACCCAATACATAATTGATTTGCGAGTTACTTTTATTCCACTTTGGTTTGTTTTATGAAATTTTTTCCATAAAGAATATAATTCAGGAATACTATTAAAATCAAAATCAGATGCTTTACTTCTTAATTGAACCCATGATAAGAATAATCTTTCATCAGTATGCTTTAAAGCAAAAGCTACTTGGCGATTTAATACGTGTGAACCAGGTTCATAATATTTTTCTGGTAAAGCTTGCGTAAATTGATGTATCTCGTTTATTTCATATTCATTTGTTTTTAAATTTCTTAACATTAAACTTACCGCTTTTTCTAAAGTTTCTTTATCATCAATATCATTAATAGAAATATATTCTTTTTCTTCAATCTCATTATCCTCATCTACAATCAAATGTATTTTAACTTTACTAGATGCCTTTTTAATTTTTGCTGAACTATTTTCTAATCTTTTATTATATTCATCAATGATTTTTGGATTTATTTCAAATTTTGGATTATTAGGATTTTGAACTGATAATTTTACAAAATTATTTTTCAAGTCAAATTTTGCTACATCTATTTCATCCATTCCATATTCGCCATCAGCTGAATCAATCGATAATTCATAATGATGTGTTAATTCATATGCTTCATTACCAGGTTTTCTGGAACCAAATAATTGCCAATTAATAATACCTTTACTAATGCCTTCATCCAATACAGACTCCCATGTATTTACAATAGGAAGCGTGTCCCAAGTTTCAGCCATTTTTGCAATCATTTTATCACGAATTAAGGTCTGCATTGTATGATCAACTTGCAATCCAATTAACATATGAATTCCATCTTTTGTAACTGATTTATCTTCTAACCTATTTACATTTGGTTTTTCAAAAATAAATACATCAAACGGTTTATTTGGCTCTACTATATAACATTCCTTAAGTACTTCAACATATTCACATATCATATCTGAAACATGTTCTCTCGAATGTTGCCTAGTAGAAACATCATAACTATATCTAAAATCAAAGTCTACTGCCATTGCTAAACCATTTTGTTTTTCAGTCAAATACTCCTTGCATCTTTCTACGAAAATACGCTCATAATATAATTTATGAAATACTGGTAATGTTTCTCTTGGAATTATGTATGAACCTCCATATATGTTGAAATCTTTATGACCAATTCTTGTGTGTGTAATATTATTTGTAACACGATCTTTTTCATTTTTATTAGCACTATGCTTTGCTAAGAATTCACTTAAATCTTTAAATTGAGACGATGTGGTCATTGTTGATGTCATTGTTGTTATAATATAACAACATTTTTCTATTTCATTTTTTTTAAAATTGAATATTATTAATTTTTATAAATTATAATATAAAGAAATTTCTCTATATTATATTTTTTAAATAGATTTAAAAAACTAACACTAGTACTATTTAAGAAATGACAACATTTATATCAAAAGAAACAATTTCTAGATTATTAAAAGATGTAAAACAAATATTAAAAAATCCTCTTACTGAAAATGGCATTTATTATATTCACGATGATAGTGATATGATGAAGGGATATGCTCTTATTATTGGACCTTCTGATACTCCATATTTTGGCGGAAATTATTTTTTTGAATTAAATTATCCGTCTGATTACCCTCATAGTCCTCCTAAGGTAAAATATTGGACAAATGCTAATAATATTAGATTTAATCCTAATTTGTATGTATGTGGAAAGGTTTGTGTTTCACTTTTGAATACATGGCGTGGCGAACAATGGACTTCTTGCCAGACTATTTCTACAGTTCTTCTTACATTATGTACATTACTTTGTAATGACCCATTATTAAATGAACCAGGTGTTGAAAAAAGTCATTTTGATATGAATAGTTATAATGAAATTATAAACTATGCTAATATTGATATTGCTGTTTGTGATATTATTGAAAAAAAAAATGGTGTTTTTATGCCATTTTTTGAAAATTTTTATCCGTTTATAAAAGAAAATTTTATAAAAAATTATGATAATTTAATTGAGTTTTCTAACAAAAAAAATGAAGAATTTAAAAATGGTGCAGTCTATTTTAAAACAGGATATTATTCTATGAATGTAAATGTAGACTATAATAAGCTAATTAACAAGTTAAACCAATGTAAGGAGTTAATTAATTCATAAAATTAATACACTTAATACAATTAATAAAATTTATAAAATATAAAAATTATAAAAAAACTAATAAAATAAAATGTGTAATTAAAATTTACTTTATCAAATGTTGCGTTTTTAAATGATAATAATAAGTTAATACTAATTGTTATTGAATATGCTAAAAATATACAAAATAATATAAATAAAATATGATATACTACAAACATTAAAAAATAAACTTTAGACCCTGAATTATGGTCTTCAAAATCAGGCAAAGTATCCATTAATACATCTCGACCTTTATCATACGACTTAATTCCATGAATTCTATAAATCATAGGATGACAAGAACCTGTGTATATTTTTTTGAATAATTCAAAGTCTGTAAAAAGTAAATAAAACATATGGGGTTCTATATTCATATCTTTTGCTAGGTCTTTCATATAAAAACAACCGATTACTAATGTATCTATATGGTCATTGGATAGATTTAGTACATCGTGGTCTCTAAATGTAGGCTTTCTTATAGTATAATTTAATTTATTTTGAAAGTATAATTCTGTCCACCAACTTTGCATTTCAGCAACTGAAGCAATACTTGCCATTGTTGGTCTAGCGAAACCAATAAATGCTATATTTGTTGTATTTTTTGGTATAATTTTTTTTATAAGCTCACCTTTATATACACTTTCATCTAAAAATGGAAATTGTTTTTTAAATCCTGAAGCGCACACAATTATATCAACATTTTCAATTACTTCTTCTTTTGTATACACTGTATTTCCTTCAATTTTATAAGGATAATAAACTACCTTTGCTTTGTTTTCAAAAATATCCAATAAAAATTCTGTTCTTTTTACAACATATTTTTTAAATAAATTTTCAGGTGTTTCGTTTATTTCACATAACTTTTTATTGCTATGTGTACATTTACCACACTCAAACCCTCTTGTTAAGCCTAAAATAATAGTTCTTCCATAATTGTGCCAAAATTCAGACATTGGTTCCGGCAAAGAATATTCAGCGTAATTTAACTGAGTATCTGTCGGTAAATTTGGTGTTGCTAAATTTTTATGGACAAAACATTTATCATTTATATTTTTAGCTCTTTCTTTGTTAACCTCTAATTCAGAGCCGGTATAAAACCATTCAATATAATTTTTTGTGCTGTAATATAAATCATCTGTATTTGTAGCTATTATATGTCCTATATCAAATGCTGATTCACCACCACCTAATAATAGTACCCTTTTATTTTCAAATTTATTGCGCCAATCTACTTTATTCATTCTTCTATAAACTTCCTCTGTATGTATTAATTCTCCTTTAAAATTCTGGGTTATATCAGGAAATTTTGGAGTTTGATTTAAACCAGTACATACTATTAATTTTTTACAAATTAATTCTTGTCTTGAATTATTATTTTTATTAATATATGTAACAACCCATTCTTCTTCTGTATTTTGTCTACATTTTACAACATGTGAATTATATTGAATATGCTTTTCTAACCCAAACTGTTTTTTATATAAATTTAAATAATCTACATATTGTTGAATTGTAAACCAAGTAGGTATATTTTTATCTATTGGAAAATCACTAAAACCACTCATATGTCTTGATGTACTCCACTTAAAATAATTTTTTTCTTGTATTGTTGAAAACATACCATTACAATCTACACATTTTTCTAAAACAATTACGTTATAATTTTTTTCCGAAAATGTTTTACAAGTTGTTAACCCACTTTGACCTGAACCTATTATACAAATATCATAAAACATAATATATATATTTTAAATATATTGTTATTTATTTATTTAAAATAAAAATGAAATAAATAAATAAATTAAATGTATATTATATATCAAACATGCACTTCTGTTCTAACTGTTCAAATATGTATTATATTCGTATAAATAGTGATGACCCTAATAAACTTGTTTATTATTGTCGTAAGTGTGGCAATGAAGATAAATTATTAGCAATTGAAAATGTATGTGTATCTAAAACATTAGTTAAAAAAACTGAGCAAACATTTAGTCATATTATTAATAAGTATACTAAATTAGACCCTACATTGCCACGTATTAATACTATTTTATGTCCCAATTCAGAATGTCCTACTAATAAAGATGGAGTACCAAGAGAAATAATTTACATTAGATATGATGACAGTAATATGAAATATATTTATTTATGTTCAAGTTGTGATACTGTTTGGAATACAAATGATATTGCTCAAGTAAATTAGGGGCATGTTATTTGTTGTCCAACATTTTCAGGATCAATATTTCCTACTATTAATCTAAAATTTTCTTGGGACTTTTCTTGTAATTCTGTATCAAGATTTATTTCAAATGTTATTGGAGTTGTTGAATAAGTTCTATAAAATTCACTTACTTTTTCAGGTATAGTTTCACGTGGAATTCCTTGAGGAAATTCTGTTTGTATTATATACATAAAATCTGGATTTTCATTTTCGTCCATTACTGGGTATAAATTAAATTTTTTCATAAACTTTTGAGCCATATCTGGGTTTATTACATAAGAAGTTATTTTTCTTATTGGTTCGCCATTTATAGTAATTAAACCTGTTAACATAAATACTGTATATGTCAATAATAAATTATATCTTTTTCGTTGAAAGTCATTATGAGTAAAAGAACGAATTTCTATGTTGTCTCCATTTTTAAATAATTGAAAACTGGATATACAATTATCTCTATAATATAGACAAAATAATACGCATTTAACTTTAGATTTTGTAGGATAAACACTTAACTCTCCTGTCATATCTGACATCATTCCGACACGTATTTCTAATTCAGGACATTTTGCACGTAATAATTCATTTAAGGTTGCTAATAATCCGGATGCGCCACTTATATCAAATAAATTTCCCCCGTAATATTTTTTGTATCTTTTGTGTCGATTATTTTTTTTCGTGTTAAGTCTTTTTTTAATACCTTTTTTTTGTTTTTTTGTATATTTTTTTCTAAGTGTGTTCATATATAATATTTATAATTTAATTTTTATTTTTAAAGAAAATTGAAATTAAAAATAAAATGTAATTTAAAAGTATCTTTAGTTAATATAACAACAATGAGCGACAACGACTATTATTCTGACAGTGATTCTGAAAATTCTTCAGAAAATGAGGAAATAGTAATTCCTTCTAGTAGAAAACCATTATTTAAACCAACTGAGAGTATTAAGAAACATAATGTAGATTTTGATGAGGTTGATGATTCAGAACCGGATGATATAGAACATGAAGAAAGTGATGAAGATGAAAATATTGTAGGTGGTGCTGACTCAGATACAGAACTTGAAGAAGGAGAAATCCGTGATGATGACCCTGATGGTGATGGTGATGATGCTGAAGTTGAACCTGAAAGCGATGAAGATGATGATGAAGATATAGAAATTAATGAAGACGGTGAACCAATCGAGAAAACTCCAGCTGTTAAAGTTTCAAAAACTACTAAAGTTAAAAAGTTACAACTTCCTATCGATGATGATGAAGATGATGATGATGAATACGATGAGAATTATTTACAAAAATTTGATAATGATGTTGTAAAAAATTATGTAAATGATTTTCATCCAGAGTGTTTAAATCATAATTATGATGAAATCGCGAAATTATCTGTTGTCACAAGAAATTATGATGGTATTATTATTGACCCATTACATAGAACTATTCCATATTTAACAAAGTATGAAAAGGCAAGAATTTTAGGGCAAAGAGCAAAACAAATAGAAACAGGAGCAAAGCCACTTGTAAAAGTTCCAGAAAATATAGTAGATTCTTACATTATTGCCGAATTAGAATTAAGAGAAAAGAAAATTCCTTTTATAATTAGAAGACCAATTCCAGGCGGTGGTTGTGAATATTGGAATTTAAGAGATTTAGAAATTATAGCATTTTAACTTAAAAAATATATTATTTAATAACCTACTTAAAGAGGATTATCTACAAAATGAAGGGAAACTTAAAAAAAAGCACTAAAAAAATTCCCTACACGTGTAGTGAAAATTTAATTTTTTTTTTGCGAAAGTTTTTTGGGATTTTCAAAAATGGACAAAAAAAATGTCCAAAATTGAAAACCTTGAATATAATGTTGCAAAAAATTAATTATCACTGCATAATTGAATTTTATCGTAAGGTCACCAAAAAAATAATTTTCATTTTGTTACGATAATTTTTTATATTTTCTTTAAAAAAGAATTTAGGCATTTTTTGTGTAAGTATAAAATAACTGACGCATGACTGACATTTTTGAGAAAAAAAATGCCCAAAAATTTTTTTGTAAAAATTGTGACTTCTATTGCTCTAAAAAATCTAATTTTATCAAACATAATTTGACACTGAAACATTCAAATACTGACAAAATACTGACAAATACTGACGCAAAAAATGCCGAAAATGCCACACCATATAAATATCTTTGTAGTTGTGGAAAGGAATACAAACATCGTCAGAGTTTGTTTAACCACAAGAAAAAGTGTAACACCATACATTTTGAAAATAATAATAAATTAGTTGATTACTTAATGAAAGAAAACTCAGAACTTAAGCATATGATAATTGATGTTTGTAAAAATGTTAATAATACACAAAATAATCATTCATTTAATAATAATTCCAATAATAAAACATTCAATCTACAATTTTTTCTTAATGAAACATGTAAAGATGCTATGAATATTATGGATTTTGTAGAAACTGTTAAACTACAGTTGTCGGATCTTGAAAAAGTTGGAGAAGTTGGTTATGTAGATGGAATTTCTAATATAATAGTTAAAAATTTAAATGCTCTTGATGTTGAAAAAAGACCTGTTCATTGTACAGATAAAAAGAGAGAAGTTTTATATATTAAAGATCAAGATAAGTGGGAAAAAGAAGATGAACAAAAGAAAAAAATACGCAAAGTAATTAAAAAAGTCGCAGATAAAAATATGTGCTTAATTCCAAAATTTAAAGAAGAACACCCTGATTGTGGTAAGAGCACTTCACCTTATTCCGACCAATATAATAAATTAATTATAGAAGCAATGGGAGGTTCTGGAGATAATGATTTTGAAAAAGAAAATAAAATAATCAATAAAATATCTAGTAATGTTATAATTGATAAAACTAAATTTTAATTTTGTTCAGTTTTTATTTTGTATGCAAAATATATGACTTCTTTTTTTGTTGGAGATAAAACAAAACCTCAATTTTTAGTTGAAGTATCAAGCAAAACAAAAGATATTGATATTTATAAACCAGATAAGGTTAGTAAAAACGAAGAATTTTTTGATAAATATTATTTAGGGGAAACAGTATTAAGTGAAAAATATGATACTATACTATTTACTAAAAAGGTTTCTCCATATAAAAAATATAAATATACTCCTGAGATGATAATAAAAATAAAAGATAAATATATATTAGTTTCTGAAAAAATTTCAAAAATAAAACAGAAATAGGTCTCAAATAATATATTAAATTAAATAATTAAATAATTAAATATATTAAATATATCTTGTAAACTATTTAAATGTCTGACTTAAATGTATTAACCAAATTATCAGAACAGTTAATAGATGTCATAAAAAAATTTAATATTTTTGAAAAAACTGTAGAAATTAAAAAATCTGCTTATGGAATTTTTTTATTTACTACAATAATGACTGTTACTGTAATAGTTAATGGAATTTATACTGATTATAAAATAAATGTTTTAACCAATGAAGTATTTGATATAGAAAACAAAATAATAATATTAGATAAAAAATTAGATAAAGTATTAGAAAATAATAAACAAGTATATAAAATTCTAGAAGAAAATAATGTATTACTAAAAAAATGTATCGAAAATCAATTTTTGTATATATGCAACTTAAACAATACTGAAGTAGAAAAGTTTAATAATGAACTTACTAACAACATAAAAGAAGATAAGAAAGAAAAAGGAGAGAAAGAAGAAAAAAAGGAAGAATATAATGAATTATTGGATGAATGTTATGATATTATACCTTGTAATAATTCAAAAAAAATTACCGGATTTAATAAATTTTTGAATTGGACTTAAATTAATTTCATATTTTATAATATATATTTTTTATAGTTTAAATACATATATTATAAAATTTAATATATTATGAAAGTCGCTTTATGTTTTATAATTAACTATGAACATATTTTGAATAAAGAAAAATTATGGAAAGAATGGATAGAACCTAACAAAGATATAGTCAATATTTATTTTTATTATAAAGATTTAAAAAAAATAAAATCAAAATGGATTATGGAACATACAATTCCGCCAAATTATATAAATGAAACTAGTTATTTTTATGTAATACCAGCTTATTTATCTATTATGGAATTCGCATTAAAGCATGATAAAGACAATAATTGGTTTTGTATGTTGACGGATTCTTGTTGTCCCATAATTTCACCTAAAAAATTTAGATACTTATTTTATAACTTTTATAACAAAAGTTTTATGAGTTGGAAACAAGCATGGTGGAATATTGAATTTCATAAAAGAGCTAATTTAAGTAAACTTCCAAAAGAACTTCATTTAGCAAATGATCCTTGGTTTGTATTAAAGAGAGAAAATGTTTTACAAGTATTACAATTTATAAAATTTAAACAAGAAATTACAAAAATAATATGTAGTGGAGGATTAGCAAATGAAAGTTTATTTGCTATTATTTTGTATTGTTATAAACAATTGGGACCTAATAGTCTAGTCATGTCAGCTGTTACTCATATTACAGATTGGAGTAGAATGACTAGTTCAACTAGTCCATATTTGTTTAAAGAAGAAAATGAAAAAGATATAAAATTTTTTGAAACTGAATTAGAAAAAAATAAATATGCTATGTTTATTCGAAAAATAGCACCAGAGTTTCCAAATGAAATATTAGAACATTATATCTATGAACATAATAAAGTAATAGACGATAAATTGGTTATCAAAGAACCTAGTATTTTTATTTATAATAGGTATAAAAATAAATTCATATTTATAGCGCCTTATCTTTTATTTTTTATATTTATTTATTTTTTTTATTATTATTTAAATTAAAAGAACTATATAAAACTTAAATATAAATTTTTATTAATATTATGAAATTACATTATTTATTTTTATCTATAGTTCAACCTGATAAAATAATTAAAAATATAAATCTTCCATCATGTAAAAATTGTATTTATTATAAACCTAGTAGGGATGATAGTGATTTTATATCAACATTTAGCAAATGTGCGAAATTTGGTGTGAAAGATATTATTAGTGGTAAAGTAACATATGATTATGTTGAATTTTGTAGAAAAGATGAAACTAAGTGTGGAAATGAAGGAAAATATTTTGAAGAAGAAGAGAATATAAATTGGAAAATAGTTAAACATAAAATGATGAACAATTTTTCATATAACTTATCTATATTCATGTTAATAATAACTTTATATATAAAGGTTTTATTAGGAAAATAATATAATAACAATATTATAATAATATATAATAATGTTTTTTCAAACTTTGTTTTTGTTGTGTTTTTCAGTAGTTTCAGCCTTAAATCAATTGTCATTTAGTGGAGGAGGTTCACTTGGCGCTATTGAAATTGGTATAATTAAAAAATTATCTGAAGGAGGATTAAAAAAATTTGATTTATATACTGGAATTTCGGCAGGTGCTTTAAATGCTGGCTTATTATCATATTTTAATAACATTGATAATGGTATAAACATAGCTGAAAAAATTTATTCAAATTTAAAAAATCGTATGGTTTATAAAATATTACCCACGACTGATTTATCTTTATTAAATACTGAACCATTATTTAACACATTATATGATATCATAAGTAAAATGCCAAATGAACCTGTAATTCATACATTATTAGGAACTACAAATTTATATAGTGGAAACTTAGATGTTTACTCATTTGAAGATAATGATACCTTAAATAAGGTTCATTTAATGATGGCATCTTCTGCTATTCCTGGTTTATTTCCACCTATTACGTATAATGGTAACTTATATGCTGATGGTGGGATATTAAGTAATGAATTGCTTCAAGTAGAAAATAACAAAAGTGATTATATAAATATAACATACATAACACCTTATGAGGGCTATATTTATGATGATACACCTATAGTATCATTAAAAGATATTTTAAAAAAAACAATATCTATAGTAACATCTAATTTTAATAATCCATTATCAAGTATAAATCAAAATTGTAGAACTCCTATTGGAGAGATTAATAAGTATTTTGTAAAATCAGAATATTTAAAGGGTTATAATATATTAGATTTTGAACAAGGTGGAAAGCTAATTGATATTGGATATAAATATGTAGAGCATAAAAAATATAATTTATGTTGAAATTTATTAAATTTTTATATTTAAAATTTAATATTTAACATTTCCATCTATTGCCACACGGTATACACTGCACAAAGATGGTCATAGGCTCATCAGCACTCCGCGTCTGCATTTGATAATATGTACATTTATTTTCTTTACATTTGCGACAAGTAAACGTATCAGTAGCAGCAGAAATATTTGTTTCAAACTTATTTTTATCACGCTTAACTTTTGCTTCAATTAATTCAGCCCATTTTTCAGGACATAATTCTTGATGTGTCATAAAGGCAACAACATGTGGTTTTATACTTCCATCTTTAATATGCTGTAAAACATCGCCTGTCAAATTTGTAATAATACTACGTAAATGGTCTAAATAAATTTGAACAAAATGTTTATTATCCCATTTTTTTACAATTTTACGTCTTTCAGCTTCTTTTAAACAATAATTAAATATTCCCTTTTCAAGATTACTGCTATTTTTTTCATTATTTAAAATGTTATTTATTTTTTGTCTAATATTAGACCTAAATGTATCTGGATTTCCTATTTTGATAGACATTCTGTATTGATTTAATTAACATAATTATATTTAAATCAATATCAATTTTATTTTATTCTTTATCAGAATCATAATCATATGCTTCTTCACTTAATTCAGAGCCTAATTCTTCTATAGTTAAGTCGGTATCTTGTTTTTGTTTATCAGCTTCATCTGTACCAGATGAATATTCTTCACTTTCTTCTTCAGAAACTTCCATGTCAGAACTAGTATCATCTTCTTCTACATCACTACTATCAACCACAAATCCATCTTTTAAATAACCTTGTTTTGTCTTCTTTTCTTTAGGTACATTGGCTAATTCATCTTCTTCTTCTTCATCCGTAATGGCAGTAACTGCCAAATCTTCAAATCCTCCAAATAATTTTTCATAAATTTTATTCCATAAAGATAAAGATAAATCAGTATAAGTTTTTACTCCATTTTTTTTATTATAAGCTAAAATAGCACAACTACCAAAAAAAAGTTTCGTGTCAATGGGTGGCGGAAAATCATACTTGTTTTCGGAATTAGCACGACCATTTGTCTTGGCAAAAACCTCAATAAAATATTTTTCACCATCAGATTTAGTTGACCATTCAACTTGTTTTACAAAATCTTCACTTTTTTTAAAGCCACATTTTTTAAATAATTCTTCTCCTTTAAAATCTTTAATCGAAAGCAACTTTAAATTTCCATCTTTTTCAACAATTATAATGCTTAATGGTTGCGTCATTACTAATAATAATAATAAATTGAATAGGTTTAAATAGTTTATATATATTAATAATAATGAAAATTTATATAAATAATTTCAATTTATATATTTTACCTGATGTATTAGAATTATTAAATGAAAAAATAGTAAAAACTAAAACTAATATTCAAGTATATTCAATAGATGGTATTTATAGTGTAGAAGAAAAAACGACAAAAAAGTTAAATTATTTTGATAATAACATTACAATATTAAAAAACTATTATAACAATATTACATTAATTGTAGACCCTTCATATTACACAACTGAATTAGTAAATTACATAAATCCAGAACATATATCTAGAAAAATAATAAGATATTTTTTTGAAATAGAAAAAAATTCAAAATTGAAATTAGTGATAGAAGGAGAGATTGTTGAAGATATAAATCAAAACGAACATGATATAAATCTTTGTGATATGTATTTTGAATTACCGAACAATATTGACATAAATGATGCATTTGTTAAAAAAGAAATAATTGTGTTTTTATCTCTCTTAAACTAATATAATAATATAATATGTTATATTGGACTATTCAAATTACAATTATATCAATTGTATTAATAATTTTAGTACATCATTTAATTAATTTTTTTAAATCTACACTAACCGTTCCGAAAATAAAAGATTTAGTAAATACACCAAATAAAAAATATGAAAATATGTATAATATTATAAATAATAATTCGAATAATAATTTGAATAATAATTTAAATACTTCTACAAATGAAGCATATAATTTAATAGACTTAGTGCCAAAAACAGAAGAACCTACAATGAAAAATGAACTTAAAAATTTCTTAAAAAAGCAATTACATAGTTCTAATAATAGTGGCACTGATATATTAGCTTTAGATACAATGACTGATACCAATTCATATTCTATTTATAAAAAAGAGTAAATGATATAAAGATATAATATTAATTATTATAAATGTTGACACATAGTGAAAAAGAGAATTTATTAAGTAATTTTCCTAATATAAAACTTTCTTATGAAAATATTACACATAAGAAAGTTTATAATTATGATTATATTGTAGCTATACCGTATGGAAAAAAATGTTTTGCTTGGTTTACAACATTGAACGATAAAACAGTTTGTTTAATAATGGAGTTAACAAATAATAAAAAAATAAACGATATTAAAATATATAATGCTTGTTTTTCAAACGAACTCGCATATGGTACGATACTTTATGGAACAGTTATATATAACTCACAAAATAAATTCTTTTTAATTGAAGATATATTTAGTTATAAAGGAAATGTTATAGATAATGAAAATTGGGGGGAAAAGTTAATTAAAATTAACGACATGTTAAAAAAAGAGTTAAAACAAAAATCATATAATAACTCTTTTATAGTTTTTGGGTTGCCTTTAATGTGTAAAAGTAATGAAGAATTAGAAACAAAACTTACATCTATAAAATATGATATAGACATTATTCAATTTAAAAATTTTAATAATATAAATAATTTTTTGGTTAAATATTATAAAGACTATATTGAAAGCAAAGTCATAATAGAAAAAAGAAAAGAAACACCAAGAAAAGAAACACCAAGAAAAGAAACACCAAGAAAAGAAATAGTAGAAAAAGCAAATGTCAATAATGCTATATCAAGAGAAAAAGAAATAGTATTTTTAGTTCGTCCTGATATTCAAAATGACATATATTATTTGTATTGTTTAAATAATGAATTAAAAGAAGAGCAATATTGTATAGCTCATATACCAAATTATGACGTAAGTGTAATGATGAATAAATTATTTAGAGTTATTAAAGAAAATACAAACTTAGATGCATTAGAGGAAAGTGATGACGAAGAAGAATTTGAAAATGAAAATATTGATAAATTTGTTTATTTAGATAAATCATATAAAATGGTTTGTAAATATAATTATAAATTTAAAAAATGGGTTCCAATTAAATTAGCACGAGAAGAAAATACAATTGTCAGCTTACACCAACTTAAAAATATGTGTAAATTCCATGAACAAAATAGAAAGCGTTAGAATATTATATATTTATATAATATATGTCAGCAGGTTCAGGAGCTTCTAATCTAGGTTATGGTAAAATAGCTCCATTAAGTAATATTAATGGAGGATATGTAAATGTAGATAACTCTAATAGTCCAGCTACATTTGGAAGTAATCAAATATCAGGTCTTCCAGGTTTAGCAGGAGCAAAAAATAATATAGATGCTGCGGCAGGAATTGTACCAGGAATTTGTTTATTTAAGGGTGGAGCAAAAAAATTTAAGAGAAAAATAAAAAATATCACTAAACATTATAAGAAAATGAAAGCTGGAAGTAGAAAGATGCGAAGTTTAAAAAGTAGGCTTAGAAATAAAATGATGACCAGAAAATTTGCTAGAAAATTTGCGGGTGGTAGAAAATCTAGACACCGTCATAGAAAAACTTATCAAAAAGGAGGTTATTCACAATACCAAAATAATTTACCATTAACTCCAACATATCAAGTAGCAGGTGTAAATTTGCCATCAAGTCAACTAGCTTTAGCAAACCCACCACCCATTACTAGATTAAGTAATTGTGTTAATTGTGTAGACAATTATAATCATTATACTAATAAAGGCTTCCCTAGCAGAGGGCATTAAATTTTATATTATTTATATATAAAATATATAAAATATATAAAATATATATAATATATATAAATGAAAACAAAGCGTGTTTTTTCAAAAAAAAAGCAAACAAAAAAGCAAGTAAAAGAAATAATTAGTGAAAACGGAAATTTAGAAAAAATTCAAAAATTTTTAGGTAATATGAAAAGCAAAATAAACAAATGTCCTTACGTTATAGACATATTTAAAAATGGTTCAATAAGTAAAAACGCAGCAGGCATGAGAGTTTCTGAAGTAGGTTCTCAAATAAAAGAAAATTATGGACAATTATTTTTTTATGATTTAGTTGATAATGCTATGAGAGTTCCTCATTGGCATTCAGATGGACACGAAATCGGTTTAGTTTTAGAAGGTAAAATTAGAGTTACTATTTGGAATGGAAATGAGTGTGAAAAACAAGTTTTTACTGCCGAAAAAATGGGTTCATGGTTTATTCCTAAAGGAACTTTACATTGTTTAGAAAATTTTTCTGATGAAAAATCTAAATTCTTAGTTTGTTATGATAATCCTGATACTGCAGATAGAGATTTTATTGATGCTTGGGAAGCAATGCCAAGTGAAATAATATGTGCATCTACATTTATATCTCCAGAAGATGCTTCTATTATTAAAAGACAACAATTAAGAAATCGTCTAAGTAAATTTGAACCTACTAAACATTTAGCAGAAAAAGTAAACCATTTTAGCGCATATTCAAATAATTTTAATTATACTGAGCCAACATATTTAAGTAGTTTAGGAGAGATTAGGAGAATTGACCCTAAAAATACTGTACATATGATAGATAAAGCTTGGCAAAAAACTATTTTAAAACCTGGTTCACTTCGTATACCACATTGGTATACTAGTTCAAATGTTCTATTATATGTAAACAAAGGTTCTGGATTTGTATCTATGTTAGATTCAATTGGAGATGGTGCTACAGAAAAAAGTTATAATTTTTATATTAAACAAGGTAATGTTTTAGCATTACCTGTAGGATTTTTTCATTGTATTTTAAATATTGAAAATGAAGACTTAGAATTTTATGAAGCTTTTATGTCAGGAAATACTAATGAAATTTCAATATTAAAAGGGATCCAAGCTCTATCAAATGACGTAGCTTCTGGTGCATTAGGATTATCAAAAGAACATTCTCAAATAATGTTAAGTAAAAAAGCACCTGATTTTATTGTTAGATTTTAATTTTTTATTGTTAGTAAACATTTACCACATAAATATTTATCTTTAGGTTTGTCTTCTACTTCATCAACTTCTTCTTCCGTATCCGAATCATTTGTAATACTTTTATCAGTTGAACTATTGCTTTTTTCTGATATAGCTTTTTTGGAAACTTTTTTTGTATTACATTCTTTAGCTCCTGATAAATTGGGAGTATATAAAATTGTCCATTTACTAGTATCTGGTGAATAACTTTGACTTGTTGTATAAATTATTTTATAATTTTCTTTTTTATAAAATGTTTTTCTCTTGCGCCATTGATTTTGAAATAAATCATGATTATCAATGATATCAACTACAATTGGACTACTATGTTTCTCTCTAAGTATACGTCCAACACTTTGTTCTATATCTGTTTTAGGTGTAGCCATAATTAATGTAGTGAGAGTTTTGATATCAAGTGCTTCTGCTGCCATAGCATAAGTAGCAATTACTATCTTTTTACCTTCTGTTTCTTTTAATGCTGTTTCTTTCATTCCACCAACATAATATCCAACAGTTGCTATGTTCCTATGTGATACTGCGTCGTGTAAATATTTTAAAAGATTTTTATTATGAGCTAAAATCATTATTTGCTGATTTGGATTTTGTTCTAACATATTAGAGAGAACCTGTAATATAAATTCACTACGTCTATTATATTCACATAATTTAGATATCATAGTACTATAAGCCGGATTTCCTCTATAGTCTGTTTTTACTTCATTAAATTCATCATCGTCTACTTCATATTTAATACCATGTACAACTACTTCTCTCGCTTCATCTCTTTTTCCTTTAAAAATTACTTCACCAAGAAACATTTTAAATACTTTTGTTGTTCCATCTTTACGATTCATTGTGGCAGATAATCCAAGCATATATTTTGTTACTAATTTGAATAATGAATTTGAAAAAACTTCACTCGAAATATGGTGTACTTCATCTATAATTGTTAGACCAAAACTTACAAAAATAGAAGGTGGATATTCTTTCATTGAGAGACTTTGAAGCATTCCAATAACAATATCTTTATTATCAATATCAATTATAGGACCTTGTATTTTCCCTATACGAGCTTTCGGTAAAAATTGTTGAATTCTCTCTATCCATTGATTCATTAAAAATTCTTTATGAACAATAATAAATGTCTTTTTATTGAGACGAGATATGATATTAAGTGCTAAACACGTTTTTCCGAATGCGCAAGGAAGTTCTAGTAAACCGCCACCAAAACCAACTTTATTAACGTGATTTACATAAGTTTCCACGACAGGTATTTGACCATCACGTAATTGTCCGGCAAACTCTAAATTTATATCATTACCTTCACTAATTTTATATTGTTTAGGAACTCCATAATTTTCAATTCCATAATAATGTGGTACATAAAATTTGTTAGCCGATTCCCTATATGCTGGGAATGTTTTATTTCCATCGGAATTATTTAGTGGTGACCCCATAACAAATGGTTTAATAGTTAAATCATTTCTTATTTTTTTTTGTTTTTCAATAGTAAGTTCATTTTTAGATATGGTATAACCTTTTGGTCCTAAATAAGTATTAAGTATCATTAATATTTATATTATTTAGTAAATAATGTTTATATCCTTTTGATTAAGTTTTTATAAGTTATATAAATAAAAATCTATCAATATGATATATGGAAAGTTTTTCTAGTTTATTAAAAAAAGAACATAGAGGCGAACTTATTTTGGTAATATTATTTATTATTTATTTGGTTTTAGGTTTAAAAACACCTGAACCAATCGCTAATATAATAGATACTTTAGTTGGTAAAATAGTAATATTCATAATAGTAATTTATTTATTTATGAATTCTAATCCAATTTTAGCTGTTTTATCCATATTTGTTGCTTTTGATTTAATAAGACGTTCTTCATTATCAACAGGTTTAGGAGCTCTTCAAAAATACGCACCTTCAGAAGAGAAAAAAATGTCACAATTTACAGCATTTAATCAATTTCCTTATACTTTAGAACAAGAAGTTGTCGCAAAAATGGCACCAATAGCCCGCTCAGGTTCTTCACTTGTTCCAGCATCTTATAAACCTTTGTTAGATAACCTTCACGACGCTGCCCCTTTAAATAGTTCAAACTAAGTAGTTCAAACTAAGTAGTTCAAACTAAGTAGTTCTAATTAAATAATTAATAGTTATAATATATTTTATTAATTATTTCTATTTTGCTTATTATATATAGAATCTACTAACTTAGATTCCTGTCTATTTTTATAAATATCTATTTTTGTTTTAATTTGTTCAGTTTCTATTTTCAAGCTTACTTGTTTTTTTTCCAAATCTGTAATAGATACTGTTTCTTCATTTAATCTTTGTTCAATTAAACCAGTTTTCTTTAAATTTACTTTCCATGGATTACTCATTATATAAATAAGTTTATTATTTTATTTATATTACACATAAAATATTATACGCATATATTATATATATGTCAAGTTTTTTTCAAAGCGTAAAACAACAAGCGAATGCTGGACTTGCTTCAGCACAACTCAAAGCAAATGCTGCGTTTGATACGGCAAAAGCTAAGACAACACAACAAAACAATTTTTTTAAATTATTAAAAGATGCGGATACCCTTAGAAATGAAAAAAATATGCCAGAATATAACATGATCTTGAAACTAATACAAGGATTACAAACTGATCAAGATTTTCTTAACAAATATTATTTTTCAGATACACGAAATCCAATATATGCAACCACTTATCATGATATTCTTACTTTACTAAAAAGTATATTCCCTGAGCAACCAGTTAGAACAGGTGGTGTAAAAAGTAGAAAAAATAAAAGAAAAGTTAACAAAAAAACACGTAGTTCTCGGGCGTAGTTCATTAATTTTAGATGTTAGTAGTGATTTTTTATGATTGACTAGAAATAACTGAAGGTATTTTTACTGAGCCTTTTGTAATAAATGAGTAAATATAACTAAAAACTAAAAATACAATAATAAATACAATACAACCAATTAAAACTTGAAATATTATTTGTACTGTTGGACTTTCTAATAAATTGGATAAATTATATGTAGGTGAATTTTTTGCGTATTCAACTCCGGTTTCTTCTTCTGATGAACCTGTAGGTTTACATGAAATATAAATTCCATCTCCTAAAGATGTACCAGTATTTGGTCCTGAAGAGTTAAAAAATAATGGCCCTCCAATCATAGGAAGAGGAAATGGTTTTATCACTTGACTAAGTGTAGTTAATGTGCTACTATTTAATGGGATAGCGTATAATATTCCATACATAATCCATACATTTTTACCATTATCTGTGTAACTATAAAATGGTTTTGATGGAACAATATTCTGTAGCGTAAAACCATTGATACTTATATTAGTTTTTTCACTTTGTGCTGGCGCATTTGTTGACACACTTTGAATTATTTCGGTTATTAAATTTGATGCTGTAGAAGATTCTGATGATGCTGATATAGGTATTCCAACATATAACGTTGGCCCTCCAGTAACTGATGTATGTTCAATTACAATTTCTGCCGACGCTTGAGAGCCATTAAAGATGTGAATGGATGGGCACGTGATTGATATATTTCCTACGTTATATTTTTGATTATTATATGTTACTGGTGAAGTATTATTATTGTCACACGTTAAATTAATCATTACTCCCTGATTATTTGCTGTTAAATTAGTTTCAGGATAATTAAAATTATAAGCACATTTTAAATCACATTTTCCTTGAACATTATTACTTGATATATTAATATTGTCGTTATTCATTAATATAACTATATAAATAAAAATATTAATTTATTTATATAGAAATGAAATTAACTAAAGGTAAAATATCAAAATTATACAATAAAAAAAAACAAAGTTTAAAAAGAAATAATAAGAAAAAGACTTCAAACAAAAGAAGGACATTTAGAAGAAAACAAAAAGTAAACTTGGCTAGAAAATCATTAAAAAACATAATTTATAAGAAATATAAAGGTGGTGTTGCAAATGAAAATAATTTGCCTAAAGTTGTAAATAATGATACACCTGTTGAAAAAACAACAGAACCAGTATCATCTACGCAAGTAGAGCCAAAACCAGAAACACAAGTTGAAACTACAACAGAAAAACAAGTTGAACCAAAACCAGAAGCACATGTAGAACCAAAACCAGAAGCACATGTTGAACCAACTACAGAAGCACAAGTAGAGCCAAAACCAGAAACACAAGTAGAACCTTCTACAGAAAAACAAGTAGAACCAAAACCAGAAGCACATGTTGAACCAACTACAGAAGCACATGTAGAACCAACTACAGAAAAACAAGTTGAACCAACTACAGAAAAACAAACTGAACCACAAACTGAACCACAAGTAGAACCAACTACAGAACCACAAGTAGAGCCAACTACAGAAGCACATGTAGAACCAACTACAGAAGCACATGTAGAACCAACTACAGAACCACAAGTAGAACCAACTACAGAACCACAAGTTGAAGAACAAACTGAACCACAAGTAGAACCAACTACAGAAGCACAAGTAGAACCAACTACAGAACCACAAGTAGAACCAACTATAGAACCACAAGTAGAACCAACTACAGAACCACAAGTTGAAGAACAAGCTGAACCACAAGTAGAGCCAACTACAGAAGAACAAACTGAACCAACTACAGAAGAACAAACTGAACCACAAACTGAACCACAAGTAGAACCAACTACAGAACCACAAGTAGAGCCAACTACAGAAGAACAAACTGAACCACAAGTTGAACCACAAGTAGAACCACAAGTTGAAGAACAAGCTGAGCCACAAGTTGAAGAACAAACAGAACCACAAGTTGAAGAACAAACAGAACCACAAGTTGAAGAACAAGCTGTAGAACCAACTACAGAACAACAAGTTGAACCACATCAAGAAATGTCTGAACAATCTAATAATAATTTATCTACCGCAGTTGATACAATTATTAATATTATTGCTGATAAAGTTTCACAAAAAGTATCAGAAAATATGTCTTCTCAAGACACTAACAATATACAAAATGGGTTTGATACAGTAAATAATACAGCACAAAAAATGGCTACAACTGGTGGAAAAAAGCGAAAAACCCGTAAATTTAAACTTACACGAAAAAATAAAACTAAGCATAATAAAAAAAATACTTAGAAATTTATTAAACCTATAATTATGATGAAATTATTATTTATAATGTTAACTAAATTTTTTATAGCTAGTTGTTTACATTTATCACATTATCAAATGAACCTAATTGTAAATTTAATTAAAAATCCAAATTTGAATTTAAATCAAAGAGAAAAAATAAATTATATATTATATAAGTCTTACGAAAAATGGGCAATAAAAAAGGCAGTTGAGTTTAAAAAATATCATTATTATAAATGCAAAAATATTGACAAAAATGAGTTAATATTATATAGTAAACTAGGTTTATTTAAATCGATAAAAAAATATAATGGAAATTCTTCTTTTATATATTTTTCAGAGTTTTATGTAAAAAAGGAATTATTAAATGTATTAACAAGTCATTTTTCATTAAGCATTATACCTAAAAGTATAAGAACAAAAAATAAAAACAATTTTTCAAAACAAGATTTAATTGAATATCAAAAAAAACTAGAACCTCAACTAATAAATTATGTAAATAACTATGTATTTGATAAATCACATAATTCAAATCAATATAATAAATTAGATGAAATTATAAAACATGAATCACTATTAAATTTATGGGAAAGTATAAATAATTTAGACCCATTTTTAAAAAGAATTATTTATTTAAAGTATGACTATGAGTTCAAAAAAATACGGAGCAATAAAATTATAAGTGAATTAATGTGTTGTTCAGAAGAAAATATTAGAATAAATTTAAACAATTTATTATTAAAAATACCTCTTAATAGAAGTTAAATATTTTAGGTTTTACCAAGTCCTTGTGAAAATTTTTTAGCCATATCCATCAAGCCCGCCATTCCACCGTTATCATTCATACCTTGCATCATTCCCTGCATTTTTTCAGCCATAGGCATCATTTTTTCAACTAGTGGTTGCATAACCTTCATTGATTCGGCTAAATCCATTTGTTGTTTCATTAATCTTTGGGTATCATCTGTCAAACTTTTAATGCCATCATTTCCAAGAATTTTATTTAATTCATCATAAGCATTTTCTATTGTTGATGCGTAATCAATTTTAGATTGTCCATTTTTAGCGCGTCCAACCTCGAAGTGTTCATCATTTTTAATATTAGATGAACTTACTTCACTTTTATTTGTATCAGTTCCAGGTAATACTGGTGTTTCTGTATTTTTTTTATCATCATTAATTTTTTGAATAGTATTACTATAATTTGTATCAGGTTTTTGTGGAGTACTATTGTTTTCTAGCCCTTCAATATGATAATTATTTCCCTTTACAGCAAACAAATTAACAATAATTAAAGGAACTCCTAAAACAATAATCATATTTTTACTAAAGTATCTAACTAAAACAGCTAATATTATAAAAAATATTACATTGTTAAAGTTTCCTACAACCATATATCCGATTACATTAAATAAAGCAAGTATGGCTACTATATTTAATACCCACTTATTTGTAAGGATTTTTGATACAGTCGAATTAATCTTCATTATATATATATTATTTAAAAAAAATTGATTAAATATTTAATATAAATAAATTAAATATATAACATTATGCCGAATTTAGATATAATCTCAGACGACGATACATATAGTATCTCTGACTATGATACTGATGATGAGGAAGAGTACCGTGAAAACATGTATGATAGTGATACTGATGATGAAAGTTCTACAAAGTATAATGTTATACTTTGCGAACTTCATAACATAAAAATACATGGTTCAGTTGATGATATAGATTATACCAATATTAATTATCTTGTTCATTGTAGATTTAAAAAATTAAATATGAATTATATTTCTGGTTTCATTGAGCAGTTAGAAAATTATTACACTGAGTTAAATTCTACAAATAGTAATACGTTAAATCATAATATTTATAGAAATTATAGAAATATTATATCAAGCGGTAGTTATATTAAACCAGAAATAGCTGAATGTATTTATTTAGAATCTGGTTATTGTATAGCCATTTTAAAAACATTTTGGATTAAAATAATACAACGTAAATGGAAAAAAATTTTCGCAGAGAGAAATAGAGTACAAAAAGAAAGATGTGAATTAAAGGCGTTAAGGTTTCGAGAATTAAATGGGATATGGCCAAATTATTGTCGTCATTTTCCAACTCTTAAGGGAATGTTAAATTGATAATGATGGTGATGGTATTTCTTTATATTTATTTTTAAAAAAATTATTATTATCAAATGGAATATAATTAATTATTTTTTCTTGTTCTAAGTCTAAATTTTTCCATATTAAATTGATAATTCTTAATGAAAGTGTTACTTCTCTCTGTTTAACAAAATTATATGTTTCAGATTTTTTATATTTTAATATTCTAATAAATTCATATGACTTTTGTGTTAAATTGAATTTATCTTTAATAATTTGTAATGTTTGACTATAGTTGTATAATAAGTCTTCATAATTAATTAAATAAAAATTATCAACTTTGGTAGGCATTACATTTATTAAAAAATTATTTTTCACTTTTCTTAATTCAAATATGTTTTTATATTTTTGGTTATTTAAATAATTTAAATCTTTTGTAATTATTTTATTTTTAGGTAAATTTGTTTTATTATTAATCATAAAAATATTATTATTATTTCCAAAAAAATTATTATTTGTGTTTTTTCTCTCTTCAACTGAATAAAATTCATTTAAAAGAAATTTATAAATACTTTTTTTATTAACTTCTGGAACATGATGAAGTTCTTTTGAAAATGAATTTAGCCAATATATAGGGTCTCTAATTATACCTATAAATAAAGTTTCTTTAGCATTTGGTGTATTATAATTATTATAACAAAAAAAATGTTTGTTACCATATTCAGATGTATATTCTAAGTTAAAATTTTTTGATATAGCTTCCTCTAAAAAATTTGTACCACTACATCTTTCACCTAATATTGCGAATTTTTTAATTGTTTGTGGCATTTAATATTATATAAAATATATTATTAAATGTAATATTTAATTTATTATTAAATTTAAATACTAGAACTACTTTTTCTAACACTACTACTACTTTTTCTAACACTACTACTACTTTTTCTACTACTTCTTCTTTTAGTTCCACTGCTACTTCTACTTCTAGTTTTGGTTATTTTTGTTCTGATGATATAACCTCCTTTTTTATTTTTATAAACATAACCTCCTTTTTGTTTTCTAATTTTTTTTGTTTTGTTTCCTCCTTTAATTTTAAAACTAGCGCCGTCAGGTTGTAACGTAATTCCTACAAATTTGTTTTGTATATTTCTAATATTTGTTGGGTCAGTTAAATTAGGGTCAGAATGTCTAGCATCTAAAATTGCCTGAATTGCTTGATCATATTTATTACCAGGTACACGTACTTGCGCGCTTTTTCCTCTTAATTTTGGTACTAATTCGCTTACTAAATAATTAGTGCCTCCAATACTTATTGACGGGCTAGCTGGTGGTGGAGAAGCTGAAGGAGGACCTATAGGTGGTACTGACGAAGAAGCAGCGGCTGATGACGAAGAAGAAGCAGCAGGTCCAGGTCCAGAACCAGGTGATGGTGGAATAGCTCTAGGAGGTGGTATTGAAGCATTTATTTTTTGAATAGATTGTGTAATTTCAGTTAATAATCCTATAATATTATCTTGGTCCATATCGTTTGGACGTGAAGCCAATAGCTGATTTACTTTATCCGAAGCACTATTTAAAGCAGCAATAGCATTTTTAACACTTCCTTCTAAATTATTATTTAAATCAGTTAGTCGTGTAACCTCAGCAGTTAAATTATTAATTTGTTCTGTATTATGTTGTATTTGTGTTTGAAGTGTTGCGTAATCTACTTTGGCAGCTTCTATTTTTTGGTTACACTCAGCCAACTGTTGATTTAATGTTTGGATTTGTGCATTATTTGCGTCTGTTTCTGCTTTACATTTTGCTTCAAGGTCCGCAATTACTTTTAAATGATCTTGTTGTTGTTGATTACCTTTAGTATTAATTTCTGCTTTTAAAGCATCTAATTCTTGTTGAAGTCTTTGATTATTAGTTTGTAAGTTTGCTATCTGCGTTTCTAAATTAGTTTTTTCAGTATTATATTGCCCTTGTAAATTTGCTAATTGTGTTTGTAATTGTCTATTTTCTTCTGTTAAATCTTGAATACGCTTTTGATTAGTTCCAATAGAACCAGAATTATCTGAAATTTCTTTTTCTAAACCCAATATTCTATCTCTTAAATTATTCATAGTTCCAACTAAAGCTAAAACTTGATTTTTTATTTCAGTTAAATTTCTTAATACATTATCTGTAAATGTTTCTCTTTTTCTAAGAGTATCAGTAATCCCAGTATTTAAACCATCTAGTCTTGTAATACTATCTTGTAATTGTTTTAAAAAATCACCCATATATATATATAAATTTATTTAAAAATATAATAAAATAAGAAGTTTTTATCTTTTTAAATTAGAGTTAACAATATTAGCATCATTCATTATACTATCTAAACCCTTTTTGATTGTGTTTATTTCGCGAATAATTTTCTGTTGTTCAAATACAGCATCTTCAATATTGTGCTTAGTAAGATTTCCAGAAGTAGTTAAATCATGTATATAGCTATTTAATATTTCAAGAGCTTTAATTTGGTCTGTTTTTTGTTTACTAATATAATTATAATATTTTTCATAATCGGTTTTAACAGCATCTAAAAAATGGTTTTGTTTTTTAATACTTTTAAACTGTTTTTGTTTATTCAATAACATATTTCTTTTTGCTTCAATAACATTTTCAATATGTAGTATTTTATCATCACTTTCAGCTAAATTTATATTTGAGGGTGCATTATAATTAAATATCATTTTTAAAATATATAATTATTTTAATTTTATTATATAAATTAAAAAAATTTAAAATCTTCAATATATATTATTTAGGATGTCAAAAATACAATCAGAACCTTTACTAGCACCTGACGATAATCGGTTTGTTATGTTTCCAATTCAACACGAAGATATATGGCAAATGTATAAAAAACAAGTAGATTGTTTTTGGAGAGCAGAAGAAATAGATTTAACAAAAGATTTGACCAACTGGGAAAGCTTAAATCAAGACGAAAAATTTTTTGTTTCTATGATTTTGGCATTTTTTGCGGCTAGTGATGGTATTGTTTTGGAAAACCTAGCTTCCCGTTTCATGACTGATGTACAAATATCAGAAGCTAGAGCATTTTATGGGTTTCAGATTGCTATGGAAAATATTCATAGTGAGACGTACTCTCTTTTAATCGAAACTTATATTAAAAATAAAGAAGAAAAGCATAAGCTTTTCAATGCTATAGAAAATTTTCCTTGTATTAAAAAGAAGTCTGATTGGGCACAAAAATGGATACATGATAATCGTAGTAGTTTTGCTACCAGATTAATTGCTTTTGCTTGTGTTGAGGGTATATTTTTTAGTGGCGCATTTTGTAGTATTTACTGGTTAAAAAAGCGCGGACTAATGCCTGGATTAACATTCAGTAACGAATTAATATCTCGTGACGAAGCACTCCACTGTGAGTTTGCTGTGCTTTTATATTCGAAATTAGTAAAAAAATTGGACAAATCTCGCATCCACGAAATTATTAAAGAAGCGGTTGAAATTGAAACCGAATTTATTTGTCAGGCATTACCGTGTAGACTTATTGGCATGAATTCAGAATTAATGACCCAATATATTAAATTTGTGGCTGACCGTTTATGTGTTCAACTTGGATATAAAAAAATTTATAATGCTAGCAATCCATTTGACTTTATGGAGCTTATTAGTCTAGAAGGCAAAACCAATTTCTTTGAAAAAAGGGTTGGAGAATATAGTTTAGCAAGTAAATCTGATACTGATTTAGCGTTTAATTTAAGTGAAGATTTTTAAAACTTGAATTTTACCCTTTCATAATCTATTTTCTCTCTTTTATTCTTATTCATTGTTGAAACTTTGCCCAAAAACTGAGGAAACTTAATAGTTACTTTCTTATTACATTTTGAAGCAGCCTTTATAGTATTTAACGCAACATATGAAAATAAATCATAATTAAATTGAGTATCAAGTATATCGACATCTGATAATGAATCCGCTGAATAAGATATATTTTCTAAACGTCTAACATCACATTTTGAAGATAAAGTATTATTTATATAATTTTCATGTACCATTAATGAATGAATATCATGTGCCATCCAATAATAATTTACTTTATCATCAATACTTAACTCCATATTAAGTAACTTTCCTGTAGTATCAAATATATTTGAACTTTGAATATTTTTACTAGTGTCACCTTTTTTTATACCTAATTGTAAAGTATTTAATATAAAACGAATATCGCCGTTTGATTGTTCATATAATTTATCTACATGTGATTTACTTATTTTAATTTTTTCTGTAGTGACAACTTTATAAATTAATACATAAACTTCATCATAACTCGGTTTAACTAATTTTATATCAAAGCAAAAGTTTAAAATCGGTTTAATATTTTGACTATATCTGTCATCACAAATACAAATAATAGGAATTTGGGTTTCTTTTATACATTCAGTTAAACACGAAATAAAACCATAATCTCCACCACAAGTATCTATATCACTTACTACTAATACATTATCTTTTCCGTCAAATGTTTTTTTTGTTTTAAGTAAGGGTTTTATTGTTTTATTAATTGTTTCTTTATCCCTTTCATCATCAATCGATAAATTTATAATATTAAAAGTATATGTATATGCTATTAATTCAACTAACAAACTTTTTCCTATTCCATTTACTCCTGAAACAAGAGCACACTTAGTTTTTTTATTTTTAGGGTCCCAGTCTAATAACCATTTTGTGATGGATTTAATAGACGGTTTATTTCCAATAAAATCTTTCAATTTAGTTGGTCTATACTTTACAGTGAACATTTTGAATTTTATTATATATTTAAATATAATAAAATATAGTCATTTTTATTTAAAAACATAATTAAAATAATATATTATGATTACATGTAACTTAATGGGTGGTCTAGGAAATCAAATATTTCAAATATTTACAACAATTTCGTATGCTATTAAATCTAGGAAACAGTTTAAATTTTTAAAATTAGAAAAATTGGGAGGCGGCTCTACAACAATTAGGTATACTTTTTGGAATACTTTTTTTTCTAGATTAAAACCTTTTTTAATAAATGAACTACCCAAAGTTCATGTTATTAGAGAGAAAGGATTTCCATATAACGAATTATCACGTGTTGAAATTTCATTAAATGAAGATATTCTTTTATATGGCTATTTTCAAAGTTATAAATATTTTCATAATGAATATTCCATAATTTCTAGACTAATTGGTTTAGAACAAATGAAAAATGAACTTATAAAAAAACTTCAATTAACAAGTAAACAATTAGAAAATTATGTAAGCATGCATTTTAGAATAGGTGACTATAAAAAAATACCAGATTATCATCCATTAGCAACATATAATTATTATGAAAGTTCATTAAAAAATATAAATACTTTAAAACCAGAAGAAAAATTTAATGTATTATATTTTTGTGAAGACGATGACCTAGAAGATGTTTTAAACATAGTAAATAAACTTGTAGTTAAATTTCCTGATTATACATTTATACGTGGAGAGAATACTCTTAACGATTGGGAACAAATGTTGTTCATGAGTTTATGTCACCATAATATAATTGCGAATAGTTCTTTTAGTTGGTGGGCAGCTTATTTCAATTCATGTGCGGATAAAATTGTATGTTTTCCTTCAGTATGGTTTGGTGAAAAAGCTAATAATGATACGAAAGACTTATGTCCACCTGAATGGACAAAAATAGCAGTTTAGTATAAAAATAAATAGTTTAAGAATTATAACCATGACTAATTAGTAAATCTTTTACTTTATCATTATTTCCTTTAGAATTAAACGCAGATGAACTATGAATTCTATGTCTTATAAGAATTTCATTACAGTTATAAAATTTCTTATTTTGTTTCCTTAATCTTAACCATAAATCGTAATCTTCTATAATACCATCTAATTCTGAATTCCAATAGCATAATTCTTTTTTAATTATAGAACTAGAATTAATAATAGGATTTACCATACTAAAATCAAAATTGCTGATATCCCCAGTAGGTATTATAGGTACTATACCAGGTCGGTCACCAAACCATACACATCTTGAACCAATAACATCATAATTTTGTTCGATATATTTAGATTGTATTTTTAGTTTTTCTGGGTGCCACATATCGTCTACATCCAATAAAGAAATATATTCATATTTACAATGTTTTATCATTTCATTTAATGTATTAGATTTTCCTCGAACTTTATAAAAATCAAATACACGTATTTTATCACTTTTATTTTCATATTCCTTTGCGGTTAAATATATTGAGGAATTTTTAGGATGACCATTTATACCAATAATGAGTTCCCAATCATTATAAGTTTGATCTATAACAGATGTTACTGAATCGTCAATAAATTCTATTCCGTTATAAATTGGTATTAAAATACTTATCATTAATTAAATTATATAATTATTTTTAAATAATTAAATTTATAATTACATATTAATTTAATATTCGTTGAAACATGAACCAATTATCAAATGAGGAATTGTTCTCTCTAAATAGAGTAAAATTGTTTAAATTACTTAAAATACAATCTATTAATATTATTTGGTCATCTTTAACTAAATAATTATTTTTAAAATATAACTCTAATTTGGTATCAAATGTTTTAGTCCACCAACTAATTTTGTCTTTATACAAAATAAAAAACCCACCTGCTACAGAATTTTGATATGGTGGTATAGGTTGAACTGGTAATCCTATTGAATTTTTATTATTAATAATTTGATGTAAATAATTCATATATTCATTATTATTATTTATACAAGAATATATAATTTTTGTTCTATCCAATAATAAAATTTTATCTTTTGATGGCCAGTTAGAGAGAAAATTAGTATTTAAATCATCAGGACGATTACGAAAATAACCAATATCACACCAACCATAAAAATCTGTCTCAAAATATATTCTCTCTATTGTTTCATTTACAAACCAAATTTTTTCTGCCCATAGCATGTTAAGTTCCCAACAAGATTTATCATTAAGGAATATATTTTTTTTATGATTTTCTATCCAGTAATCTTTATATTTATAATTATAAAATTGTTCAATTGGTTTTAAAATTATCATTATTTTTGAGTTATCTCTAGCTTTATCAGGTATATACTTAGAACTGTTTTCATCCGTATAAATAACCAAGTTAAAGTTATTTACTATAGAGAGAAAATTATTCATCCATTTAATATAAATATTTGGGTCAAATTTGGATTTTATAATATAAAAACAACTAGAAAAAGTAATTGACATAATATAAAATAAACAAATTTATTTTATATAATTATTTTATTATTAATATATTTTATATATTTTATATATTTTTAATTAGTTCAATAAATTTTTTTTCACATATTTCCATTGACAAATTTTCTAATATATACTCTCTCGGTTTATATGTATTTAATTTTGATATAAATAAATTATATTTGTCTTCCAATTCTTCAAAATTATAGAAATACTCACCACATCTTTCATCCCAATAAGGTATAGTTGTTGCGGGAATGTCATCGTACTTTGAGCCATATTCTTGTTTCATTGAAGTAACATTCCAAACAAGTAATGGAACATTACAAGATAAAGCTTCTTCAAGTGCGAAACCTTGACTTTCATGTGCGTCTAACCATATTCCATATTTAGAATTTTGTAAATAATATAAATATTCTTCTTCAGAATATTTTGAACAATAATCAAACAATTTAACTTCAAGATTTTGTGTTTTTAAAAAACTCAAAAGAAATTCTAATTCACTTGGTTTTCTTCTTTTAAAATATATAAATACTTTTTTTCTCTCTTCAATAGTATTTATTTCATTAAATTTTGTTGTATCAACACCAAATGGCATAGTTTTTATTTTAATATTATTACAAACCACATTATTTTTCCAAACATCAGCAGCCCATTCACTAGGTTGAACATAAATAGTATTTTTTTCTCTTATTATATCCAATAATTTTTTTTCTGGAAAAATACTAAAATGAGGTCCAAATAAAAATTTAGTATTTGGATATTTTGAAACATCTATTGGATAATTTGGCGAATAAACACAATCATAATTATTTAACTCAATACTATTTAATATTTCAGAATTATTAATTATGTGTAAATCTATATTTTTATAATTTTTCAAAGCAAAATCATTTTTAATATGCATTCCATTTTGTAAATATATAATTTTCATATATTTAAAACTACATTTTATATTTAAATTATTATTTTAATAAAGTTTTATTAATTAAAATACTAATTCAAAAGATGGACATATTGTTTTATTCCAATCTATATCTTTATCTGGATTTATTACATCATATACGTTATTACTATTATTATGTGCTAATTTTATAAACCTAGATACATTTGAAGAAAAATCACAAATTGATATATTCGAATTTAAAACAATATCTATACCTACTAACATTTCTGTTGTATGTTCATAAATTTGATTATTATTTAGTTTATCTATTGAAGTAAAATTTCTTAAATTTTCAATTACAGATGAAATATATTCTTTATTTTCAATATGTTCTTTAAATGCCCATTCAATGCCAGCTTTATTGCAATTAAATATAATCATACCACCTTTTGTTTCTTCTTTGCATAAAGTTATAATATGTATATCTAGTTTATTTTTAGTTAGATAATTTTTTAATTCTAAATAACAATTATAATCGTCTGTTTGTAAAAAAATAGTATGACAATTTTGGTTTTTACTTAATAAAACTTCAATATATTTTTCTGTACTAATATAGTTACTTTCTCCAGATAACTTATCACCACGCCTAATAAAAATTGAATCGTAATTTTTTAAAGAAAGTTTTTGTTTCGTTATCTCAATTCTATTTTTTATATAATCATTATAAATGTATATTTCCTTTATAATATTTTTATATTCTGTAATTGAAAAATCTTCTATTTGTTGATGATGATAAAAATATTTATCTTCACATATATTCGCATCATTAATATCTATATTTTTAAAATAATCTTCCCATCCTTTATCATATTTAAATAACCAATTACACGAATCAACCTTAAACTGCAAATTATTTTTTTTGGCATATAAATAATGATTTACCATAAAAAAAAATAATGAATAAAATCCTGCACTTTTGTCTAATTTTGTTATTATCATTTTAATTTATAATATTATTTATTTATATTATTGTTTATATTATTATTTAAAAATACATATAATATTATATTTATAAGTTTATATGCCGTTTATTGATGAACTTTTACATTATAAAAACCCTGTATTTCTAGAAACAGGGTCCCATCATGGAAATACAATTTATAAAATATTAAATAACAAATTATATATTCCTTCAGAAATATACAGTTTAGAATTATCGGACGTTTTTTTTGAAATGTGTAAAAAAAGATTTGAAAATAATTCAAATATTCATTTATTTAAAGCAAACTCTAAATACGAGTTATATAATATAATTAAGGAAATTAATACTACTATTACATTTTGGTTAGATAGTCATTGGTCAGGTTGTCCTGATGTAGGTTGTGATAATGTAACAGTTTGTCCTATACTAGAAGAATTAGAACAAATAAAACAACATTTTATTAAGACACATACTATTATAATTGATGATATTCGTTTAATGAATAATAGTCTAGATAGATACACTGGGTTTCATGTAACTTTAGATGAAATTTTAAAAAAAATTTATGAAATAAATCCAAATTACAAAGTAAAGTATTATGATGATGAAACTGCTAAAAATGATATATTGGTAGCATATATAGATAATAAAATTTGCGTTCATAAATATTTAACAGTATGTAAGACTAATCCTCAACCGCCAGGATTAGCAGACTTTTTACGAGGAACAATTGCTTTGTATAATTTTTCAAATCAATATGGTTATAAATTATTAATTGATTGTAATCATCCATTATTTACTTATTTGAAACCAAATGAAAATTTAATAAATGATAACTCTTCAGAAGTAATTGAAATGCTTCCACCATTATCATATGTTAACATATATGATGAACTAAAAAAAATATTTATTAAAGGTGAACCATTTTCTATAATAACTAATTCATTTTATGCTTTACAAAATGATAATCCCATAAATTGGGGTTTAATTTCTAATGATTGTAAAGAATTTATGAAACATATATTATCTCCAACAGAAGAAATTGAACAAAAAATAGAATTTTTGTTTAACTTTTATAATATTAATTCTATTAATAATAGTTTTAAGGTAATACATTTACGTTGCGGAGATAATTTTCTTCACAATAATATTTTTGATGAAAATTTATACAAGTTATATTTTGATAAAGTTAATGACTTAGTAAATAAAAACCAAGATATTAAATTTATTTTATTATCAGATTCTTCAAAAATAGCAAATAAATTAAAAGAAGATATTCCATTAATAAATTATTGGAACAATAATAAAATTCACTTGGGTGACTTAAAAAATTATGCAGACACTTCTGTTTTTGATACATTAGTAGATTTTTTTATAATGTCAAAATCAAATGAAATATTAGTAATAAATGAGTCAGGCTTTAGCAAGGTGGTAAGTATAATTTATAATATTAAATATACAAATATTTAGATACTTATAAAGTTAACATGTTTGATTATTTACTTTATTAATATATTCTTCATAAATATTCTTCATTATCATATGACCATTCTCATTATAATGGTATATTTTATTATCGTCTGATACTAAATCATTTATATTATATCCTTTTTTATTTATTTCTTTTACAGGATTAATAAAAAAAAGTTTATGTTTTAAACATATATTTTCTAATATTTCTGATAACTTATATCTTTCACTGTTTGTATCTGTTACTATGTGACAAACAATTATTACATTTTTTGCATTTAATTCATGAATTATTTCAAGAATATCATTTTCAATTTCATCATCACTTTGTTTAATTACTTCACTTTTAGACGTTAAGTCATTTATCATAGTATATAAAGCTCTGTGAATATAAATATTATTATGTTTATAAGTTTTTCTGCTTGATATTTCAATAATATAAATATCAGTTTCTTCAAATATGTTTTCAAATTGTTTAGAATAAATAGGTATTTTGGTCAACATAGGTGTTCTAAATGTAGTGATAGTTTGTTCTTCTGATAAATGATTATGTTTTATAAATCTTATTACTTCTAAAATTTCTTTTGTATCATACGTATAAGATATTTCATTTCTTATTTTATTATTGTAATCAGATAAAGATTCTAGTCGACAAGTTCCAAATAAGGTAACTTTTAATTTATTATACATCTAATGTAATTTTATATAATTTTATCTATTTTTAATCCTAAACTTTCTAATGAATAATTTTCATCCCAAAATTTTTTAGTTTCTTCGGTAAAAATAGGTCTATTTATAAATTCCAAATATTTTTCATCATCATTATCTAGTTCTATTATTTTATTTATTAATTTTTCAAAAGATTGTTCGCTTTCATCTTCTAAAAATAACATAGAGTCTATATTAAATATATTTTTTATATTATGAGTTCCCCAATATATAGGAATAGTCGGTGCTAAATATGGATTTACTATTTTTTCAGTTGAATAAGTTTCCATTTTAGTATTCTCAAAACATATCATAAATTTATAAGAACCTATAATATTAAAGTATTCATTTGACCAATAAGGATATTGAATATTATAACCTACATTATTTGCATATCCGCCCATTGAATCTACTTTTTTATAATTATTAAGTTTTTCAAATATTTTATTTCTAATTTCACATTTATGATTAGATACAATAAAGGAGCAAAACTTTTGTGGAATTGTATAAATTTTCTCTCTATTATAAAGTTTTGGTAAAAAATTATTACAGTGAATATAAGCAATAGATAAAGGTAGGTCAACAATATTTTTAATATTATTTACAGACGTTAAAACAAAATCATAGTTGAGATGTTCAGGCAATGCTGGTTCTCCTATAAAATTTATTTTATATATCCAATTTTTTATTTTTCTAATTGTGTCATCTGGACTATTCGCTTCTAAAAGAACATTAGCTTTATTTATATCATATGTTATTTCAAAATTATTTAATTTTGTATATAAAAAAAGTTGCTCAAAAAATCCAATATGGTTAGCATCTGTTTTATTATAGAAACCATTCCACCAATTGAAAGGATAAATATATAACTTATTTTCTGACATATAAATATTTAAAATTTAGTATTTAAATATTTATTTACAAGTATTTTTTTAAATATATTTCATATTTTGGTGGTAAATTAGTATTTTCTTCTATGGGAATAATATCTAACTTCGAAAAATTTAAAATATTAACATAATTTTTAATATTTGTTTCTAATATTTCTTTATTAAGATGATGTTTATTATTATATTCATTATCAGAAAAGCTTATAATTTTATTTACAATAAAATCTAAATCACCAAAATAGCTAAGATGCCACCCGCCATTTTTGATAATAAGACTTGTAGCATACATATCACGCATTTTTTGGAATGATATATTTAAATTTTTATAAGCATAATATGTTAATAATTTAACACCATGCCAAAAATGTCTTCTACTTCTCAAATTGCAGTAATACATATCTAATTCTAATTGATACAGTTGTGAATTATCAAATTTTAACGGTGTGTTTACTGGGTCAAATACATTTTCTTTAGAATAATTAATTGTTGCATCTTTTGATATATATAAATTATATGTACTATTTTTAAATTCAAGTAATATATTTGGATTAGGTATTTCATCTAAATCAGAAGAAAGTATAATATCATTATCATTTAATTTATCTAAAATAGCATCTATTCCTTTTTTTATACAATTTCTTTGATGAAATTCATTTTGCCATTGTTCATTATTAGATATATTAATATTTGGAACCTTAAAAGGAAAATCTTCTACTATTATGTGAATTATTTTTTCATTAAATTCTTTATACATTTCTTTATTTTCATTATAAAATAACTGTTTAGGTATTCCAGTAAATGTATGAGTTGATTCAACAATTATAAAATAATCAACAATATCATTTAAAATAGATAATCTATAATATAATAAATCAAATTCATTATAGAATATAAAACAATCTATAATTTTCATGTATAATTTAATAAATATATATATACATATATTTTAACTAATTATTTATTGTAAAGTTTAAATACTTAGTTATTAGTTATTAGTTATTAGTTATTAGTTATTAGTTAAATATAAATTTAATTTTTATTTTTAATTAATATAGTAAAATATGCAAAACTTGGAGACAATATTTGATAATATATATAAAAATAATGGTTGGGATATGGGACAAAATGAAAGTAAATCAGGATTAGGTAGTACAAATGAATATACTATAAATATTAGAAACACATTTATTAGTTTTATAAAAGAAAATTCTATAAAAAATGTATTAGATACTTCTTGTGGCGATTGGTATTGGATGAAATTTATAAAAAGCAATTTGCCAAATTATACTGGACTAGATATAGTAAAAGATATAGTTGATAAAAATAATGAATTATACTCAGATTCTAATACAAAATTTATTCACACTGATTTTTTATCATTTATTAAAAAACAAGAAGATAAATCAATAGACTTAATATTATGTAGACATACATTAGAACATTTACCAACTGAATATAATATAGAATTTTTAAAGGAATGTAAAAGAGTTTGTAAATATCTTTTTGTTACTGGTTATAATAATATAAATAAATTAAATGTTGATTTACCTGATACAATATATAGACCTATAAACTTAAAATTATCACCATATTCAGATATTTTAAGTCCTTATTATAAACATGAATTTTATGATGGTCCAAATTATACTTTTTTATCAGAAATGGTAATGAATATTTATGATTTTAGTATTTGTTAATTATATCTAAGATTTGTTTAGAAGTATTACCATTTCCATATACATTACATTTAGGTAAATGTTCTGAAGGTATTTGTTCATATATATTATCTAATAATGAATAATCTTCTAATACTGTAATATATTCTTTAGGTATATGGGTTCTTTCAGTAGATGCTCTTAAAACTATACAATGCTTACCTAAAAAAGACGCCTCTTCTTGAATTCCTCCAGAGTCAGTAATTAAAAAATTACTATTCGCAATTTGTTTTGTAAATTCTATATGATTACACGGTTTCCTTAATTCAATTGTTCCTATATCTTTAATTGTTTCTCTTACTTTATATTGTAGTTCTGGATTATGATGTAAATACCAAATATATTTAATATGTGGTGTTTTTTTAACTAATCGTTTTAATCCTAACAATAAATTATCTACTTCATCCCAATTTTCTCTCCTATGAAATGTAATTAAAACAATATTATCCATTTTACATTCAAGATTATATGAATTTATTAAATCTAAAATAGTATTCCCGACATTTTGTATAATTCCAGATACTTTTTCATTATGCAGAATAGTAGAAGAATCATTATGTGGTGTAAAATGAAAAGAAGCTATTCTTGAAATCATTTGACGATATGCTTCTTCAGGAAATGGTCTAGTTAAATCATATGTCCTTAAACCAGCTTCAATATGAATAATACATTTCTTTAATTGGAAACCAGTTAAAGCACTATAAAATGCGGTTGCTGTATCTCCTTGAACTATTATATGAGAACATTCATTTATAAAATTGGGTAATTTTTGTATTATTTCACTTCCTATATTGCATAATCTTTCTTCTGTAATATTCGTTATAATTAATTTTTCATAATTATCATCTAAACTTTCATCAATATTTTCATGTTGAGTTATATAAATAACTTTATATGAATGTGTTTTTCTTATTTGAAATTCATTAATTATACATTTTATTTTTAAATATTCTGGTCTAGTACCAAATACAATCGCATATTTATTTTCCATTTATTTTAATTTATATTATTTTTAAGCATTAATTTAATAATATAAATTTAATTTTTAATATTTGTTACTTTTACTATTTTCCATGAATGTTCTCCAGAAGCAACAAAAGGTATATTTAAATAACTCAATATTTCATAATCATAATTTTTATCTAATTCTTCACCAAAAGAGAAAAAATGATTAAAATCATCAACAACTATTATAGTATCATTTTTAACAAAATTTTTAATTTTATTAAACCAATATTTTCTATTTTCTCCATTTGGTCCATCTATTAAAATTAAATCAAATTTTATATTATCTTTAATATAATCTTCTATATTAACATTTTGTATATTGTTTTCACTATATAAATTTATATTAAATAAGTCTTTATTTTTTGGTAAATATTCTGCATTTGTTTCAAATATAAAATAATTAAGCTTTTTAACATTTTGAAATAAATTATATATTTTTAAACTTGAATTACCACTTCCAAATTCTAATATATTGTAATTGTCATAATTCTTATTTAAATCTATATTTTTAAATAATGATGTCATTTCTAAATTTGTATACGACCATCCTCCATCAAAAATATTATATATAGTTCCACTCCACATAGTATATATATATATTTGTATAATTTTTAAAATTTAAACGTAATTAAATATTTATTAAATTTGAATCAAACTTACACTCTAATTGAGATAATTCGTGTCCATCTATAGTATATTCTCTATTACTTGAACCTTTCATAAATTTATCTAGACTAGAACCTATATCCAAATAAATATTGTGAGGGTGTTCATTCCATGCGTGTGAAATTAATATCTTTGAAATAGGTCCTCCTGAAAACAAAAATAATTTATTTTTATATTTTCTAACTTCATTCAAAATATTTGATAAATATTCCTCACCTTTATTATCCCATTCGTTTACCAAATATAGAGGAATATTAATATATTTTTGTACTAAAAAACTATTGGGTAAATCGTTTGGACCAATAAAAATAAATGGTATTTTTTCATCTAATAAAAAACTAGTCCATCTTTTCCAATTTTTATTTACAAAAACATTTGCAAATGTTGTATATGAAGGGTGTAGTTTAAAATTTTCAATATACCATTTTCCCATATTAAAATTGCAACATCCACAAGGTATTCCAACATAACAATTTTTTTTTGATGCTAAATGTATAGCATAATTTAAATCATTATATAATTTTCCATTTTGAATAAATGTCCAATTATCTATATTTGTCAATGTGTTGTTTTGAAGAATATGATATTCTCCATCAGCTGGTCGTATTAAAGCAAATGAATTATTATTTTTTATTTTATCTATAAAGTTATTAAAATCGGTACTACTATTTACGGTCTGTCTTTTTATTAGTATATTAAACCCATTTGTTAGTGCTTCTACAAAAGGCTTATTAAATGGATCAATTTTATCATTAATATTTGATCCACTATTACCATCACAACCGATTTCCCATGCAGTTTTAGGAAGTGACCCAAACAAAGATAAATCATTACTCGGGTGAGGAGGTACATAAGTAGCTATATTAGCATATTTTTGAAGCATAAATGCGAAATTAATATCTTCACCAACACAAAAATGTTCATTTACTTTTGGACATTCTGCAGTAAAATAACTTATCCATTCTTTCTTAAAAAACCAAGAATGTCCAACAATATCAACAGGTTTTGAAAAATTATTATTGCCATCCCAACCATATCTTTTTAATATATCATATTTATCTGTATCTTTAAATATAACTCCAATTGTTCCATATAAAGCCTCTTTTTCTTTCATACAATCCATACAATTTTTAAACCAATTATGTCCTGGAATTGTATCATCATCAAAAATACAAACATATTCAGTATCTGCTAACTGACTAATAATGAATCTAGACCATACTCCAGAATTATAATTGCAGTCAAAAACTTTAAAAAAAGGGTCATTTTTATATTGTGTTAAATTAATATCTTTATTTCCATTATTCCAAATAATTATGGATTTTGGTGGTATAGATTGACTTTTTATTGCATTAATTTGTTCTTCTAATACATGATACCTTCTAAAAATATTTACTATGGCTGTTATATTTGTTTCCATTTAATTAATATTTTAAATTACTTTTATATTATTTTATTATTATTTAAAAATAAATATTTTAAATTTATGTATATGAATACACAAGAGTATATAATGCTTATTATGAACTGCAAAAAATATATGAAAAAGGCTTTATTTCAAAAGCGAACTTGGTTACCGCTTATACCTTCCCATCTTAAATACTATCATGTAATAGGTGATGAAAATTTGGATACTGAGTTTAAGTTTGATAATGATGCTTGTGTTTTATGGGTTAAAACAGCTGATGATTATAATTCATTACCCAAAAAAGTCATAGCATCTTATAAAGCAGTTTCAGAAACATTTGATTTTAAATATTTATTTAAAACAGATGATGACCAAATATTAGTTAATAACAAATTTTTTGATATAATAACAAATCTTATATCATCAAAGACGCCGAAGACACATTATGGTGGCTATATTGTAGATGTTCCAAAACCATATTTATCTCAGTATCATAAAATACATCCTGAATTACCATCTTATTTACCTATATTACAAACAAGATATTGTAGTGGTCGTTTTTATTTTCTCTCTAAAGCAGCCATAGTAAATTTAATTTCAAAGAGAGAAATAATCGAAAAAGAATATTTAGAAGACTACGCAATAGGTCTGAATTTAGATATGTATTATAAAAAGGATTTACTTTCAATAGCTACAAATAAATTTTTTACAGATATTGAATTATCAGATTTTCCAAAATGGTTGGAAGAAGGTAAAATTTAAGTAGTATTATAAATTAAATAAATTTAATTTAGGAGTAGATTTTTCTTTTACTATTTTTTTTTTAAACGCTTCTTTATCTAAGTCTAACATAAGATTTGAATAATTTGTCGGTCTCTTTTCAATATCACTATAATCTTCTCTCTGTGTTACAGTTAAAGGAATAATTAAATACCAATTATCTTTTTGTTGTAAAGAAAACCAGAACTTATCTATAGCATACAATCTATGTTGGTCAGGAAATTTAAGTAAGTTTTTAATTCCTGCTCTATAATTTTCAATTAATGTATCAAAATAATGACTATTAACTAAATAACCTGTAGTTGTTTGACAGCTAGATATTTTTACACAAGTTTCATCTATTTTTTTATATGGTGCTATGTTATTTCCACCAATTAACACAACATCCCAATCTTTATGATTTTGTAAAAAAATATTTAACTGATTTTTTAAAAGTTCTGGATATAAAAATTTTATATCATCTTCAACAATTAATAGATGAGACCATTTATTTATTTTCGCAAATTCCAAACATTTTAAATGACTAATACTACAACCTAATGCGCCATTTGTTAATTTAACAGCATTAAATCTTGTAGCAGGTATTCCTAACAATTTTAATTGTTTCTCTACATGAGTTTTTCTATCTGGTCTTGATTCTAAATTAATATAAAAAGCGTGGTTAATTTCTTGAATAGAATTCATAATTATATTTACTAATTTATTTTAAATTAGTTTATTTTAAATTAGTTTATTAATATTAATTAAGTTTTAAAGAATAAAATTTGTTTTTTTCTCTCTTTAATCATTAAATGAAAGATGAAACTTTTACTGAAGAAGAGAAAATTAAAATTTCAAAACAAATAAAAAATATAACTATATATGATGTCAATAAAGAAATGGATGATTTAATGACAATTGGAGAGAAAGCATGTACGATATCTTCCAGGTCTCGTGTTGGAAATAATATTGTAGATTATTTTACATTTAGACAGAGACTAGAAACGAAAGGTAAATATGATATAAATTTTTTTGAATTTATAATAAATATGGATGATTTTAAGAAAAAAAAATTTATTCAAACGATGTTGACATATTATAAAGATGTCAAAAATAAAAATAATACAAAAAATGAATATACTGTTTTCAAAGAAGTGTATAATATTTGCATAAGTGCAATAAATATTATGAGACCATTAAACTGTATGGAAATATATACAAAATATAAAGCAAAACGTGTATTAAATTTTTGCGCTGGATGGGGTGGTTCAACTGTTGCGGCAGCTGCGTTAAATTTGGAGGCGTTTTATGGTGTTGATATAAATACAGATTTAGAAGAACCTTACGACAAAATGGTAACGTATTTGAAAACAAAGTCGGCGACGAATTGTGAAATATTTATATGTGACGCTCTTAAGTTTGATTACAATAAAATTAGTTACGACACTGTATTTACATCACCACCATATTATTTTTTGGAAAAATATGCGAATTCTCTAAAATATAGTACAAAAAAAGATATGGATGAAAATTTTTATAAACCATTATTTACCAAAACGTATAATGGTCTTAAAATTGGAGGTCACTATATAATTAATATATGTAAAGAAGTTTATGATAAAGTACTTAAAGAACTGCTAGGTGAGGCACATGAAATATTTCCATTAAAAAAATCAAAAAGGCAAAACAATTATACCGAACTTGTTTATGTCTGGTTAAAAAAATAAATTATAAAATTACTTATTTTGTTTCATGATTAATTATATCGTTTACAAAACATTCATAATAATCATTAAATAATTGGTTACAAATTTGACTTCCTTTATAAAATACAAATTTTTCATGTTTGCCTTTTTTTGTATAAAAACAATATTTTGTCCACTCATCTTTAATATTTTGACATTTTGTGTTAGGGTGGTTATTATTATCATAAATATTAATTACATCTTTCAAAATTTTATTAGTTGTATTCATTTAAAATAATAAATTATTATCTTTAAATTTTTTATTATTTTAATAAGCGCCTCCTAGTCCAATTCTGTCGCTTGCTTGTGCTCTTGGTTTAACACCTATATATGCTGCATATTGTGCAGAGTATTTATTTGGAGGTGGTGGTACATTATATTGTTGAGACATTTGTGTTGGAATTTTTGATATATGTCCATTTTGAGTAAATTGTTGATATACTTGTTGATGCATCTGTGGATGCATTTGTGGATGCCTCTGTGGATACATTTGTTGCTGCATTTGTGGATGCATCTGTGGATACATTTGTTGCTGCATTTGTGGATGATTATACATATTATTAGGATTATTATTGGAATTATCATCGGTATTATCATCAGTATTATCATTTACATTATTATTAAAATTGTTATACACATCGGTTTCTATTAATTCTTTTTTACCGTTTTCTATTTCTTGTAATAACTTTGCCGGCACTTGTTTACCCATTGATATTAAATACCTTACCATATTTTCTTTTTTTTCCAAGGTTGTTGGATAATATGGTATGTTTGACCAGTCCTTTGTTGTAGCAATTGTTTTTGTTGTCTCTTTAATTCTATCTGGATGTATTATTTTTCTTTTTGGCTCTCTTAAATCATAATTATAATACTCTTCAGTACCAAATTGTATATAAGTTAAAAACGTTGCTATATTAATATAATAAATACGTGGATTATTTACAGCAAAAATATTATCATTTGGATTATCAGATTTTAAATCTATAGTATACTTCAAGTTGCTAATTGTAATTAAACCATCTAAACCATTATCATGTTCTCCACGCCAAGGGTCTTTTTTACTAATTATTCTAGATACACCATCAAATAATTGAAGAATTTCTGGACTACCAATATTATAAAATACGCTTCTGTCTACTTTTAACCCTACAGTATCACATCTTTTTTGTAAAACATTATCTTCCATACCCCATCCCCAAAAACAAGGATAACCGTTTGTTGTTTCAAAATCGACACCTTTCATTATAACTATACCACCTAACGCATATTTATAACCATAATAATGTTTTACTACACCTTGAGTAGTTTCATAATCAAATATTTTATGAAACGGAATTGTGTCTACATCATTAAATATAAATGTAATATCTTTATAATGGTCCGGATATTTATTTTTGATAGCAATAAAACCGATATTTTTCATAGCACCTCTATTAAATGTTCTAGCGTCGCATTGATGTGAAAAATATATTTCATAGTCATCCTTTTCCTCAAGTATAAAACTCATATATTTGCTAAAAAAGAACTTATGTTGTATACGATTTCTATATGGAACTATAAAAACACGTTTAGGAATTTTAATTTCTTCTTTCATATCATTCGACATTTATAATTTTATCAAAGCAAAAATTTTGTGTATACAAACTAATAAACTTAAATATACTTTTTAAATAATGTATAAAAATATATTTAAAGATAAAACAATAATATTACATAATATTACCATATTTGCTCTTTTTTGTTTTTATTAATACAATTTTATCGTATGAGCCATCATGCCTTTCATGTAAACATTTTATACCACATAAATCTAATCAAGACTATGGGTTATGTAATATGTTTAAAAATAATGTTTACTATAATAATGAAATTAAACTCATTAATAATTTAGCTACACATTGTAGAAATAATGAAAATTTATGTGGAAAACAAGGGTTTTTATATGAGTTAAAGCAAGATCAAGAAGATAAACAAATTTCATATGAATATGATGAGTTGCAAAATAGATGTTGTGGAGAAGTTAATGAAACAGATGAAATTGAACAGCTTGAAAGAGAATTCTTTGAAGTATTTCAAAAAATAAAAAAACATAATAAAAAAAGAATTTATAAAACTACAACAGATTTGTACAAGTTATTTAAACATAAATAAATATTTTTATTGAATTATAATAGTTAAATAATTTTTATACAGATGTTAAATTATATTTTTTAAATATAGCAGCTGGCATAAGCTCATCTTTAATTTTATCTAATTTTTTATAACATTTATTTATTGTTACTTCACTTGTTTCACTAACATTTTTAACATCTTTTTTACTTACATTTAATTTACAAATTTGTGATACAAAATAAACTACACCAGCAGCAATTGATGGAGGTGTGTTTTCAGGCATTATATCCATTCTTTCTATTTTCATCGAAATAAACTGACAAAGTTTTGTAAGCTCAATATTTATATTTAATTTGCTACAATATCTTTCGATAAACGCTTCTGGTTTAGTTTTACCAAAATTAGTTTTCTCTTTATTATCCATATCTTTTTCTAAGTTATTAATAATAGCAAGAGCATTTTTACAACCTTTGGTAGCACTTGTTACATCCAAACGGAAAATAGATGCTATTTCTTTTGCTGTTCTAGGATAATTATTTACTCTACAAGATATATATATAGATGCTGCTAAAATTCCATCTCTATTATCACCTCTAAATGTTAACTCATATTCTGATATTTTTTTATGATAAATTATAGCATCATCTATAATCATCTTAGGAATTCCAGCATTTTGTGCCATAATTGTTATTATTTGAAATTCATCATATTGTGATTTTTCTTTATATGGCATTGATTGCCACTCGGTATATCGTCTTATTTTTCTCATTTCGTAAGACATTGGTCCATTACATAAAACTTTACATCCATAAGACGACTCCTTCAATAATGGATTTATAGGCATACCACATCTTGTAGGGTCTGAATTTTGATTATCATCGGCACCATAGTATCTCCATTCAGCTGTTTGGTCTACTAAATCTTTATAAATAATACCACACTTATTATTTGTACATGTTAAAAATCCTTCCTCTGAAAATGCTAAATTACTTTCACACCTTTCACATACTTCTCTATTACCTGAACCATATATACATTCTAAAGGAACCTTTTGTTTATCAGGATTTTCTATTTCTGTATCAAAAACATTCCATAATTCAGTTCTATTTATATTATTGTTTTTTCTTTTTTGACTTTTGTCTTTGCTCATCTTTGTATTATCTTTCAAATAGATAATATATTTTTAATTTAATTTTATTTATATTATTTTAAATATATTTTTTTAAAGTACTATAATATATGGGAAATATTTCTTCATCTAATTCAAATAAGACACCAGAAAAAGAATTCAAAAACTTTTATGAAGTTATTGATTTTATTGCTACCTATTATATATTGACAATGGATTTCAAAAGTTTAAGCAAACTTTCTGAAAAAGCTTACTGTGATAAATTAGTAATTCTTACTTCTGATATAATTAAAAGATACTTTAATGATAGTGAAATAACATATCTTTCTCAAAGAATAAAAAATGGTGTTGAGGTTAATGAACTTAGTAAAGAAAATGTTACTTTTGTAAATAAAGATAGTCTCGACAATTTAGATGTGTCAAATGATTTACAAAAAAGTATTAAAAAAAAACGTGTATGTATAGGAATTGCTAAATTTTATGTTAAAATTGCTCATATATTCGCAGCTATTGTTATGACTATTAATCCTGTTTATACATATAAAGATGCTACTGGACAAACTGTAAAAACAGGATTATTAAATAAAGATAAAATTCCTAAAAATGTCAATAGAAAATTATACAAACTTAATATTTGTGATAATAGAATTAGATCTCTGAAAAAAAATGAAGTTGTAGATAGTGTTAATGATAAGGTAACAATTCAACCTAATATTTGTAGTATAAATGAAGGCAAAAATGGTTTTGAAAAAACACTTGCTGACGAACCTGGAATTAGTGAACTTGCGAGACTTTATTTTGATGACATTTATGATTATTCTAATGGAAAGTTTAATGGAATGACTAAAACTACTGAAAGTAAATATTTAAAAGATTTAAAATTATTTTATACTGCTTTTACAGGCAATGAAATTATGCCTCCTGAAATAACTAGATTTAGTGATATTAAGTTGAGAGATTATAACAAACGACCTGTTTGTCAAGGCGAAAATCCTTCTTTTAAATTAAAATATACGCTTGATAAAAAAGATGAATTATTTGTGAACTTTGCTGAAAATATTAAAAACATGATACAGAATGCTGCTGACAATCAATATAAATTGTTGTCAGTTATTAATTTAATATTTACATATGTTATAGACCCTTATTCAGGTAAAAAAGTTATTAGAGTAAATCCTAAATTAACCGAAGAATTATTACAAAATGCTGTTGAAAAAACTAGACGTTTAATTGTTGATTTATATGTAAAATGTGAAAATGATTATGTTAATGGAATTAAATTATATGAAGCAATTGTTGAATCTAAAATAATAGAAACAACTCAAAATCAAATTGAAACCCTAAAGAAAGAAAGTTCAAAAATAATAAGCCAAACAAAATCTATTTCTAAACCTATAAAAGAGTTACCACTACAAATTCCACCAAAACCTGTTGTTATTATAGAACCAAATAGTACAACAATGTCATCTACAACATCCTTGCCATCTACAACAACGTCATCTACAACATCCTTGCCATCTACAACAACGTCATCTACAACATCCACACCATCTACAACAATGTCACCATCTACAACAATGTCACCATCTACAACATCATTGCCATCTACAACAACGACACCATCTACAACAACGATATCTGATACAATGTCCACACCATCTACAACAACTTCACTTGATACAACATCCACACCATCTACAACGACCTCACCTGATACAATGTCCACATCTAATACAACACCACTATCACCTGATACAATGTCAACATCATCTACAACATCTACAACAACATCTGATACAACATCATTATCTAATTATACTCCATCATCAAATAATACTATAGTTTCAAACAATACTATACCATCTTCAGCAGTTTCAATATCAAATAACTATACTACAAATTCTGCTACCGCAGTTCAACCAATAAATCAAAATAAACCAATTTTTTAAATACTTAATCATTTACAATATTATGTTACAATAATATATAATGACAGATTTAAAATTACCTGAACCGTTAACCGTCAATAAAAATATAGTAAGAGGTTTAAATGAATTAGAAAAAAAAGGGGAAACAATTTTTACATTTGCTGGAGAAAGAAATATTGAAACTATGTTTGAGCTATTTTTAATAAAAAAATATAAATCAAAATGTGTGGCTGTTTCAAGAAAAATAGGAGACAGGAATAAACCAATTGGAGTGACAGTTAATTTAAAAATGAAATATACAAAAGCTGAAGAAGAAGAAATGAAAGAAGACTTTAAACATATTTCAAAAAAACTAGTAGAATGCATTAAAAATGGTGAAAATACAATTATAATTCCTCTTAGTTACATTAAAGGAATTACTTCACACGCAAATGTTTTAATTTATAGAAAAAATTTAAGACAATTAGAACACTTTGAACCTCATGGCGGAACTTTTATTGGAGACCGTACTGGAGATGAAAAATTTCAAGTCCTAGCAACAAAAATTATGAGAATGTTAACAAATATTTTAAATTTTGAATTAACAAAAAACGGGTTGTTGCCAGTAAATTACGTAGAGGCTTCTCATGTTTGTCCCTATATAGCAGGTATGCAACTTTTGGAAGGAAGAAGTAAACTTAAAAAATCTAAAAATGAGCCAGGAGGTTATTGTTCTGTGTGGAGTATGTTTTTTTCAGAATTGTGTTTTAAAAATCCTGAAATATCTAGTTCTGAAATAATAGACAATATATATAACTACTTAACTACAAAACCTTCAGCTGAAGATTATTTAAAAAAAGTTATAAGAGGATATGCTGGATATATATTTGAAACTGTAAATAAATATTTAGAAATATTTTTTAAGCCAAAATTAACAATAGTTGATGTTCTTGATTTTACAAAAAAACTCGATATTCGAAGAATTAGTGTATTAGATCAAGCTATAAACATTTTAGTTATGGTTGAAACTACAGTTCTGTTAGACCCAAATTTTAACTTAGAAAAAGAGTTAAAAGAAGCAAAAAAAATATATAAAGATAAAACTAAAGGCATGACAAAAGAACAGGCGCGTTTGTTAAGAAATGTTGACAAAGAATTAGCAGCTGCGTATTATAAAAAAAGAATTTTGCAAAATTATGAAGAATATACCAATTATGGAAAAATAACAGAAACTATATTAGATTCTCCACTTGAAATTAAACCAGAAGAAATAGTAAACACAAATATTATAAAAAAAGGACCATATGAAAGACCACGACTAGTAGTTGATCCTCAAACAAAAAAAGAAAAAGCACAAAAATTTAAAGAATTTCAAGCAATACAATTAAAAAAAATGATGGAATTTAAACCATCTGAAAATGTAGCACGTGGATTGTTATTTCAAAAACATAAACAGTCTGATATGGAATTTATTAACAAAACCAGAAAAAAATCTGTAAAAGTAAAAAAAACTTCTCCAAATTCAAAAACAAAGAGAAAACAAATAAAGGAATAAATAATATTTGTTTATAATATAATGACAAATATTATTGGTGTAAAAAATCCATATGGATTAGTTCAGAAAGCAGGTAAAAGAAAAACCCATAAAAAAAGAAAATCATGTAGAAGAAAATTTAGAAGAACTCATAGAAATTATAAATAAATTTTTATATTTTATATATATAAAATGGTTCATACACGTTCTCAAACAGCAAAAAGACGCACAAAAAACAAATTTATCGCGCCCGCGTAAAACATTCAAGATGTAGAGGCCAACTTCGTAGTGCTTGTTTAGAAAAATATGGTTGTAAAAATACAAAAGCAGGAAGAAGACGTTCTTATTGCCGTAAGAAGGTAAACCGTAGTGCTTAAATTTATTAGCCTAATAAATTTTTATTATGATAATAATTAATAATTTTATTCATTAAAATTATTAACGGTATATGAAAAACTGGTAAAAATACTATTACGAATATTAAGATTATACAAACTTCAAGAGTTGACATGGTTGTTATTTTATAATATTGATTTAGTGTTATATTTTTATATCAATTTTAAATTATAATCATTTTGGTGTAAATCCGCCTATACTACCAAACAACTTACGGGCGTTATATAATGCTTGTTTTTTTAAACTTTTTTTAGCAGCTCTAATAGAGCCAGTTTTTTTTAAAGTATTATTAGCAGCATCAATAGCAGTAACCCATTTTTTACCACTTTTTGATTTCTTATTATTTTTTGTTTTGTTATTTTTTGATTTCACTTTACGTCTTGTAGTCATTATTTATATATAATAAAAATATTAAATATTTAATTGTTTAAAATTTATTAAATATTTAAAAGAAGATATACTACTTAAGCACGAGCGCGGGAAGCAGCGGCGGCACGGCTGGCGGCAGCAGCAGCAGATCGGGAAGCAGCAGCGGCACGACTGGCAGCGGCAGAAGCAGCACGTCCAGCAGCAGCAGAACGGGAAGCAGACGCACTTCTAGAAGCAGAAGCAGCGCGACTGGCAGCGGCAGAAGCGGCACGACTGGCGGCGGCAGCGCGACTAGCAGCAGCAGATGCCATACGGGAAGCAGCGCGGGATCTTCCGCGAGCCATTGATCTAGATCTAGAACGAGACATTGAGCGACGACGATGAGTTCTCATTTATATATATATCTCACAAAAAAAATTTTTAAATTGCTAAATTTTTTTCTAAATTATTAATTAATTCCAAATTCTATTAGTTGAATGCCACCACATTTTATCTCCTTTTTTAACGTTGTAAATGGCCCTAAATATATTTGTTCTTGATACAGGAACATTACAACGATATTTATCTAAAGGATGTGGATTTGTTCTCAACTGTGCGAAAATAGCTTTTTTGCTTATTTTTTGCCTAGATTGCATTGCGAAGTATACAAAAAATGCTTCAAATGATAAAGATTGTATAGGTAAGATATCTTTATTTTTTAATTGAAAATCTCTTAAATATTCTAAACATATTCCTAAACCAGAAATATCCGCTATATCTTCGCCTATACTAGGCCTAGCATCGAATTTAATTCCATCATAAGAAGCAAATTCTTCATATTGCTTAATAACATCATTTTGAATTTTTTTAAATTCCTTAATATCTTGTTCTGTCCACCAATTGTTTAATTTTCCGAATTCATCATATTTACTTCCCCAATCATCCAAAGAATGCGACATTTCATGCGCAACTGTAAAGCCAATATACGCTAAATTATATTCTAAACCCCTTTCGTCTAAATCAACGAATGGTTTTTGAATATATCCCAAAGGTATATATATACTATTTTCTGTAGGAGTATACGCAGCATTAACTACATAAGCCTGTGTTCCTATAAATTTCGGCGGAATTTGTGACCAATCTATGACTGGTATATCAATGACATTTTTATCAACAAGTTCAACCGCCTTCATATGTCTCCAATGTGCCATTTTTTTCATATTTCCCCACGGGTCATCAACTTTATAATCTAATATAGGGTCATCTCTTAATATTTCAGGTGAACCAACAATTAGTTTTAAATGTTTTAATTTTTCAAGTGCTTTTTCTTTAGTTTTTTTTTGCATCCAATTATTTCGCTTAATAATTCTAACAAATACTGTTTTTAAATCTTCTACTAATGATTTAACGTAATTAATTGCTTGTATATTATTATATTTTTGGATATATTCATTTGTTAAAAATGTATTAAATAAAAATCCCATAGGAAAAATAGGTGAAATATCTTTTTCAACATGTTTTTCTTGACCTCTCATAAATTTTCCTTCAAATTCATAAAAATTTAACCACCCATTTTGTGACCAACGACATTGTTGACGAATATATAGATAAATCCAATATGTTCTCCATTGTGGTGAATTCCATTTTTCAAGTAATAATTTAGTTCCGCATAATAAATAATTTATATTTGAGGTTACAAAATTATCTGGAACTTTTTTACAACCAAGAATTTTACAAAATACTTCCCAGTTAAATCCAAAATCCCTTAAAGCTTCTTCTCTTGTAACTAAATTATAATCATCACGGTCTACATTTTTAATAAATTCACAAGCCATAGCATTTAATATTTCAAATTCTGTATGAAAAACATCTTTAACTTTAAATCCGTGATTATCACCATAAGCAATAGTAAATAAGTTTTCTAAATATTTAAAATACTGATGTCTATAGTTGTTTTTATATTTTTTAATTTTTTCTGAGTCTAAATCATCGTCAAAATAAACATCAATATCAATTAGTGTTAACTGAGGAGGCTCTAAATAACATTTATATATTTTTGGATTTTTCTCATCTGGATTAATTGACCAAACAAAGGGACATCCCCATGATACAATTTCATCTCTATTTACAGTACCTAACTTTTTCCATAAACCGTCTTTATCTGCCATTAATTTATCAGTAAAATCTAAATAAACTTGTGCTAAACATCTAGTTTGTTCAGGTGTATTGTATCCTTTAAAAGATGTATACGCATTTTTTATGCATTTAGATAGTTTAGTATTTTTTGTTGAAGGATTTGATATGTATCGTTCAATTATTTCAAGTAATTCTCTATATACTTTATCTTGTACAAGTCTAAATTCATCTACTTGAATTATATATTTTTGTGAAACTTCTAATTCATACTCTTTTATCCATCTATCATTTATATATGCGTAATAATCTTGATTTGGTTTAATATTTGTTGGGTTTACAGCTTTTTTTAGATCAGATACAATTGCTTTTTCTAAATTATAAGTAGTTTTTTCAAGATTAATTTTATGTTTTTTGAACACTTCTTCAGCCTTATCTTCAAAAGTATTGTATGTATTAAAAGAGTTTTTACAAATAATAGAAAGTTGTTCTGGAGTAAAATTTTCAACTTTTTTTAAATTTTTTTTTGTTTTGTTAAAATTATTATTTAAATTTCTTTTTTTTTTAATATGGGAATTTGTCATATAAAATAACAATATATTTAATTATTTTATATAAATATATGTTGTTAACTATTTAACAAACCTATTTTCTATTTTATTTAAAAGATCATCATCATAAACTAAATTTCCTGAAGGTTTATATGAATTTATTGGAGTATATTCTTTTTTCTGTTGTTTTAATTTTTGAATATCTTGTGTTTTATTATTTAATAAGTATTCATTTGGATCAGAAGAATTAGTTATTGATTTTAAATTATTGTCTTCATCATTTTCTTCTACTGTATTTCCATATTCATCTAAAACAATACCGGTTTTCTTCTTTAATTCAGTTCTTACATAAGACGGTACCCAATGCATCCAAGATATAAATAACATATTTGGATGAATATATCTTACATTAAATCCATTTAATTTAAGTTTATCAATTATGTATGCTATACACGAACCTTGGTCATATTTTGGTACTCCTATTATTGTTTCTGGAACTAAAAACCAACAAAACTGTTCATCTACTTTTTGTCTAGACACAGTTTTAATTTTAACATGAATACGGTTTAAAATTTTATTAAAAAGACTTAATTTATTCAAGTCTTGCTGACGTTTTTTTTCATATAATTCGTCTATATTTATCTTTTCGGAAAAATTTTCTATATTTTCAAGAGTAAATATATTTGCCATTTGTATTTTATACGAAAAAAAATACGAATTTTTAATTAATAAAAACCACTTATTTTATATATTTTATCATTTAAAACTTCCACATTACATCTTTCTTTACAAAATTCGAGTGTTATAATTTTAGATTTACCATCTTTTTTAACTATTCTTAAATTATTATAAATTTTTATAGCTTCATTAAATGTTTTACCTATTAAATGTTCAAAAAATTTTTCTTCATTTTTTTCTTCAGGTAATTCTCTTAATTGCTGTTTAAAATATAAGTTATTCATTATATTATTAATATATTCTATACTTTTAAATTTGTTATAATACTATATTTTATTTATAATTATTTAAATATAAATAAAATGATTAAACATTTGGTTATTTCAGGCGGCGGACCTATAATGGTTCAAGTGTTAGGAGCAATTCAGCAACTTGAACAAAGTACATTTCTTGATATGAAAAATATTGAAACTATTTATGGAACTTCTGCTGGAGCCATTGTAGGGACACTAATTTGTCTTAAATTTGACTGGGAAACTATTAATGACTATATTATTAAACGCCCATGGCAAGATGTATTTCCTATTAAAGTTCAAAATATATTTGATGCTTACACAAAAAAGGGAATATTTGATATAAAAACAGTTGAAAAATGTTTCAAACCTTTACTTGATGCTAAAGATATTCCTATGGATATTAATTTAGAAGATTTTTTCAAATTTTCAAATATAGAATTACATTTTTTTTCTTTTGAAATTAATGAATACAAAGTATGTGATATTTCTTATAAAACACATCCTAAATTATTACTTATAGAAGCTATTCAAATGACTAGTGCTTTGCCTGTTCTTGTGACACCTGTTTGTATTGATGATAAATGTTATATTGATGGAGGAATGTCTAGTAATTATCCATTAAGTCATTGTATTAATTCAGGAAAAAATTCTGATGAAATATTAGGATTTAAAAATAAATATAATGATAATAAAAATTATATTAATCAAGAATCAACAATACTAGATTTTCTGTTAAGTTTTTTATTTAAAGCAATATTCAGTCACAACACCGATAACAGTCAACCTGATATTAAATATGAAGTAATATGTGATGCGCAATATTTAAATTTTGAAGTTTTAAAAACCGCATTAAGTAATGTAGATGTAAGACGTGAATTATTTAACAATGGAACCGAAAGTGCGATAAAATTTTTAGCTAGTTTAAATGACAGTGTTCAAGAATTGATTTAAAGTATCCTTAGATGGTTTAGCATCATATTCAATAACTTGTCCGTCTTTTAATAACTTAATTGTAGGATAACCTTCAACATTATATTGATTCATCATTTTTTCTACTTCTGCTGTTTCTTCAGAGCAATTAATTTCTGTAAAAACTATTTTATATCCATTTATTGTTTTATTTTCATATTGGGCTTTTAAATCATTCCAAATTGGTTTGGCTGTTTTACAATGAGGGCACCAATCAGCGTAAAAAAACAAAACTTCTGCTGTATTACCATTTGAATAATTTGTATCGACTTGTTCATGATTTGCTTTATATTTTGCGTTTAGTTGAGGTGAAATATAATAAAAATAATAAAAAATAGAAATAATAGCAAATAAAACAACAGCTAGTATAACAATAATTGTTGTCATGCTCATTTTACTTCCAGCACTTTTTATTCTTGAAAAAATACTTGTAGAATCTTCGCCAAAAGATTGCGGTTGATTAAAATTTATATATTTTGCTGTAGCCATATATATATATTCTAAAAGAAATTAACATTCTGTTTAACGAATACAATATAAAGATAATAAATAATTATATTTATGTTATTTCGAACAAATAGAGGAGAATTAATTGAACTTAAAAAATATGACTTTTCAAATGATAAATTATATTATCAAAAAATAATGGAAATTAATAAACCAAATTTGTTTTCAAATAAAACAATTTTTGCTAAATTAAAAAAAACTTTTAATAATAAAAATAATTAATAATCCTATAAAAATTGTAAATACATAACTACAAATTATATTTATATTCAATTGCGAGTTAATTTTTTCATTTTTCGAATTTTGACTAGCTGCTCTTAATAAATTTGTTTGGTAGTTATTTAAGTAAAAAGTGTAAATTAGTAATAGTAAAGCTACTAGTTTCATTAAAAACGAAGTTTTGTAAAAATTACTTAATGGAGTAATAACAAAAAAAATTATAATAATAATTGCAGTTGCTGAACACATACACATTTTTTTTGTCGAATCTGTAAATATTGTTAAATTAAATGGGGTGTTTGAATCCATATAAAATTATATATATTATATTTTCTTATAATATAATATATAATGACACAAACACGTAAAAATAGAAATACACATAAAAAAACAAAGAAAAGAATATTTACAAAAAAAGATTATATTTCTGGTGATGGAATGCTTACTACAGCTTGGGGTCCTGCTATATGGCACTATCTTCATATGATGAGTTTTAATTATCCTGTTAATCCTACTCCCGAAGAAAAAGAACATTATAAAAACTTTATTATAAGTCTTCAATATGTATTACCATGCAAATATTGTCGTATAAATTTAACAAACAATTTTAAAAAAAAACCTATTGAAATGTGTCATATGGCTAACAGAGAAACATTTTCGCGCTATATATATGAGCTACACGAAACAGTAAATAGAATGTTACATAAAAAATCTAACTTAACTTATTGTGATGTGAGAGAAAGATATGAACATTTTAGATCTAGATGTACAGAAGAAAAACCTAAAATTTTTAACTTTAAAAAAACTAATACTAGAAGAAAAAAGGAAAAAGGATGTACAGAACCACTATACGGTAAAAAATCAAAATGTGTAATTAATATTGTTCCACAAGAAGACAAAACTGCTACTTTTAAAATGGATAAAAAGTGTATTAAAACACGTGACTAGTATAATATTTATTAACTCTTTCTATAATATATGAATTATATTTTTGAAGCTATACTTGTTGGTTTATATGAAGTAATTTTATACTATATTTTTTCGCAATTTATAAAAACATTTTATATATTGTTACTGGTTGTAGGGTTTTGTAAACACTTTTTAGGTAAATTAATTGGATTACAGACATGGTATTGTAATAATGGTTCCGCGTGTATAAAAACATTATCACAAAAACAAAAATATATAGCAAATGATATACACTTTTTGCGTAGTTCTGTAGGAGAAGCAATTGCGCATTTAATTTTAGGTATTTTATTATATAAATTTTTAGCAAAAGAATATTTATTTTTTGCTATAGGTGTCATTTTACATATAGCAGCAGAATATTTGGGAGTTCATAATAAATTTTGCAAGGATGCGTGTGAAAAAACAGAATAAATAAAATTAAAATATATTATATTTAATTTTATTAAAATTTATTTTACATACCAAATGATGAGAAATCATTTACAATAGGTTGAGGTAAATATTGGTCATCAATGGCATTATAATTAGGAACTTTTTTACATTCAAAAGCTGGTTCAGGGCATCTAGCACAAGCAGGACAAGGCGGGCAAGGTTCTTGTCTAGGACATGCTGAAGATTGTGGACAAGCAGGGCATACCGGTGGTACAATTTCAGATTTTAATATATATAAATCTTCTTGACCTGGAGGTATTTGACTTGCTGGAATACCTTGAGGCAATGTACTGTAGTATTCGTTACCATAACCATTTGATGAAGATGTTCCAGCAACAGTATTACCATATGGACCTTGAGCATAATATGCTGTGTTTCCGTAAGGTCCAGTTGCGGCACCTGCGCTTCCACCATAAGGTCCGTTATATTGTGTATAAGCTAAAGCATTGCCAGATGGATTTACAGAATATCCAGTGCTTCCGTAATATTGTGTACTTGTAAGTTGCGAATTTGAATTTGAATTTGTATTTGAATTTGTATTTGTAAAATAAATTGTTCCTCCACTCGAAGGATTAAAAACTATAGAAATATTTCCATTTTGGTTCAAGATAAAAGCTGTTCCAACTTGTGAAAAAAATACATCGGGTGATGGGTTTGATTGTGTAGAAGAATTTGAAGGTGGTGTTGTAGTAAATGTAACTGGTGTATTTTGCCCAGCATATAACATTTGTAAACTTTGTGTTCCATTACTATTTGTAACTACAGTAATAGTGTCACCACTAGGATCAGAAAACATCATTCCGTTTTGTAATAATGATTGTGCACTGGTTCCTGTGTAATGATTATAATTGTCATAACTAGAAGACAATGATGGAAATAATGATGACAAAGATGAAGACGATGGTGACGATGATGAAGACGATGACGAAGACGATGATGATGAAGATGAAGAGGGTGTAAAAGTTTGTTGGTTTGTATTATTTGGTCCGGCAAATACTATATTACCGTTAGAAAGTGTAGCAGTAAAACCAAAAGGATTTGTAAATAAGTTAGGATTGCTAGAAGATTGTGTAAATATGACAACGGATGAACCAGTAGTTTCATTTAAAGTTATAATTTGAACACCACTTGAATTTGTTGACATAGTAGCTGTATCACCGTTTGGGCCATTATATACTGTGTTATTGTTTACAAGACCTTCTTTATTACAATTACCTCCTAAAAATGAACATAAAACTAGGCCTAATAATAAAATCAAAAAAAGAAATAATGCTTCAGTATTCATTGTATAATTTATATAGTGAAAAAAGTTTGAACTATATTATATTTAAAATTGATTAGATTTTAAAGATATATTACCTTAATATATAAGTATATAATGAAAACAGACTATACATGTGCTGAAATAATTGATGATTCCGAAACAGATGAAGAGTTTGTTATGAAAAAAACAAAAACAAAAGTAATTAAAGCTCCGCAACAATTATTAAAAAAATGTTATAATGAAGATGATAAAGTATTTGAAATTGGTGTTGATGAGGTAGGAAGAGGGCCTCTTTTTGGTAGAGTTTATACAGCAGCTGTAATTTTACCTAAAGATGATAGCTTTGATTGTTCAATGGTGAAAGATAGTAAAAAATTTCATTCAAAAAAGAAAATAGAAGAAGCCGCCAAATATATTAAAGAACATGCTTTAGCTTGGTATATTAGTTTTGAAGACGAAAAAACAATTGACCAGATAAATATTTTACAAGCAACTCAGACATCAATGCATAATTCAATTTTAGAAGTTAGAAAACAATTTAATAAAATTTTAAAGGAAAATTATAAAGAAGACCCATATGTAGAAGGAAGCGAGTATTCATATAGTTTATTAATTGATGGTAATTATTTTAAACCATTAACATACTTAGACCCAAAAACTAAGAAGTTAACAAATATTCCATATGTAACAGTTGAGGGAGGTGATAATAAATATGCTTCTATTGCTGCTGCTTCTATATTAGCTAAAGTAGAAAGAGATAAATATATAGATGAATTGTGTAAACAAGAACCTACATTATCAGAATATTATGGAATTGATTCAAATAAAGGTTATGGAGCAAAAAGGCATTTAGATGGAATAAAAGAACACGGAATTACAATCTGGCATCGCAGAAGCTTTGGCATTTGTAAAAACTTTGCTTAAAATATTTAATGATTAATAAAAAAATTGATATTATATATATTTTTTTAATAAACTGTATAAATACTTATTGACAATAACTTAAAATCTTTATAACAAATTAATTAAAATAACATGCGTGTTCTTGTTTTTGACACCGAAACTACTGGATTACCAGAAACAAAAATTTTAAATCCTGATATGTTACATTTGTGGCCTCATATTGTTCAATTTAGTTATATTATTTACGATACAGAAGAGAATGTTATTACTGAAACTTGTGATTCAATTGTGAAAGTAGGTAAAGGTATAAATATAACAAAAGAATCAACCAAATTTCATGGAATAACAAACGCAATTTCAAAGCGAAAAGGAGTAGAAATAAATTTAATTTTACAAAAGTTCTTTTGTCATTTAAGAAATGTTGATATAATAGTTGGTCACAACATAGCATTTGATATAAATATGGTGAAAGTAGAAATACTCCGTCAAATATATTCTCATACACAAGCTGACAAATTACAAATTAAATTTGATTTTCACTTCTTGACAAATTTTAAAAATATTTGTTGCACTTGTTCATTGAAAGAATCAATTGAATTATGTAATATAACAGTATTAGGCAGAAAAGGAATGCCATATTTAAAATACCCAAAATTGTTTGAATTACATGAAAAGTTATTTGAAACTACACCAAAAAATTTACATAATTCATTTAACGATATTTTAGTAACCTTAAGATGTTTTATGAAATTGAAGTACAAATTAGATTTAAATACAAGTTGTACAAATTTTAAAACTATAGCAAAAAAGTGTGAAGTGTTTTGAATAAAATTTAATTATACATAATAATTTATATCATATTAATTTTTTTTATGATATAAATTTTATTATTTATTATATTTATAATTATAAATTCCACACCATAATGGTTGACTACAATGCGTTTCATTTTTGTAAAAACCAAGTTTAAACCCACAATTAAAGAAATATAGAGGAATACAACAACAAAGACCGCATTGTTCTTGATAATTACCATCATCTAAATCTTTTTGAATATAATATGGATATTTCATTTCTAATATACTAGATAATATATTTTTTAAGTTATTATGAAAAATATGTAAATAAACCATCAAATAGAAGACGTTAATTAAAAAATTTATCTGTCTTACATATTTGGTCATTTAAAATGTCAAAATGTGTAAAATGTAACTATGTACTTTTTATGCTGAACACATTTCACAAATTTCATCTTTTTCTTCTTTATGTTCATTTGCTTGTGGTTCAATTGTAAATTGTTGAGCTTGATGTTTGGCCTTTCTTCTTAAATAATAAATTCCAGTTTTTAATCCTTTTTTCCATGAATAGAAATGCATAGAAGTTAATGAATTATATGTTGGGTCTTCTAACCATAAATTTAGACTTTGACTTTGACAAATAAAAGCACCTCTATCAGCAGCCATATCTATAAGATGTTTCATAGGCATTTCCCAAACAATTTTATATTTGTTTTTGGTATGTTCCGGAAGTATACTTAATTGTTGAATAGAACCTTTATTAGCAATAATATTGTTTTTAATCTGTTCATTCCATAATCCAAGTTCAATAAGCTCTTTCATTAAATATTTATTGACAACAACAAATTCACCTGCGAGTGTTCTTCTCGAATACAAATTGCTAGTAAAAGGTTCAAAACATTCGTTATATCCTAAAATTTGTGATGTAGAAGCTGTTGGCATAGGTGCGACTAGAAGAGAATTTCTTAAACCATATTTTTTTATAGATTCTTTAAGCTTATTCCAATCATAACGAGCGCTAGGGGTTACATCCCACATATCAAATTGAAGAATACCTTGTGAAGTAGGAGAACCTTCAAATGAACTATACGCACCACAATGTTCACGAGACAAATTACTAAATTCACAGTGTAACAAATCTTTATGACCATATACACTTAAACTGCTAACTGGTTCATAATTAAATGTTGGTGAAATAATATTTTGTAACTGTTCATATTTACTATTTCTTGTAATTTCATTAAATCTTGAAATTGCGATTTCATTACTTCTCTCTAAAGCAGCATGGTAAATAGTTTCAAAAATATGTTTATTAATTTCTTTTGCTTGTTCAGAATGAAAAGGTATATCAAGAAGAATAAAAGTGTCAGCTAATCCTTGAACACCAATACCAATAGGTCTATGTTTAAAATTACTATTTTTAGTCTTTTCAGTTGGATAAAAATTAATATCAATAACACGATTTAAATTATTAGTAATAACTTTAGTAACTTCGTGAAGTTTATCATAATCAAATGTTTTAGTAGTTTCATTAACAAATGTAGGAAGACCAATGGAAGCTAGATTACAGACAGCAGTTTCTTTACTATCAGAATATTCTATAATTTCACAACATAAATTTGAACTCTTAATAGTGCCAAGATTTTGTTGATTTGATTTATGGTTAGCTGCGTCTTTATAAAGAATATATGGTGTTCCGGTTTCCATTTGTGAATCTAAAATTTTAAACCATAACTCACGAGCATTAACAACTTTTCTAAATTTTCCTTCATTTTCATATTTTTCATAAAGTTCTTTAAAATTATCACCATAAACTTCTGATAATCCATGGCACTCATTAGGACATAAAAGAGACCATTTTGAGTTATTTTTAACACGTTCCATAAAAAGGTCAGAAACCCAAAGAGCATAAAAGAGGTCGCGAGCTTTTAATTCTTCATCACCGTGATTTTTCTTTAATTCTAAAAAATCTTCAATATCAGCGTGCCATGTTTCTAAATAAATTGCGAAAGAACCATTACGTTTTCCACCCCCTTGGTCAACATATCTGGCTGTATTATTAAACACACGTAACATAGGTACAAGTCCATTTGATGTTCCATTTGTTCCATGAATATGGGTTCCTTTTGCTCTAATATTATGAATATGAAGACCTATTCCACCAGCATATTTAGAAATTAGTGCGCAATCTTTAAGAGTATTATAAATACCATCTAAGCTATCATCTTCCATTGCGATTAAATAACAGCTAGATAATTGAGACCTTGGTGTTCCAGCATTAAAAAGGGTTGGAGTAGCATGTGTAAAGTATTTTTGTGACATTAAATCATAAGTTTCTTTTATTAATTTCAAGCAATTTTCAGAATTAAAATTTTCATCAACGTGAATTCCAATAGCTACTCTCATCCACATATGTTGTGGTCTCTCTATAACTTTATTATTAATTCTAAATAAATATGATCTTTCTAAAGTTTTAAAACCAAAATAATCAATTAAATAGTCTCTATTATAGTCAATCATAGAATTAATTTCTTCTGAAAAATTTGAAGAATATAACCATAGTAAATTAGAAATAAGCGATTTTTTTTCTCCAGTATGACTTGTAAAGTTGTACAATTCATTCATAACACTAAAAAAATCAGGACAGGTATTTTTTTGATGGTTTGAAATAATAATGCGAGCTGATAGTGTTCCATAATCTGGATGATTAGTTGAAAGAGATGCGCATTGTTCTGCTGCCAACTCATCAATTTTTGCGGTGGGTATTTTATCATATAACTGGTCGATTACTTTCATTACAAGCGATGAATAATTAATAGAAATTCCTGCTTCTTGTCCTAATTTTTTTACTCTTTCTAAAATTTTATCAAATGATACTTCTTGTAATTGTCCATCTCTCTTAGTTACACGCATTTCAGTTGAATTTTCCATTATTATATAATTAATTATATTAGTTTTAAACCTTTATTTTATTAATTTTAAGTTGTATATTATTTTAAATAGCTTGTAAAATAATATATAAATTATATATATGAATCAAATTGTATTTTTATTAATTATTTTAGTGTTAGCTCTAGGTCTACCTCTTTTATTTAAAATATCAGAAACCTTTAAGAAGATGGAGGGGTATTCAAATTATACTTTAGGGGGAGCATTTGGAAATTTTCCAGCAGCTCAAACCGAAGTATTAGTTCAAGATACATATCCACCAATTGGTAAAAATCAAATTTCTGATGATACATCTAATGATATATGGTGGCATTATCCTACATTCAAATTAGGTTCATATAAACAAATAACAAATAATATTAGATATCCAAATAATCCAGATGTAGGTACGTGTGAACCTGGTTCAATGTGTGGTGCGTTATATCATGAAAAATTTATCAAAAGCAATTATGTTGAACCTTTACCACCTTTAAATCCTGATTGTGGAACCAGAATAGGATATTTTGATACAAATATAAATTTATTACCATTTAGAACTAATATGCAGAATATTCTTTATTAAATATATTTTTTATATAATAATTATCATATTATATAAAATATTAAACATAATTAGCGTCTTTTTGATGTGCATTTTTTCTTATTACGTCTTCTTTTTCTTGTTCCTCCACTAACATAATTAGAAGTAAAAGATAATTTATATTTGTTGATTACATCTTGAACTTCATTCAAAGAATTAGCATTAATTAACTCTGATTTAATTTCAGACCACATCCCTGTTCTGCCATTTGTTCTAGGAGCGTTTTTATTTTGATCAATAAGTGTCATTATTCTAGGGAATGAAAGTGAAACACGACCGCCAGCACCGTCTCTAAATTTTATGTCTTTATTTGTTTGCCAAGATTTATTAATTGTTGGTGCCATCATAGGCGCAGCAGCTGGCATCATAGGTTCAGGAGCTGGCATCATAGGCGCAGCTTCTGGCATCATAGGTTCAGGAGCTGGCATCATAGGCGCAGCTTCTGGCATCATAGGCGTAGCTGCTATATCTTGTTTTAAATTGTTTAAATCAACTTGTGCTTCAGATATTAGAGTTTCTAAATTTTGGATACGACCCATTAGTTGTTGGTTATCTCCACCTCTTCTACTTCTTCTACTTTTTGAACGACCCATTTATATATTATATATATATTTTAACTAAATATCTTAAGTATCTACTTTAATTATTTTATTAAATTTCAAAAGACAACCTTGATTTTCACTAACACCAACAAAAGGCTTTAATGGTTCTTTTTTAGCTTTTTTAATAGGAGCTCTATGTTCATATCCGGTTATTCTCTCTTCTTCAATTGTTTTCCAAACTTTTTCTAATTGGCCTATATTATTTTTAAACCATTCACAATTTCTTAATATAAGTACACAACTAAATACTTCTAACTTCCAATATATAAACTTAAAAAAAATATAATTAAACGGAGCTGCTTCATATTTTTCAAGTTCAGACTCTTCCCAACATTGAATATCATAATCCGAAATAACATTAAGTGGTTTATAACTATAAAAAGGTTTACTTTCTTTTGTATGAAAATACATTATAATACCTTTAGTTTTTTTATCAGCAGTCATAGTTAAATTTTTATTACCATTTTCATCAATAAATACATCATTATAAAAACTTTGTGTATCTGGATATTCAACAAATTTTGTTTCCAAAAAATCGCAACTATCTAAATCACATACTTCCATTTGTAACTGCATTTGTGTCCAATATTCTTTTTTTGGTATTCCATTAATATCACGACTTACAACATTTTTAATTTCCAACATGCGACCAAAACGTTCTGAATTAGTATCAACATTAATACCATCTGGAGAAGCACCTAAAAATTTATAGACAGAATGTTGAATGCATCCAAAATCTTCAACTTTAGTATTATACATGGATTCATAAAGTAAAACCGATAATGGTTCATATTTTTGTCCCCAATGTAGAGGTGTATTTGTGTTTACCATTTTATTTTGTTCTTCTTCATCCTGATTATTCAAATCCTTAAGTGGTTGACATTTTTCATAAATAAGTTGATTAATAGTAGGTTGACTTTCAAATGCTTTCCAAGCATTACTAGCGGTAATTAAATTCCAGCGAAATATGTACCACGCGAGTGTTCTTTGAACTGGTTGCGGAATTTCTCTCAATTTCTGTATTTTTTCTTTAATAATAAAAATTTCTTCATCGTCATACTCGACTTGTTCAAAAATATTAATATTATCTAATTTATCAGGATAAAATGTAGTAAGAAAAATTTTTAAAGCTGCCTCAATTAATTCATTCATTTCATCTTCAATAATATCACCATTGTTTAAGTCTTCAATATGTTCTTCCATTTGAATATAAAAAATATCAGTAATTTCTTCTAATATTATATTATATAAAGCTGGCTCAGAAATAATATGTGGATTTAAATTTATATATTCATCCATCAAAAGCATAGCAGTTTCAACAAATTCATTGGTATATTCTTCGGTAAATATTGATGGCTCTTCTTCAAATATTAATTTATCTAATATATCTTCTAGTTCTTCTAATTCTGAAAGTAACATATTACTATATATATTAATTTAAATGTTTTTAATATAAATTAATAATTATATAACAAAACTACAATGTTTAATTTTCATTATCTGATTCAGAATCGTTATTTTCTTTGGTATTATTTAATACTTTATTTCTTATAGTCCCATTCCCTTTTTTTGGTGTAAGTGATTTTAATGTTGAAACCCGTTTGTCAATATTTTTAAATGTGAAATGTTTGTTTACTTTATTATATGATAAAGCAGGTATTTCTTTAACAATTCCATTTATTTTATCATAAACAACATCTTTAACCCTTGATAATTTTTTTTTATTTAGACTATCTTTTAAAAATATAGTTAAAAGTTTAGTTTCTTCTTCATCCAAGTTATTTTCTTTTTTATATAATTCTACATATTCAGTTAATTTTTTTGTCTTTATAGTGTTGTTTAATTTACACCAAGGTTCATTACTGTTATTAATCATTTCTGCTTCAAGGAATTTTTCAAGATTAGAAAGATCATTAGATGATTTAGTTTCAGCCAAATGTACACCATTTAATAACATTGTTTTATACTTAATATTTTTTAGTTCTTGACATTCATTGTCATTTTTTTCTTCCATTTTTATATATAATATATAGTTTTAAGTTTAACTTAGTTTTATAAAATATATATTTATTGAACAACTTTTATATTGATTTAAAAAGTAAATATATTATATATTATGGATGAAAATTCAAAAAAAATAAATATATATGGTACAAATAATAGATATAAAGTAAAAAAATTAATTAATGAACGTAAGTCAGAAAAGGAAATAAAAAAACGAGTTCAATCAGAAAAATGGTCATTTTCAGAAGAACATTTTGAATATTCAAAACAAATAAAAATGATACAAGAAATTTTAAATAATACTTATAATTCTTATGATGACGTATCTAAAATAGCAATTCAAGAAATAAATAAAAAAATATATGGTTATAAACAACAAGATATTTTAAAAAAACATTATGATGAACCAAATTTTTTAACATTTGAATCTGTAATTAATAAAATAGTAGAATGTGAATTAAAATGTCGTTATTGTAAAAATGAAATGAATGTTTTATATGATATTTCGAGAGAAATGAAACAATGGTCTGTTGATAGAATTGATAATGATATAGGTCATAATATAGATAATTATCATTTAGCTTGTTTAGAATGTAATTTAAAAAGAAGACGACGGACGGATGAAAAATTTTTATTTACAAAACAATTAAATATAGTAAAAAATGATATATAAGTTTATTAATGATATATAAGTTTATTAATAATATTTAATACCTATATTAATATTATTAGTATGGAAAAGAAATGGACAAATGGCGAACCTTATGAAAGGTCTAGAAGATTAAAACATGTTCAAGAGCTAGAAAGTAAACAATTTAGTAAAGAAATGGATTCTGCGGCATATACATCATCATTAAATCATGATGAAAATACGTGGGAATTATTAAATCAACAAGCAGCAAATAATGGTTTTAAAGTATCAAATAAGAGAGAAGAGTTGGATACAAAAATAGCAAGTAGAGAAATGGTACAACAAATAGGGTTTAATCCTTTTTTAAATGATAATAGTTATGTAAATGATATTTCAATAAGAGACCAATTTTTAAAACCAGTAAATACAACACAAGGATTAACGCGTGCTACTTCTGAAAATAATTAAGATAATGATTTTGAACACATTGTAAATAACAAACGATTAACGAAATAAGCAAGAAAAGTATTACATAAAATCAATAATCCTCTAGTAAATACTTGGTATGTTAATTTTTGATAGTGAAACAAGATAAAATAAATTTCAGAAATGAAAACTATAATTAATACAATTAAAAATATTATTGTTAAAAATAAAAAATAAAAACAAGAATCTTTATCTAAAGGACCTAAGTAATTACTATAAAAACTGTTCATTTTATATTATATTAATTTATTTTTTTAAAATTAAAATAAATTAATTTCTTTATAAACAACTTAAATACGATTTTTAATTTTAACATAATGAACGTTTCAACAAATTATGCAACGCAAAATGAATTATTGCTAAATAACTTAATGGATTTTTATAAAAATGAAAAATATTTAAGTAGGATGTTAAAAATTATTACAGGCGAATCAAAAATTTCGCTACGTATAGTAGATTGGTTTGTAACAAATTATGCTAAAAAAAATTATACGTTATATTCTATTGATACAAATGATAATACTATTAGATTTAAGGTATATTTTGATTATAAACTTAAATTAAAAGCATATAGTAAAAAACGATTTGACCCCTTTTGTCGTTGGGATAGAATAAGTATTCCATATAAGACTGGAACATGTATTGAAACTACTATTGGACAATTAAATTTTTTTAAATGGGCAATTGAAAATCGCGTTATTGAATATATTGAGGAAAATTATGAAATTATTGAAAAAGATATGAATAGCCGAAATAGTACGTCAAAAAGAAAGGAAACGATTGTTGATAATTCTAAAACGAGAAAAAAGAGAGAAGAACTATCAATTTCAGCGACAAAAAGTATTAAAAAAGAAGAGGTTGAAATTGTAGTTCAATTTCATTGATTTAAAAATTTAATTTATATATTTATAATATAAATGGACTTTTTTACAAATTTAGGGCAAAATATATCACAAGGTATAAGTAGTGCTAAACAAAAAATTTCTGGCAGCACTTCATCAAGTTATCAACCAACAGCTACTACACCAAGCTCTTATGGAGGAAGACGTAGACATAAAACACATAAAAAAGGAGGTAAATGTAGAAGTAGAAAACATAGAGGAGGTAAATGTAGAAGTAGAAGAAGAAAATAATAATTTTATAATTTAATTATTAATTTTTAAATTTAAAGTAATTTATTATTTAAAAATTAATTTAAATACTTATGTATGGGAAACACTCAATCAATGCCAAAAATAAATTATGAAGATGTACAATACGTTATTAAAAATGTTGAAGCACATATTTTAATTAATACATTAAATGAAAATGAACAAGGTTGTTTAATACCAAATACTGTTGGAATTCATAAAGAAGTAGATTTAATAAATAATTTACTAAAAAATGGTAATAAACAAGTAAAAATTATTATTTATGGACGGAACTGTAATGATGAAAAAATTTATAGTAAACATAGTCAATTAACTTCTCTAGGATTTTATAATGTATATATTTATACTGGTGGATTATTTGAATGGCTTATGTTACAAGATATATACGGAATTGATGAATTTCCTACCACTAAAAAAGAACTAGATATTTTAAAATATAAACCAAATAAAGTTTTAAATATTCAGTTGCTTGAATATTAAATTTTTACTTCATTTTTTAAATAATTTTCTATAGCAATATTTGATAATTCATCAGCGCGTTTATTAAAATTTCTAAAAACATGTTCATATTTTATTGAATCAAATTTACTTTCTAATTCTTTTGCCCTTTCATGTAACTCAATTAAATTCGGTGAATTACATTTATATATTCCTGCCATTTGATTAATAACTAATTGACTATCACCTTTAACTAATAAACTTTTAATTTCAAATTCTACTGCCTGATGTAAACCTAATATAAGACCAGCATATTCAGCATGATTATTTGTAGCATTTTTTCCTACAAAAAACGACCCGGACCAAATTTCGTCGTTATTATAACAAATAACCGCTCCAGCACCTCCTAATCCAGGATTTCCTTTACTACAACCATCAAAGTTCATTATAAAACCAATTTCTGGGTAAATTTTTGAGGACAATTTAGATATGATATTCAATTTTGGAAGCATTTTTGTTATATTGTAATAAAACATGTTTATATTATATTCAATTTTAATTTAATATAAATAATATATTTTGTAAACTAATATAAAGAAATGTTTAAATGGATTTTATTTTTTTATTTGTTTACGAAATTTATTTTTGCCGAAACTGAATGTCCTATTGTTACGAGTGTTGGTGATAGAAGAACAGATAAAACAAAACTTAGGTTGGTTCAATATAATGTAGAATGGTTGTTTATTGATTATTATAGTCCTATGAATTGTCCAGGTGATGGTTGTACATGGAAAAATTTAACTGAAGCTCAAAATCACATGGATGTTATAGCTAAACGCATAAAAGAAATAAATCCAGATATAATAAATTTTTGTGAAGTAGAAGGCTGTGATGAGCTTAATATGTTAAAAAATAAGTTAGATAATAGTTATGTGCCCTACTTAAAAAAAGGCACTGATAGCAGTACTGGTCAAAATGTCGGAATGTTGACACGCGTTGACCCCATTAAAAGCTTATATAGAAGTGAATTAAAATATAAATATCCAATTGTAGGGTCCAATTGTGGTTATACCGGTTCTGGTGGGTCATCTGGTGTTAGTAAACATTACATTACTGAATATGAATTAAATGGAATGAATATTGCTTTTATTTCAGCACATTTATTGGCTATTCCAAAAGATCCACCAAGATGCGCACAGAGAGAAGCTCAAGCATCAGTTTTACAAAGTGTTATTTATGATTTTATAAATAGAAATTATGAAATAATTATGTTAGGGGATTTTAATGATTATGAAAATGAAATATTAGATATTAATAATAATAAACCTACATCAGCTGTTTTAGATATTTTAAAAGGATTAAAAGGTGAACTCGCTGGCAAATATGAACTTTATAGTTCTGCCGAAACTATTGTTCAAAATGAAAGATATAGTGACTGGTGGGATTCAGATAATAATTGTAATACGTCTTCAATAAAAGATTATTCGATGATTGACCATATATTAGTTACTGAAAAGATAAGAAAAAATATTAATAATACTTTTATTTATCATGGTTATAATGAGTTTTGTGGAAAATATGATTCTGACCATTTCCCAGTTGTAGTTGATTTTAATTTTTAAATTTCACTTAAAGATTTAACATCTTTTTTTGCTTTTTTATGTAATTTTAATGATTCTCTCTTTGAGTAATTTGTAATAAATAATTTATCACTCCTCAATTTAAAAATTCGGTAGTCAAATAATTCTAAAGCTTCGTTTAAAGCATCATAATAACCAATATTACTTCCATTACACATTCTATACATTATACATCTATCAATATCGTAAGATGCTAATAAATCAGCTTCTCTCACAATATGATAAGCCAACTGATATTCGCCCAAATTTGGAAACCCATTTACTTTTACCTTTGAATAAGACATTGTGCCTATAATTTTTCCCATTATATCTAAATCAGACGGTTCCATAAAATCTGTCAAATAAGTTTGATATTTTTTTATACCTATTTTTTCATCCATATATTTTTTATCACACATATCATGACCAATAGATGCCATATAAATTATTTCTTTTTGTTTTTCTAAAAAAGGATTTTTTTCTATTTCACTTTCATAGATTTTTTTCGCTAAACCATATACTTCCATACTATGTTTTAAAGCATGCGATTCATCAATTTTATAAGTATCACTAGTTTGAATTACATATTTAAAACCCATATTAATTAAATTCATAAGCGACAATGATGTTGACATAATTTTCATTTAAATTATTAAATCTAATATGTTTAAATTTATTTTATATATGTATTATTTATTTATTTATATAATATATATGTCATTTATAAATAACTATAGTAATCATTTAAAATATATAGTTTCTATAATTGAAATAATTACTTATACAGTCGCAGTAATTATAATTTCAATAAGTATAATATATTCTATTTTTATATTTGTAAAAGAATTTAATAATGTTAACTTAGCTTTTGAGGATACAAGGTTATCATTGGGAGAATCTATTTCTTTAGCATTATCATTTATATTGGCTATAGAAATTTTAAAAATATTTTATATAAAAAATTATAAACAATTGATAATTATTGTAGTATTGACTTTATTAAAACTTACTATAAATTATTTTTTAACGTTTGAAATAGACAATATACAAAAAAAAAGAAATTTAATTAAATATAATCACAAATTTCACACACAAAAATAGAATTTTCAATTGAAATTCTAAATGGCTTACCACAACCATATATTAATTCATATTTAACATAATGTTCACATAATTCTTTACAAGCATGTGGTTCTATTTGTTTTCCGTTAGTTTTTAATGTACCGTGTCGAAATATTCCACAATTTATTTGTTCAATAATAATATATTCTTCACAATGAGGACATTTTATTATAGGCTGCTCAGTCATAAATATATTATATAATTTATATTTAATATAAACTAATAATTAATAAATTTATCAATCTCAGAAATCCATTCTTTAATTTGATTGTGATTTTCATAAATATCTACATTTCCATTTAAAACTAATTGTTCTTTACAAATACATTCTTGTGAAGTCTTATCTAACATATTATTATGATACTTATCACAACTTTGTAAATATTCTAACGGTATTAAATTTTCTCCTTCTCGTGCGCGTTTTAAAATTCTCGAATGACATTTTTCAGGTGAAGTTTTCACATATATTACTTTATGAAGTGGAAAATCTTGAGAAAATGTGTCAAACCAGTTTAAGTAAATTTGATAATTAACATGTTCAAGTTTTTTTGTATCGTATAACATTTTTGCGAAAACCATTTTATCTGTAAATAAACTACGCTCTGTTATAACTATAGTTCTATTAGAAGAATTAATATTTTTATAAGTATTTTTTAAAATTTTTAATCTAGAAATATATGCCATTACTTGAAAGGAAAACGCATATTTTTCTTGATCTTCATAAAATTTTTCAAGAATTGTAACTCCATTTTCATCAGTATTTTTTTCCCATTCATCAACAGGTTCTTTTACAAATTTAACATTAGGATTATCCTTATAATGCTCACGTAATTTTTCCAATAATGTTGATTTTCCTGAGCCAATATTACCGTCAATAGAAACTAATTGTATGTTAGACATATTTTCTTATAATATTATCATTATTTTATTTATATTATTTTATTTCAATTTTAAAAAAAATTGAAACAAAAAATACACTTAAAGATACTGGTAGATATTCAACAACTACCCAACAATGGATCTTAAACAACGAAAATTAAACAAATCAGAATGGACCTCCATTGAGGTTTCTGTTTCTAAAGCTGAAGTCGATGTATTAAATATGATTGTCAAAGGTTATCATGACGTAAATATTAGAAATAATGATACAAATTCTCTCTTTACATTTTTAAAGATAGAATATACGTTAAAAATGGAAGATTATTTATTCAATAAATACTTTCGTGAAGCTAGCGATAAAATTGAAAATGAATTACAAACTGCTGATGCTTCTTATAAAAAAATGAAAATTGATAGTGAAACAAAATTAAATTCAGCTGATAAAATTAGGTTAGAAAGATTTGATATTAATACATTAAAAAAAATAGAAATTTATGAGTATATATTGTTAACTCATTTAGAACAACTTGTGTTCAATAAAAAATCATCAAATTCTAAGTTATTCCACTTTCACTATTTCACATTACATAAATTAATTAGAAATAATGTATTAAAAATTAATCGTCATATAAAAGAACTTGTAGAAAGAACATTAAATATATTTGAAGGCGCGATTGATAAAATTATAATTATTGAAAATGCTGTTGAATTTATTGAGAGAAATGAAAGTTTATTAAAGTATGGCGATTTAACATTATATGAACATCAAAAAGAAATATTTTCATTATGTAAAATTTCGAAGCCTAAATTGATATTATACATGGCTCCTACAGGAACTGGGAAAACTCTCACACCAATTGCCTTGTCTGAGCAGAAAAAAATTATCTTTGTGTGCGCAGCAAGACACGTAGGTTTAGCTTTAGCAAGAGCTGCTATTTCAGTCAAGAAAAAAATAGCATTTGCCTTTGGTTGTGCTAGTGCCGATGATATTAGACTTCATTATTTCGCGGCAAAAGAATTTACTATAAATAAACGCACTGGTGGCATAGGAAAGGTTGACAATAGTGTCGGAAATAATGTAGAAATTATGATATGTGACATCAAGTCATATTTACCAGCAATGTATTATATGTTGGCATTCTTTAAACCCGATGATATTATTATGTATTGGGATGAGCCAACAATTACCTTAGATTATGATGAACACGACTTTCATTCTACAATTAGAAAAAATTGGAAGAAAAATTGTATTCCTAATGTTGTATTATCGTCAGCCACTTTACCTAAACAAAATGAGCTCACAGAAACATTGCCAGATTTCTTAAATAAATTTCCTGGGGCTGAAATTTTCAATATAGTTAGTCATGACTGTAAAAAATCTATTCCTATTATTAACAAAGATGGTTATGTAGTTTTGCCTCATTATTTACATAGCGATTACAATAAAATGTTAGAAATTGCGAAACATTGTGATAATTATTTAACACTTCTTAGATACTTTGATTTAAAAGAAGTTGTTCAATTTATTATTTATGTTATTTCTAATCAATTTGGCAACTCTAAAACACAATTAGAGAGACATTTTGATACATTAGATGATATTAATATGAAAAGTATAAAAATTTATTATATTCATATTTTACAAAATATACTTGCTGATAAATGGGACCAAATATATAGTCATTTTGGGTTATTAAGAACACCGAGAATATTTGAAAACGCTACCATTGACCCAAAAGGTAATAAAATTACAAAAATAAGAAGCATTGGACCTGGTATTTCTAGTACCTTAAGTAGTTCACAATTATCTGGAAAGCCATTAACACGATTAGCAAGTGAACAAGTTACAAAAATAGTTACAAAACCAGCATCTGAAACACAAAAAGGAACATCAGGTGTTTATTTCACTACAAAAGATGCTTACACTTTAACAGATGGACCCACTATTTTAATTTCAAATGATATTGAAAAACTTGCTAAATTTTATATTCAACAGGCAAATATTCCAGCTCAAGTAATGGAAGATATAATGAAGAAAATTGATTATAATAATGTTATAAATGAAAGGTTGTATGAATTAGAGTCACAACTTGATGTAATTAAAGAAAACGCAGATAAAATGGTAAAAAATGTTGTTTCGGCATTTCATGGAGGACAAAAAGTTTCTGGCAGATGTAAATCAAATAAAGACCCAAAAAAAATGTCTAGAGATGTTCCCCCTGAATTTGAAAACAAAGGAGAAATTTCAAAGTTAACTCAAGAAATTAACACATTAAGATTGATGATTAAATCGGCATCATTGAATGACATATTTATTCCCAATAAAAAAATGCATTTAGATAAATGGGCGGAAGAAGTTGAAACTAGAGGAGCTTTTACAAGTAATATAGATGAACAAATAGTTTCTGATATAATGGCGCTTAAAGGTGTTGATAATGCTTGGAAAGTACTTTTAATGATGGGCATTGGTGTGTTTATTAATCATGAAAATATTACTTACACTGAAATTATGAAAAAACTTGCTGACCAGCAAAAGTTATGTATAATTCTTGCTACAAGTGATTATATTTATGGAACAAATTATCAATTTTGTCATGCCTTTCTTAGCAAAGACTTAGATTTGACACAAGAAAAAATTATTCAAGCTATGGGAAGAATTGGCAGAAATAATATCCAACAAAATTATACTATAAGGTTTAGAGATGACGTACAAATTTTAAAATTATTTACGTCTGAAACTGATAAACCTGAAATTATAAATATGAATAGATTATTTAATACAAAAAAAGTGATATGGCAAGATAATCAATTTATAGAAATTGAGGATGATATTGATAGTGATGCTGGTGAAAGTGGTGATATTGACGATGAAGAAAATTCCTGTGACACAGAAGATGATAATTCTATCTAAAAATCTTATGTAAAAAATCTATATAAAATTTATATTTAATTAGTTATAAATATAAAATAAAATTTTTTTTTCATTTTATATTTAAATGGAAAAAAAAATTATTACTGAAGAACCTAACAAAGTTCTCAATAATGAAATTATTAATGATGATAATAATAACGATACTAATGCTTTAAGTAATAATAAAGTTGATGTCGAAATTGAACCGGATGTAAAATCAAATAATGTTTATTTACAAATGTGTTCTTGTTTTATAGTTTTAAATTGTTTTAAACCTGATACAAATAAGTCATTATAAAATTCTTATATAATATGCTACTGAATTATAAACTCCATTGTATTTTTCTCTTATAGTTGTATTTAAATCAAAGGTTATTGCCGGCGCTTCTTCTCCTCTTATTCCATCTCCTCCTTGACCAGCTTCAACAATTTCAATATTTAAATTTCTATCAATATTAAAAGCATTTTGTACCTTGTACTTAACATGCTCAATGAAGTTTGCTATACATAAATTTGTAGGTATATTTAAAGTTACTACTTGTTCGGTATAAACAATTTTAAAAGTAAATGAAGCATATTCTCCATTATTAGTATTTGAATTATTTGAGTTATTCGAAGACATTTGTTTGTTAATCTGATATAAATATATTGAATTATTATCATCTCAATTTTTTTTAATACTTAATTATAATTTAGGGTTCATAATACTACAAACTTCTTTAACTACTAACTCATTTAATATATATGTATTTATATGTTCATTTTCTCCGTTTAAATTTATACCATGTCCAACACCCTCAACAACACTTAAATAAGGTAATCTTTCTTCCATATGAGTATGTACCATTCTATATCTAGTTGTTCCGTCATAATCTAAACAATTTGTTACGTTCTCGCCTTTTTCATTTATAAAATAATCATACCTACCTCCGTTATCACCATAGCCATAGTTTTGGCTACTAACATATCTACCTAAAAATTTTTCTGAATTAGGCTTGATTGTTCCAATCTCATCACAAGTTTCCAAATTAGATTCATATGTTCCCCATCTAGGAGTTTGTACGCTTAAGGTTTCATAAGATTTTCCAACTTCAAATTTTTTTTCGTTTTGAAAAAACTTTGGTTTTATTTTATTATCTGTCATAATTGATTATAAAATATATATTTAAGTATATTTTACAATCAATTTTTTACATAATTAAAATTGATTGTAAAATATAAATAAATGTTATATATAATTCTATATATTTACAATGCAAAAAGCTAATATTATATTACCACCACCACCAAAATTACTTTTTGAACCAGGTATTAAATTTTGCTCGGAAGTTGGATTGTTTTTAAGGCCTGCTTTTATTAGATGTGGTAGTTTAGAAATTTCGTTTTGTAATCCGGAATTAATAGTGGCAAAAATTAATCAGTATATTGATTCCTATGAAGGTTTATCTTGCATGAAATACGACTCATATAAAAAACAATGGGAAATTGAATATGGAACTAATGGATTAGCAAGAATTTTAAAAGCTTTAAATTGGGAAACAGAATATCACTTTAACTTGGGAAACAGAATTGATAATTTTAAAAATATAGAATATAGTATAGAAAAATATAAATCCAATAAGTTAATTGAGAGAAAAATTAATACAAAAAAATGGTGTGCTCAATGTGTTACACTTAAAGCAAAAGAAAAATTTGTATCAGCAAGAGATGATGACGATGATGATTATGAAATAAAACTTAAGTGGACAAAATTTACAATTGCTTTATTTTATGATAAAGATAAAAATAATATTATTATTGAATTTCAGAACCCTTTTCGTGATACAGATGATTTAACATTTTATTATTTTAGACAAGAAATATTAAATTTACTTTAGAAATTTTTATGATTTTATTTATATTAACATTGATATTAATATAAATTTTATTTTATTATTTATAATTTGATACTATTATATATTATTTTAATTTTTTTTTGATTT